CTAATTCTGTATTTGGTTCAATAACTGCATCGGGCGGTGGTGCAGGTGGTGGGGCACAAACAGCGGTTGGGACAGGAAGCAATGGTGGTTCTGGGGGCGGGGGTGGCAACGATTATCCAAGGCAGACACAGACCGGCGGCGGAACTGGTAACTCTGGAAGTTATACGCCGGCAGAAGGTACAAATGGAGGCTCTAATTTAGGCGGCGGCGGTGGCGCAGATACAGCCGGTGCAAATGGTTCAACCAACGGGGTAGGCGGCGCTGGTAAATATAATTCCATATCTGGATCAAATGTTGCTTATGCCGGGGGTGGCGGTGGTTGTACTGAATCTGCTACTGATCCTGTTCTTGGAGGTGTTGGCGGTGGCGGTAACGGGCAAAAGCGCAACAGCACAGCCGCCACAAGCGGCTCAACCAATACTGGTGGAGGTGGGGGCGGAGGCGCAAACAGCACTAGTGGCTCTGGTGGTTCTGGTATAGTAATTATTCGCTATGCAGACACATATACGGCTGCATCTAATACTACAGGTTCACCCAACGTAATTTATGCAAATTCAAGTATCATCTACAGATTCTGGCAATCTGGAACAATCACATTCTAAATAAATAAAGCAAATGGCAAAATTAAAAGTATCAGAATTACAACGAGCAACATCTGTAAATTTTACAGATTTAGTTTATGTTGTGCAATCAAGTACCAGCAAAGCGGTTACTATACAAACCTTGCTTGGTTTAATTAATGGCAATGTAACAGTTACGGGTAAAATAACTGCAAATGCTATTGTAGCACCAAGTTATACTTCTGCCGCAGCAAATACGATAGGTGCAGCCAATGGCACTATCATATATAATTCTCAAACAAATAAATTGCAAGTATTTGCAGGTGGTGCGTGGGTTAACCTTCATTAAAGATAACAACTATAAAAATGATAAATGAATTGACTGAAGAAAATTTTACAATGTACGCTATAAAAAATTATGACAACCCTTCTTGCAAGGGCATGGATGAGTTTTTAGATGATCTAAAAAGATTTAAATATATAAAAAGATTATTGATAAAACATACTGGCGGTAAAGAACTTAAAGAACGATTAATATTAAATCATATCATAGTACTTGGAAATTTATTTGGTATTGAGGCAACAACCAAGATGTTGTTTTATAAATTAGATAAAAAGTTTTGGGCTCAAATAAAAACTTTTTTAGTGTTTTTAAATTATATGCCGCTGAAAGTAATAGTATCTCCGGGAATAGAAATACTTGATAAAGATATTCCTATAGATGAAACAATTCTAGAAAATTTAAAGAGAATTTAATGGGAAAATTTGTAGACTCAATTATAACATTTAGAATCTTACATATGTTGGTTCAGCCGTTTGAAGAGACAATAGCGTTCCGCCTCGGCATTATAGACAAGAATGGCAACGAAATTAAAAAGATGGCAGATCTTAATACTACACAGGAAAGAGATGCATACACTTTACTTCACAGATTAGTATTTAGAATAAAAAAAATTGTAAACAAAGTGCCAATCGAAAATAAAAAATTAGTATCGTTAGCTGCGGCATATTCGTTAGTTAGAGAAGAATTAGATAATGGTAAAGAATCTATTAATTTAGAAGAGAAATTTTTAAGACGTATGGATACCGATTTAACTAAAGAAATAACAGAAATAAATGAGGCAATGGATAAAAATAAAATTTTATCTTTTAGGCAATTTTCAGAAGATGTCGGGGCAGTAGCACCAGCAAATAATGCTGCGGCAACTCCGGGTATTGCTGGTTTAGGTAAAGATGTACCCGTTAGTAAAAAAGCACAAAAAACATGGACTGCGGCAAACGCTATGTTTAAACGAGGAAAACCAAATGCCTGAATCGAATAACATACGCAGTCTTGATACTGACGTAAGAGTTACTGTCTTGGAAACTCAAGTAACAAATATCAGTCATACTATGGAAAAACTTGAAGAAAAAATGGATGAGAATTATGCCACACTGCATCATCGCATTAGTGATATGCGAGATGATCTGCATAAGAATATTGAAACTAAACATGATAAGGTTATAGAAAAACTTGATGAACAAAATAAATCAAGTACAGAACAACATAAAGCTATTGCCGAAAAAATTCAAACCATTGAAAAATGGCGTTGGATGATAATGGGCGGGGCATTGGTTGTTGGTTATGTTTTGGCTCATTTAAAATTGGAAAAGTTGTTCTAACTGCTTGACTTCTTTCAAATAATACTTTATAATAAAGACTCTAATGGGAGTCTTTTGTGTCTTTATTCACTGATCTAAAATATCTAAAATTAATAAGTACTCGTTTGCCGATGTTCAAACAAAAGAGCGAGCGTCTTTATAATTGCCGATGCATTCTCTGCGGTGACTCCTCTAAAAAGAAAAATAAAACACGCGGATATTTTTATGTTGCCAAAAATGATTTGTTCTATAAATGCCATAATTGTTCGGCATCCATGCACTTTGGCTCATTCTTAAAACAATTAGATGGAATGCAGTATAGTCAGTATGTGATGGAACGGTATAATGAAGGTTTGCCAATGAACAAACCGCATCAAAAAATTGAAGACAAATTTAGAATGGCTGAACCTGTTTTTGAGAAATCTGAAGAAACACTGTTAGATAAATTATTGGATAGACTTGATACTTTGCCCGAGGATAATGAAGCAGTTCAATTTTGTTTAAAAAGAAAAATCCCAAAAGAAAAATTCAATCAATTGTACTTCATCAAAAATATGAAGGACATTGTCCAGTTAAGTGATAAATACAAAGACAAAATAACAACCGAAGAACCCAGATTGGTTATACCCTTTTATAATGATATTGGGCAACTATCGGGAGTTACTTGCAGGGCATTGAGAGGTGAATCATTGAGATATGTTCTTATTAAAATTAAAGAAGATGAATCTTTAATTTTTGGATTGAACGAAGTTGATAAAACCAAACCAATCCATGTAGTTGAAGGACCTCTTGATAGTTTATTTTTACCAAATGCAATTGCAGTGGGTGGTACATCATTTGGTAAAATGGAAACAACAGGTTTGCCAAAAGATAAATTAATTATGATTGTGGACAATCAACCGAGAAATAAAGATGTTGCCAAAGTGCTTGACAAAATAATTGATAGGCAATATAATGTGGTTATATGGCCTCAGACTATTTTCGAAAAAGATATTAACGAAATGGTGTTGGAGGGCAGAGACCCTGTTAAAATAATCAATAAAAATATTTTTTCAGGTTTAACAGCAAAAATGAAATTTACGGAGTGGAAAAGATGTTGACGCAAACTGTGACTGTACAAGAAGATCCTGATACTAAAGAATTGATGTTACCTCTTACTGATGAAATGCTGGCTGAATTGGGTTGGCAAATCGGTGATACTTTAGAATGGTTGGATAAAAAAGATGGATCTTGGATGATCAAAAAGAAATCCCCCGAAACAGAATTTGTTCTTGTTGAGTGTATTTCTACATTTCGTCAAAGGTATATGGTTGAAGTACCAAAAGGCAAATCCGAATGGGCGCTTGATACTGTAACAATGAATGAAGCTACAGAATTTAGCCAAAAACATCTCGGTGAGCAAGTTATTAGTTATCGAGTTGCAAATAAAGATGAGGTTTTAGAATTGTGCGATAAAGACAATGACTATGCCAAATCATGGAATGATGAACATAAATTTAATACTTTTGTAACATCCTGGAAAGAAGAATGAAAGTTTACATAAACAATTACAAAGGTCACTGGCTATCTCCATATACAATTATGGAGAAAGTTCTTTTCTGGAAGAAGTGGACCGATCCAAAATTTGATTTATACGATGATGAGAATAAACACTATACCGATTGGTTGGTAAAACCAATGACATTGGTACAAAAGTTTCTTGATGTTGTTGATCCCAAAATTAATTATGTAAAAATTGATCGTTGGGACACTTGGTCTATGGATCACACGTTGGCATATATTATTTTACCAATGCTAAAACAACTTAAAAAAGATAAACATGGCGCACCTTTTGTTGATGATATTGATGTGCCAGAAGAATTGAGAAGCACTTCTGCTCCTCCCAAAGAAAATGAATGGGATACAGATGCTAACCATTTTGCACGGTGGGATTGGGTAATGGATGAAATGATTTTTGCATTTGAATGTAAAAATGATGATCATGCAGATGATAAATTTCAGTCAGGTGTACACGATATAAAGTGGGTACCGGTGGACAGAGACGGCAATGAAGTGCCAAAAGGCGACCACAAGTTTTTTAAAATGGATAAAGGCCCCAAGGATACTTTCAAGTGTGACTATGAAGGCATGAAGGCCCAGCACGATCGAATGAAAAATGGTTTTAGATTATTTGGTAAATACTACGAAGGATTGTGGGATTAAATGAATAACGATAAACAAGCATTTGATACTTGGATATTTGATAATTTCAAATTAAGAGAAATGCCAAATGATGAAATTAGAAAACTTTTATTGGAAGCGTGGCAAGCTGCAATAAAATATGAGCAGGACAAACCTTTTAGAACATATAGATGGGATGGTGTTTTGCGGTGAAAGTTGAAATTATATCATACTCACAACCTGCAGAATATTTTGCAGAAAATATGACGGAACTTGTAGCATTTTGTGCTAGAGTTTCTAATCCATCTAATCAAAGTAATAAAGATACTTCTCAAAAGCTAATTAAATATCTTATTTCCAATAAGCATTGGTCTCCTTTGGAGATGGTGCATCTTACTCTTGAGATTGAAACAACAAGAGATATTGCAAGACAAATGTTGCGACACAGATCATTTTCCTTTCAGGAATTTAGTCAACGATACGCTGATCCGACAAAGGATTTAGATTTTGTTATTCGTGAGGCTCGTCTTCAGGATACCAAAAATAGACAAAATTCTATTGAATTGGATATGCAAAATAATCGAGACCATAGAGAAATAAATAGATGGTGGGAAGAGGAACAACATAAAATTGTTAAGATGGCTAAAGACACATATCAAGCAGCGATTAGTATGGGTATTGCCAAAGAACAGGCCAGAGCAGTATTACCCGAAGGGTTAACTGTAAGTAAACTTTATATGGCGGGAACTCTTCGTAGTTGGATACATTATATTCAATTGCGTTCAGAAAATGGCACACAAAAAGAACACATTGAAGTTGCAAAAGCCTGTGCTTTGGTGATTTCCAAGGTTTTTCCTCTTACTAAAGATATGGGAATAGATATATAAAGTATGTGGATACTTTCATTTTTGCCTGAATGGGCTTTTCATCTAATGCTAGGAATCGGTGTACTGGGAACAGTTGCCGGATTCGTACTAGGTATGATACCATTTATAAAGCAATATAGTATTCCTGTACGAGTAATTAGTTTATTCATATTAATTTTAGCAGTTTATTTAGAAGGCGGATTAGCTGATAATAAAGTATGGGAAGCTCGTGTTAAAGAGATGCAAGTCAAAGTTGCCGAAGCAGAGGCAAAATCTGCAAAAGAAAATGTTAAAATAGTACAAAAAATTGTACGCAAAACTCAAATAGTTAGAGTTCGAGGTCAAGACATTATTAAATATGTTGAGAAAGAAGTTGTAAAATATGATGATAAGTTTGCAAAGGGCGGACAATGTGAACTGCCTAAAGAATTTATTAAAGCAGTAAATGATGCAGCCGAGGAACCCAAGTGAATAAATACTTATCTATAATTTGTATTATTCTAATGGGATGTTCTACCACTGTACCTGTGACTGCCAAATTCCCAGAAGTTCCAGAAAGTCTAATGGAAAAATGTCCTTCATTGGAAAAATTAGAAAACGAAGCAAAGTTAAGCGACATTGCAAAAAGTATAACGAATAATTATACTAAATATTATGAATGTTCCACTAAGCATAGTGGTTGGATTGAGTGGTATCAAACGCAAAAAAATATTTTTGAATCAGTTAAATAACTAAAATAAAAAAGGTTGGTAAAGATGACTAAAGATATAGTCCATGGGATTAATGTCGATTATACTAGAGACAGTCTATTTGATGAATTGGGATTAAAAAGATTAAAAGAAAGTTATATGAAAGAAGAGGAGCAATCTCCTCAAGAAAGATTTGCATTTGTTTCTAAACAATTTGGAAGCAATGAAGAACACGCACAAAGATTATATGATTATAGTTCTAACCATTGGTTATCTTATAGCACTCCCATACTTAGTTTTGGGAGAAGTAAACGTGGTTTACCCATTAGTTGTTTCTTGCCTTATCTTGATGACAGTGCTGAAGGACTAGTTAACACGTTGGCAGAAGTAAATTGGCTCAGTATGTTGGGCGGAGGAGTAGGAATTGGTATTGGAATACGGTCTGCTGACGATAAGTCTGTTGGTGTTTTGCCTCATCTTCGCACATACGATGCCTCATCGTTGGCATATCGTCAAGGACGTACTCGAAGAGGTTCTTATGCTGCTTACCTCGATATATCTCATCCTGATATTCTTATATTTTTGGAGATGAGAAAACCCACTGGCGATCCTAATATGAGAGCGCTAAATTTGCATCATGGTATTAATATTACTGATAGTTTTATGCAACTCGTAGAGCGTTGTATGTTGGATAAAGATGCAGATGATACCTGGGAATTGAAAGATCCTCATTCTGGCGAAGTACGAGATACTGTTCCTGCTAGAGAATTATGGCAACGTATTATCGAAATGAGAATGCAGACAGGTGAACCTTATCTACATTTTATTGACACCAGTAATAAACATATGCCCGAGTTTCAAAAGAAACTTGGTTTAAGTATTAGACAATCTAATTTATGTTCTGAAATTATTTTACCTACAGATAAAAATAGAACAGCAGTATGTTGTTTATCTTCTTTAAATTTGGAGTACTATGATGACTGGAAGAACCATCCTACTTTCCTTCGTGATATTGCTGAAATGCTTGACAATGTTCTTCAGTATTTTATTGATAATGCGCCTGCCGCCATTAAACGTGCAAAATTCTCAGCCATGCGTGAACGAAGCATCGGTGTCGGTGCTCTTGGATGGCACGCCTATTTGCAAAAAAATAATATCCCATGGGAATCAGCGCAGGCTGTAGGTCGCAATCATCAGATCTTTAAACATATACAGGAAAAATTGGATGAGGCAAATTTACAACTTGGTTCAGAAAGAGGCGAGGCTCCTGATTGCACAGGCACTGGTCGTAGGTTTGCACATACTATGGCTATTGCTCCCAATGCAAGTTCTAGTATTATCATGGGGAATACTTCTCCTAGCATTGAGCCTCTGCGAGCTAATGCTTATAGACAAGACACATTAAGTGGATCCATGCTTAATAAAAATAAATGGCTAGATAGAGTTATTCAAGATCATTTGTCCGGCGATAGTGGAACAGTATCACAAAATGATTATAATGACATCTGGTCTTCAATTATTGCCAATGACGGGTCAGTACAACATCTCGATTGGATGGATGATTGGACAAAAGATGTATTTAAAACATCTATGGAAATAGATCAACGCTGGTTAATTCAACATGCTGCAGATCGCCAACAATATATAGATCAGGCACAATCTGTTAATCTATTCTTTAGACCAGATTCAAATATTAAATATCTACATGCTGTACATTTTATGGCATGGAAGATGGGACTGAAAACACTTTACTATTGCCGCTCTGAAAAGATTGGTAAAGCAGATAAAGTTTCTAAAAAGATTGAGCGCGAAGTCATCAAAGAGCTTGATATGAAGGCTATGATTGATGGCGACGCTTGTTTAGCTTGCGAAGGATAATATGGCATATTCAGAAAAGGTAATTGACCACTACGAAAATCCCCGTAATGTAGGTAAGTTTGATGCTGATGAACCCGGTGTTGGTACTGGTATGGTTGGCGCTCCTGCCTGTGGGGACGTAATGAAGTTGCAGATTAAAGTTGAAGATGGTATTATTATAGATGCTCGGTTTAAAACATATGGGTGTGGTTCAGCAATTGCAAGTAGTTCCTTGGTTACAGAATGGGTTAAGGGCAAAACATTAGAGCAGGCATCAACCATTAACAATTCAGCTATAGCTGAAGAGTTAGCTCTCCCGCCAGTTAAAATACACTGCTCTATTTTAGCAGAGGATGCCATAAAAGCTGCGATAGAAAACTATAAAGAAAAACTAAAATGCTAACAATTACAGAATCTGCTAAAACAAAAATTCTAGATCTTTTTACAGAAGAAAGCAATCCCGACTTATGTTTGAGAACATTCGTACAGGGTGGCGGATGTAGTGGAATGAGTTATGGTTTTACATTCGATGAGGTGATGAATGAAGACGATTTTGAAATACCTCTTGAAAAAACTAAAATACTGATAGATGCTATGAGCATGCAATATTTAACAGGAGCAACAGTGGATTATAAAGAAGATATACAAGGTTCGCAGTTTGTTATAACTAATCCAAATGCCCAATCCACATGTGGTTGCGGAAGTTCATTTTCAGTTTAAGATATTATAAGATTATTCATGGCACACATTGTTGCAAACTTACCGCCAGTAAAATGTTTTGTTCGCAGAGAATTTCTCTATGACTTTCAAAAAGGTCAAGGAGAGCTGGAGCCATGTTGGTGGATAACAATAAAATCTCAAAGAAGTCAGGCATTTAGAATTGAATCATATTTAAACAACTATGGGGCATTGTACGACAAACTCCCCTTGCATGCATATTGCTGGAAACCTATAGAAGGCGATCCGTATCCCTTAGATTTTTTGCAGTTATGGAATAGCATGTCTTATGATATTACTGTAATTAAAAAAGCAATGATAGCAAACATGAGATGTAAAATTAAAATGAAAGATGGTTCATGGTTGGAAGGTGAATATCTTTTTACCGTTGATTCTTCTCATCCTGATTTTAACATCCTTGATTGCGGACACAGTGAGGATGTTGAGGATCATAAATCTTTTAATTTTATAAAATGCGATAATGGGCAATTTGCTGCACAACCAAATAATCGTATTGTTATTTTAGAACCAGCAAGTAATCCTAAAGAAATGAAGATTCCAGATTTTAATGTTGCCACTACCAGATGGAATGTTGAAATGGACCCAAAGTGGGATTACGGATTACCTGAGAACAAATGGAGAATGAACGAATGACAGAACAATTTTTACACGAACGATATATACAGTATAAATGTAAATGTGCTTGCGAACAGCATTGTGGGCACAGTTGTTTAACTGAGGATTGTGATTGCACAGAGTGTAATTGTAAACAATGCCAGGATAAAGATAAAAATAAAAACATACAAAAAGGATACAACTAAAATGTTAGAAACACTACTTTGGGTATTAATAGGTGCATTTATTGGTTGGAACTTTCCGCAACCATCTTATGCCAAAACATTTCAGGAAAAATATCTACAAAAATATATTGATAAATTGAAAGTACTTTTATTCTTTTGGAAATAAATGATTACTCTTACCGAGTTGGCATGTAAAAAAGTTAAAGAGGCCCTTAAAAAAAGAAATAAGGGGGTTGGGATAAGAATAGGTGTAAAGACCACAGGTTGCAGTGGATTTGCATATGTAATGGAGTATGTAGATAATGATATATTTGATCCTTCAGAGGAAAGAATAATACTTCAAGATTTTATTGTCAAAGTATATACTAAGGATTTGGTGTATATTAGAGGAACAATAATGGATTGGAAAAAGAATGGTTTAAACGAGGGATTCGATTTTAGTAATCCCAACGAACGAGATAGATGCGGTTGCGGGGAGAGTTTCAGAGTATGAAAAGAATAATAAGATTTACTGCTTCATGGTGTAGTCCATGTAAAGCCCTGGCAAAAAATTTAGAAGAAGCAAATATAGGATTGCCTATAGAAGTAATTGATATAGATATACATTCAGACGTTGCTCAAGAATATGGAATACGTAGTGTTCCTGTTTTAATATTAAAAGAAGAGAATGTTGAAAGTAAAAGATTAGTTGGTCTTAAATCGGCAAAAGAATTAAAGGAATGGGCGGAAGCATGATTAAAAAAATTACAAATAGATTAACAGATAGTAGAAATTCATTTAAACCATTTCATTATCCATGGGCATATGATGCATGGCTAAAACATGAGCAAAGTCATTGGCTTCATACAGAAGTACCAATGCTAGAAGATGTTAAAGATTGGAAAAAGAAACTAACAACAGAAGAAAAACAATTCCTCACACACATCTTTAGATTTTTTACTCAAGGCGACATTGACGTTGCGGGTGGTTATGTTAATAACTACTTACCGTATTTTCCCCAGCCAGAAGTTCGTATGATGCTATTGGGTTTTTCTGCAAGAGAAGCACTACATATTGCAGCATACAGTCATTTGATTGAGACGTTAGGATTGCCTGAAACAACATACAATCAATTCCTTGAGTATCAGGAAATGAGAGACAAACATGATTATTTGTTAGAACTATCTTCACAAAATAGCACATTGGAGTCCACAGCAACACATATTGCCGCCTTTTCCGCCTTTACGGAAGGTATGCAGTTGTTTAGTTCTTTTATTATGTTATTGAATTTTCCTCGTCATGGTAAGATGAAAGGCATGGGACAAATTGTCACATGGTCTATTGTTGATGAAACACAACACGCAGAGGGAATGATTAAATTATTTCGTACTTACATAGAAGAAAATAAGGAGATATGGAATGATTCTCTCAAAGAAAAGATCTACTCGATTGCGGAGAAGATGGTTAGTCTGGAAGATAAGTTTATTGAATTGTCTTTCAAATCTGGCGCAATACAGGGCTTAGAAGAAAACGATGTAAAAGAATACATTCGTTATATTGCAGACAGACGCTTAATTAGTTTAGGACTAAAAGGAATCTTTAAGCGTAAAAAGAATCCTTTGCCGTGGGTTGAAGAAATGATTAATGCTCCGATTCATACTAATTTCTTTGAAAATAGATCTACTGATTATGCCAAAGCAGCATCGACAGGTAGTTGGGATGAGGTGTGGGGTAAGGCTGCATGACGGAACAACCTATATCATTTATAAATACACGAAGAGATATTTGTAATACTTGCGAGCATAAGAAAATAATTATAGGCGCAAGATTTTGTGGATTATGTGGTTGTGCAGTATGGGGCAAGACACAATTAAAGAATGAAAAATGTCCAGCAGGAAAATGGGATGTCGAACAAAATTGATATAGCGCATATGAATGCGGCAGAAGGATATGCAAAATTATCTTATGCAAAAAGATTAAAAGTTGGAGCTATTATAACTAAAGATGATAGAGTAATTTCTATTGGTTATAATGGTACACCTGCAGGTTGGGATAATGATTGTGAAGATGTAATACGAGAAACATTTACATATGTTATAGATAAGGGCGGCGAAGAACACGAAGGGGCAACCTTTAGTTTAAAAACTAAACCCGAAGTTATACACGCTGAATCAAATGCTATAGGCAAATTAGCTCGCTCATCGGAATCGGGTGATGGTGCAACAATGTATATTACCCACGCCCCATGTTTTGATTGTGCAAAATTAATACATGTGGCAGGTATTAAAAAAGTATTTTATCGAGAAGCATATAGAAGTACTGAGGGTATAGAATTTTTAAATAAGAGTAATATTGAAGTGGAGAAAATATGAGCAAAGTGCACGCAAAAAGAGTAGGCATTACTTGTTCTACATTTGATTTATTTCATGCTGGCCATGTTGTCATGCTTGAAGAATCAAAAAGGCAATGCGATTATCTAATAGCAGCAATACAATTAGATCCGACATTGGATAGAGCAAGTAAAAATAAACCTGTACAATCAATTATTGAAAGACAAATACAAGTATCAGCTTGCAGGCATGTCGATGAAATAATTGTTTATTCTACAGAAAAAGAACTCGAAGATATCTTTATGGCTATGCCAATTGATGTTCGTATTCTTGGAGAAGAATATAAAGATAAGGAATTCACTGGTAAAGAAATTTGTCAACGAAGAGGAATAGAATTACACTATAATAAAAGAGATCATTTCTTCAGTTCATCTGATCTACGATTACGTGTATATGAAGCAGAAGCAAAAAAGAGAGGAGTAGCAGAATGGCAAGGAAACAGCATCACGAATGTGTCGAGTGTGAAGCAGTCTTTAAGATAAATTACGATCTTGACGAGAAATATTATAAGGTAGAGTTTTGCCCATTTTGTGGCTCTTCGATGGATGAGGATCAAACAGATGAGCAATACGCAGACCTCGATAACGAAGACGAAGACTTGTCCTAAATGCGGCACAGGTCACAGTAAACCCGGAAAGTTTTGTTCTCGGGTTTGCGCCAATTCCAGACAATGGACTGAGGAACAAAAACAAGTATTCTCGGATAAACAAAAAGAATATATGGCTCGCGACGAGTCAGAATATCACCGCTACAAAAAATCAATACAAACCTCAATGCTGCTCAAAACTGGTACTATGGGCAATGGTCTTGCCACGGAAAGACTTGAGGATGTAATGACAGATCCCGAAGATTACTTCATTTTACCACCGAGAATAGACGATAGATTGGCCGAGGGCGGAGATTTATGGGAGATTGTAGAATAATAAATACTTATTTAGATAGGTATTTATGTGGCTTTATAATAGTTCTCCCTTTGAGGAAATTCCAGAAACTGCGTATGGTTATGTATATTTGATTACAAATACTGTTACTGGACGTAAGTATATAGGTAAGAAACTATTTTGGTTTCGTAAGACCAAAGTACTCAAGGGTAAAAAGAAACGCATCAAGGTTGAGTCAGATTGGCGAGATTACTGGTCCTCATCCGATGAAGTTAAAAAAGATGTCGAAATACTAGGTACCGATAAATTTATACGAGAAATATTACATGTTTGTCCAAACAAAGGATCTTGTAATTATCTTGAAGCAAGAGAACAAATGGATCGCAGAGTATTAGAAACTGAAGATTATTATAATGGGCAAATACAATGCAGGGTCCACAGGACACATATAAAGATAGGAAAATAATATGCTAATTCTTTCAGGCGGCGCAATATTATCAGGGGGAGCTACATTCATACCTGATCCACCGCCACCTCCGCTAACAGTAGAATATTTAGTTGTTGCGGGGGGCGGTGGTGCTGCGTGTTATTTCTCAGGTGGCGGTGGTGCTGGAGGGTTATTGACTGGTAATATCACCGGCATTTCTACTCCCGCTACGTACTCAATTACTGTTGGCGCAGGTGGAGCTGGCGGCTCTGGCTCATTACCCAGCGCCGGTATCGGTGGCACCGGAAATAATTCAAATATATTTAATCCGGGATTATCAATAATTTCATTGGGCGGGGGCGGCGGGGCCACTAGGCAAACTGGCGGCGCAGGTGGTTCCGGCGGCGGAGGTGGCAACGCGGACACTGCTGGCGGCGCTGGAACTCCTGGGCAAGGATTTCCTGGTGGTAGCGGCAGTGGAACGGGCGGTCAAACCAATATTGCAGCAGGTGGTGGTGGCGGAGCAACAGCTGCTGGAACCAATGGCGTTCAGCAATCTGTGCGCGGTGTTGGTGGCGCAGGTTCAAACGCATTTTCGACTTGGGCAACCGCTACATCAACCGGCGTTGCTGGTTACTATGCTGGTGGTGGAGGTGGCGGAGCATCAGGCACACTTGGTCCGACAGCAACCCCCGGTGGCGCTGGAGGTGGTGGAGCCGGAGGTACGCCTGGCAGTCCAGCGCCTATATCTGGTGTAAACGGCACAATCAATACCGGGGGTGGAGCAGGTGGAGGCGGAGAAAACGGAGGAAGCACTGGGGCATCAGGCGGTTCTGGTATCGTTATTTTGCGTTATTTGGGAGCACAAAGGGGGGTTGGCGGAAACGTAGTCACTTCTGGAGGTTATACATATCACACCTTTGCTTCATCCAACACAATCACATTTAATTAGGAAATAATATGCCAATGATAATCTCAGGCGCAACAATTACAGGACTTACATATACACCCCCAGACCCCTCACTTACAGTTGTGGAATTTAAACTATGGGCAGGTGGTGGTGGTGGAACTGCGGCTGGTGATGGATATGGTGGTGGTAGCGGTGGATTTGTAGCGGGAACACTTTCTTTTAATCCTGGTACTGTACTCAAAGTTGTTGTGGGTGCTGGCGGTTCTGCTGGTACTGGAGGAAAAGCTGGCGGTGGTGGCGGTTATTGTGGGGTGTTTCTCACATCAGTCTCTCATGCAAATGCTCTGCTAATTGCTGGTGCTGGTTCTTCTGGTGCAAGAAATGGGTTCGCCGGTGTGGGCGGCGGCGGATCAACGGGACAAAACGGATTGGGAACTGGTGGCGGTGGCGGCACTCAACTAGCAGGTGGCGCAGCGGGAGGCACAACAAATGTAGGAACTGCCGGTTCAGCCTTGCAAGGTGGTGCTGGTGCGTTAGGGCCATCCGGAGGTGCTGTTTATGGCGGCGGCCCTGATGGTGGCGGAGACAATGCAACTGCTACTTGTGGAAGCGGAGGCGCAGGATACTATGGCGGCGGAGGTGCTGGTAACTCTGGTGCACCAAACTATGGCGGCTCCGGGGGTGGTGGATCGAGTTATCTTGGTACAGCAACATCAACCACAAATACAGTAGGAAATAACGGTTCTACTGGAACTGGTGGTGCGGCAATAAATTCTGGCGATGCACAGTATCAGGCTAATACAAACAAAGGTGGAAATGGAGGCGCAGGTGGAGGACCAACTGCGGGCGGAAATGGTGCGTGTGTGTATCGAGTCAATGGTGGTTCGTGGGTTGTATTGAGTTATACTGGTGCAGACCAAACCATAACTTTGTAAAAATAAGATAATTTTTATGACACAAACATTTAATTAGGAAATAATATGCCAATAATAACTACAGGTGGCGGAACACTTTCAGGTTTTACATATATACCTGACCCTCCACCTCCACCTCCTCTTGCAGTATCGTATTTAATAGTAGCAGGCGGAGGTGGCGGTGGCGGAAATTATTATGGAGGTGGCGGTGGTGCAGGTGGTTATTTCGCCAATAGTGTGGTATTACCTACAGGAGTATCCGTTAGTTTTACACTTACAATAGGTGGCGGTGGCGCAGGATCACCTAGTGGTGGTCCAGGCACAGATGGTACACCTTCAATTGCCAATATTAACTCCCTAAGCACAGTGACTGTTGTGGGTGGGGGCGGTGGTGCTACAAGCGGCCAAGGCCCTGGCCGTCCTGGCGGATCAGGTGGCGGAGCAGCAAATCCGGCAGGCGGGGTCGGTCCTTCCGGCCCTGTTGTGGGCGGTACAGGCACAGCTGGACAAGGAAATCCTGGCGCGCCAGCAAATTCAAGAACAGGCGGCGGACAGTATGGCGGCGGTGGCGGTGGCGCCGGTACTGCCGGAAAAACAGGTTCTCTCCAAGGTCACGGTGGTGACGGTAATGCATGGATAAATGGTAATTATTATGCCGGCGGTGGCGGCGGAGCTGCAGATTTTAATTTTTCTCCCATTGCTCCCAGTCCAGGTGGTCTTGGTGGCGGTGGCCGAAGCGCTGGGGAAAGCCCCCCAGGTACAACATTTCAGTCTGTTGCCGGTAACGTAAATACCGGCGGGGGCGGTGGCGCTGGTGCACACACCGCCACAGCGGCAGGCGCAGCTGGTGGATCAGGCGTGGCTATTTTTGCGCATCCTAGTGCATACGCTGCAACATCTAATATTACAGGTAGTAACACTGTGGTAACATCTGGCGGTAATGTATATTATACATTTACTGGTCCTGGAACAATAAGATTCGTCGGATAACTTTTTAATTAGGAAATAGCATGCCAATTACAATTACAGGCGGCGTATCGCTTTCAGGATTTAGCTTTATACCTGAACCACCCCCTCCCTTTACATTATCATATCTATTGGTCGGCGGCGGCGGTGCAGGTGGTGGCAAGTATTATGGTGGCGGCGGCGGCGCTGGTGGTTATATTGCAAATAGTTTTATAATATCAAAAGGCACATCTGCTAGCTTTGCTGTTACACAAATAGGTGGCGGTGGTACAGGTGGAGCTGATAACGCCAAAGGTTCGCCAGGTACACCTTCAATTTCAACTTCTCCGTTAACAGGCACATTAACTGCTATTGGTGGCGGCGGCGGTGGTACTGGCTTCTTTCCGCCAAGCTTTGATGGTAATCCTGGTGGATCAGGTGGTGGTGCAGGAAATCAAGCAGGTAGTGGAGGCCCAAACAGTACGGGTGGTACAGGTACAACTGGACAGGGAAATCCTGGTGCGCCAGCAAATTCAAGAACAGGTGGCGGACAATATGGTGGCGGCGGGGGCGGCGCTGGTACTACAGGAAAGACAGGTAGTCTACAAGGATATGGCGGTGATGGTAAGCAATGGATAAATGGTAACTACTATGCAGGGGGCGGCGGTGGAGCTGCAGATTTTGGTGCTTCTTCTACCCTTGCTCCTAGTCCTGGTGGTTTGGGTGGGGGTGGCCGAAGCGGCGGAGAGAATCCTCCGGGTACAACATTCCAGGCTCTTGCTGGTAACGTAAATACCGGCGGCGGCGGTGGTGCTGGTGCACACAACGCCACACCGTTAGGCGCTGGCGGCGGATCGGGTATAGCTATTTTTGCACATCCCGATGCTTTTACTGCAACGTCCAATACTACAGGTAGCCCAAATGTGGTAACATCTGGCGGCAACGTATATTATACATTTACTGGTCCTGGAACAATAACATTTGTTGCATAATTAGATTAAAAATAGATTAAATGAGATATATAATATTACAACCGACCACAACGATAGGGTGGTGCTGGAACTCGTAACCAGCATAGGGCCCGAGCGGTCCTATTTTACTTTTAAACTAATATGAAAACAATTGCTTTATTTGAAGATGATCGCAGCAAATCTGCAATATCATGCGGTGATGGCATAGTCGAAGCATTATCACCATATTTTAATATCAAAATCTTTAGAAAACATCAATGTGTTGCAGAGACATTTGATGGTGTAGATTTACTAGCATTTCCTGGAGGTGTGGGCGATGCAGACGATTATTTTCATATGTTTCCAAGAAAGAATGCCAACGCCGTAGCAAATTTTGTTGCCGCTGGTGGTGCATATCTTGGCATCTGTGTTGGTGCATACTGGGCTGGGCCAGCATACTTTGATATCTTAAAAGGCGCCGAACCGGTTCAATATATAAAACGACCAACTGCTGATATTATGCGTAGTTGTAATATTGCTGCAGAATGCGTGTGGAATGGTGAAGAAGAAAGAATATTTTTTCGAGATGGATGTACTTTTGTAGGTGATCTCAGCCATTCAGAAATTGTCAGTACATATTTCAATAAAGAACCCATGTGCATTAGGCAAGGTAAAATTGGCGTAATGGGTGCCTGTTTAGATTCGCAAGAGTGGTGGTATGATAATAAAACGATCAAACAATACTGGCACAAAGGCAGACATCATACTTTGTTACTTGATTTTGTTAATGACTTAATGAAACGGTAATATAAATATACAAATAACTAGGAAAAAATATGGAATTACGAGGAATGTCAATTTATGGGGGAATAACATATGTTCCTGACCAAGCTGCGATTGCCCCATTTAGTTCAGTACAATACTTACTAGTGGCAGGTGGTGGCGGTGGTGGCGGAAGGCATGGTGGAGGTGGCGGTGCTGGCGGTTATTTATCCAATGTAAACTATCCGATAACACTTGGAACTACGTATACTATTACTGTGGGTGCCGGTGCCAGCACTGCAACAGGCGGCGCTCGTGGTGGCATAGGTTCCAACACAATTATTAGTTCACCTGCTCTTGCGGCAAATATTACAGCACTGGGTGGCGGTGGCGGTGGCGTATATCCTAATCCAAACGATACGGGTCTTAGTGGCGGATCAGGTGGTGGCGGCGGATCTGATGGCGCTAGCTCAGCTGGCGGATCAGGTACATCTGGTCAAGGTTTTGCTGGCGGTACTGGTATTGGCACTCAACCCGGCGATCAAAGAATTTGCGGAGGTGGAGGTGGTGCAAGCGCGGTCGGTGCTAGTGCTAGCATATCTCCTTCTCAAAGCGGTAATGGTGGTGCAGGTGCTTTGTGGTTAGATGGATACTATTACGCGGGCGGTGGCGGTGGCGGAAATTGGTTAACAACTATTGCTGCTGGTAACGGTGGCATTGGTGGAGGTGGAGGTGGAGGAATGCAGGGCCCGGGTTCAGCAGGCACCGGGGGAGGTTCTGCGCTTAATAGCGGTGCACCTGGCACTCAAAGTAATTCCAATCCAGGAACTTCTTCAGGGGGTGCAGCCGGTACCAATACTGGAGGTGGTGGCGGTGGAGCTGGTCAAAGCCAGTATCTAGGATATTCAGGAACAGGTGGTGCAGGCGGGTCTGGTATTGCAGTTATTCGTCATCCCGATGTATATGCAAATGCTATAGTAACAGGATTACCTAACGTAATTTACGCCAATGCCAACATTATCTACAGATTCTGGCAATCTGGCACAATAAGATTCCAATGAACATAACCGGATTAAAAATTAGAAATGGTGTAAAGATACAAAAAGGTATTGCGCCATTGCCCACACTACGAGGCAGTTTAAGTTTTAACGGCTCTAATCAATATTTGAGTTTAAATCCGGGTTTAACTATGAGCGCTGGAGCTTTTACAATAGAAGGCTGGTTTTATAATAATAGCGATTTTACTTCCAGGGGATGGTTAGGTACTACCAATGAATATGGTATGCATCTATTTACAACTGACGATTATAATATCATGTTAGATGTATCTGGCGGACATGGCACAATAACTTATACTTGGTCTCCTGGAACATTACAAACAAACACATGGCAATATATTATTTTAAACCGCAACCCCAATGGTTTAGAAACAATGTATGTGGGCACATTGGGTAGTCCAGGTGCACCTGTTACATGCTATCGTGCATCATTTGCAGCAGGCAATTTTGATCCTACTAGTTTTCCTGCAGGAACTTGTATAGATTCGTATGATTGGTATGGTTCATCTGATCAAGTGGGTAAATACTATGGTGGATATTTTCCCGGTTACATAACTAATTTTAGAGTTACTATAGGTGAAGCACGATATGATACGAATGATGGTACTGTGTTAGCACCAAGTTCAGAATTGACAAGTGATGTTTATACGCAATACTTAATGTTGGGCGATGCTGTTACTACAGATGCAGCAGGTATACAAACTGTTACTAATAACAACGGTGTAACTGCGGTTGTATCTAAACCATTCTAAATTATGATCTTTGCTATAATTTTATTATTAACAGCGTTGGCAATTTCAGGTATAGCAGGTTATTTTTCAATTATAGGATTAGCGCATATATTCTCAGCTAATCCGTTGCCTATTATTGTAATGGGATGCGTGTTGGAAGTAGGCAAACTGGTAACCGCTTCTTTTGTATACAGACAATGGGACAAAATTAACGTTGTATTAAAAACATATTTTGTTGCGAGTGTGGTCGTACTTTCAATCATCACATCCTTAGGTATATTTGGTTACTTATCCAAATCATATACATCGGATTCTGCAGGTATTTACGATAGCGAAACCAAATTAAACACCACACAAAATTTAATAGAGATTGAACGTAAAAGATTAGATAATTTACTACAGCAACAGGCAAAAAGAGATGCGCCTAATAAAAGAATAGAATTGGATATTAGAGAATCTCAGAACAAAATATCCGAACTGACAAAAGAAATTGGTGTTGTTCAAAAGGATAAAAACAAACAAAATTCAGAAATAGGTCCCATACGATATATTTCCGAATTGGTATATCAAAAGAATGATATGGAAACAATTGACAAGGCAGTTCGTTTAATAATAATGTCTTTGATGTTTGTATTTGATCCGTTGGCTATTTTATTAGTTGTTGCAGCCAATATGCTATTAAAGGCAGAACGGCGCAAACCTAAGGCCAGATTCACACGGAATTCTATAGAAATCGACAAAAGTGCTGTTTTTAACATTAAAAACAAAGACATGGATTAATATAAATATATAAAACGAGGAATTTCTATGGCACTTACAAGAATAAAATCATCGGGATTTAGCGCAAACACTGTTGTTGGTCTAATTGTTGCAGGCAACGGCGTTAATGTTACTTCAAACAATATTACCAATAGTATTGTTATTAGTGTAGATATTTTGCATCCATTTCTAACAATGGGAGTTTAAGGAACAAATGGCAACCACTTATAAAATCTTAGGTCAATCTGCACCTATCGCAAACACATATACAGATATGTATGCTGTCCCTGCAGCTACACAAGCAGTTATATCAACATTAAATGTTTGTAATACAAATGCATCTAATGTGTCATTTAGAGTATTGGCAAGACAAGCCAATGCGGCAATTACATCTAAACAATTTATTGCATATGATGTTCCTATTGGTGCACAAGATGCAATAGGATTAACATTAGGCATGACTCTAGGAGCACTTGATGTTATTACAGTACATTCTGTACAAGGCAATGTGGTATTTAACTTATTTGGTACTGAAATAAGCTAATGGCTATCAAAAGACATAGTGCCAGATCATTACAAAGTAAAAATTTAAATTATAATCTCACCATTGTTGCTGGTCCAACAGTATCAAGTATACAATACATACTTGTTGCAGGTGGCGGTGGCGGTGGTGGTAGAGGTGATGTATATGGTGGCGGTGGCGGTGGTGCTGGCGGATATCTTTCATCAATCGCAGGAGAATCCTCTGGTGGCGGTACATCTGCACAGTCTGCTATCAGTGTAACTTCAGGCGCAGCATTTACAGTAACTATAGGCGCCGGTGGTAACAGCGGGGGTGGCGGCGAGGAATCCCCTGGTTTTACTGGAGCAAATAGTCTAATCAGCGGACCATCTATATCAACTATTACCGCAATAGGAGGCGGTGGCGGTGGAGGCAATAGTATTACCGGTAAAGACGGTGGATCTGGCGGTGGTGGTGGAAATACTTATGGAAACGGGGCTGCTGGTCAAGGATATAGAGGCGGTTTAGCATCTCCGGGATTAACAGGTGGCGGCGGTGGTGGTGGAGCTGGTGCAGTGGGCGGGCAGGGAGAAGCCGGTGTTGGGGGAATAGGCGTAAAAACTAATATTTTTGGTCCAGACGTATATCACGCCGGGGGTGGTGGCGGTGCTGGTAATGGTGTACACGGTGCCGGTGGCACTGGTGGCGGTGGCGGTGGCGGCAATAATGTGCCCGGAAGCGTAAATACTGGCGGTGGTGGTTCCAATTATCTCGGTGTAGGTGGTCCGGGTGTGGCATATATAGTTTATCCATCTGCATTTGCAAATTTATCAAACACTGTTGGCAATGTAACATATACTGCCACAAATGGATATAAAATTTACAAATTTAATTCTTCTGGAAGTTTTACAATTTAATTTAAGAATAAAATGAAATCCGCAGGTTATAGCTCAAAAACTTTTCGAACTAAAAAATTCAATACATCGAATCTAAATATAGTTGCGGCAAACGCAAATATAATAGCACCTAGGTTTGTGTTTTATAATCCTCCCGTATCATCTTCGCCCTCGCCTAGTCCGCCTGCATTTTCTTTTGATTATTTTATTGTTGCTGGAGGTGGCGGTGGGGGTTCTGGGGATTATTCCGGCGGAGGCGGCGCCGGCGGTGTAATTTATTCTGAAAATTATACTGGTACAGCAATAACAGGAGCAACATATACTGTTACTGTGGGTAGCGGTGGTTCTTTTTCTCAAAATGGAACAAATTCTAGTATAATTAGTCCGGCAATAAGTTTCGTTGCTGTAGGTGGCGGCGCTGGCGGATCTTCTTTTGCAATAGGAAATCCCGGTGGTTCTGGTGGCGGCGGTGGTGCATCTACAAGGTATGCTGGTGGCGCAAATATTTTAGGGCAAGGGTATGCAGGTGGTACTGGTGGGACAAATGAAATAGGTGGCGGCGGAGGCGGTGCTGGCGGTACAGGTGTACCCGGTACATCTGGAGCAACAGGAGGTTCCGGCGTATATTATACAATCACCACATCAAACGTGGTATATGCTGCCGGAGGCGGTGGTGGCGCTGTGGCAACAGGTGTCGGAGGAACAGGTGGTTCCGGTATAGGTGGATCAGGTTATCGTAATGGAATCGCAGCAACTCCGGGGTTTACCAACACCGGTAGTGGCGGTGGTGGCGGAGGTTATAATATGAATGCCTTGGGTGGTCTTGGCGCACCCGGCATAGTTGTAATTAAAACAACTTCTGCAGATTTATCAAGTGTAGGTTCAGTTTCTACCACAGGTGCACCAAATGTTATAGTATCGGGTGCAAATACAATTTACACATTTAATCAATCAGGCACACTTCAATTTCGATTGCAATTGACTTTACAATATTTACTTGTTGCAGGTGGCGGCGGTGGCGGCGGGTCATATTATGCTGGAGGTGGCGGCGCCGGAGGTTATATAGCTAATAGTGTTATAATACCAAGTGGAACGTCATATAGCTTTACCGTTACAATAGGAGCCGGCGGCGGCGGCGGAGGTCCTAGTGCAGCGGGGACAAATGGTACGCCTTCAACTGCTAATATTAACTCCCTGAGCACAGTGACTGCTGTGGGTGGCGGCGGTGGTGGTTCAAATAATGGCATTGACTTTATTGGAAAAAATGGTGGTTCAGGGGGCGGTGGAGCAAATCCAACATCATCTCCCAAGCCCGCCGCACCAGGTGGGACAGGTACAGCTGGACAGGGAAATCCCGGTGCTGCTCCGAACTCAAGAACTGGTCAAGGAAATTCAGTATATGGTGGCGGCGGTGGTGGCGCTGGTACTGCAGGAAAAACTGGAACACTTCAAGGATATGGTGGAGACGGTAATGCGTGGATTAATGGTACTTATTATGCCGGCGGGGGTGGAGGTGGCGCAGATTATAATTATTCACCTATTACTCCTAGTCCCGGTGGCTTAGGTGGGGGAGGCAGGAGTGCAGGCGAAAACCCTCCAGGTACAGTATTCCTTGCTCTTGCTGGTAACGTAAACACAGGTGGTGGTGGTGGTGGTGCTACACACACCGCAGGTGGGGCAACCAATGGAGGATCCGGCGGCTCAGGTATAGCTATTTTTGCACATCCCACAGCATTTGCAGCAACATCCAATTATACAAATGCAAATGTGATAACAACTGGCGGCACCGTATACTACATATTTACTGGTCCTGGAACAATAACATTGAGCCAATAGTATAAAATATTGAATTATATAAATATAAGTATAAACTAAAAGAACAAGATGCGTAGAATACAAAGTACACAAATAGGCGCGGGCACGGGTGTTATTGATAGCGTATTGGCTATTGATTCCAATACAAATCCTGCGTTTAGATATATTGCACCAAATTATGCGTTAGATGATGTATCATATCAGTTTGACGGTACAGCAACAGTATTTGGACTAACACTTGATACTGCGAATATTTCTACGGTGATAAATACTTCAATAGTAGATTCAAAAGATGTTGATGTGGCGATAAATGGTATGGTTTTAATGCCATATGTGAAACAATTAACCTGGCCTTGGATAACCCCTTACGATTCTTTTAGAGGTTATAGAGTGGTAGATGATAAAATTATTTTTTATACTGCACCAACGCCGGGAACACAATGTTCTATAATTCTTCGCAACACAAGCAAATCAGCACAACAAAGACGCTACCCCTTTACCCCAAATAGCATAGCCCTAGGAGATTAAACCAAAATGGCAAAACATGTAATATTAGAAAGTTACACATTCAATCCAACTACCAGAACGGTGACGGTGAATGGTAAAAATATCCGCAGAGAACAGTTATTATTGATTACAAACGTAACACGTAATACTGTTATCTATAATTTTAGTGATCCCAATTTAACTGCCACTTCATATACAAATGCAACCTCTACAATCGGCCCTGGCGGTGGCATATTAGAAACAACTACAATTATATTGAATTATAATACTGCAGCAATGAGCAGTTCTGATAAGTTAAGTATTCTTGTTGAAGAAACTTATCAGGAATTTATACCTGCAGAAACCTATATGGATCCTGTCGGTAAGATGAGAATGTCTGAGCCACAATCATTAATTGATACTGACTTTGAGTATGGTATACAACCAACAAAATGGGAAAGTATTACATTACTCGATAACAGACCAACTGCATTTTACAATGCACAGGGTTCAATGACGTTCTCAAATATTACTGGGTCTTATCAGGGAAATACCTCAGTATTAGTTGCTACTGCAGATACTGTTACTCCTAATCTTTATATTGGTGCTCCTATATTCATACAAGGCTCACAGGATGCAGGTAACGTTGACGGTTGGTGGATTGTTGAAACTCTAGGTAACAACGCATACTTCACATTCAGAACAACAGGTATTCCTGCATGGCCATTATATGATAGTACAAAAACAATTATCTATTCTGGTGCATATTATACTGGATCAGCAATCAACGTAAATAACGTATCAGTTACATCTAACGTTATTACAATTTCAACAACTAACTCTCATGGTTTTGAAATAGGAAATCCTATTTGGATTAATAATACTACCGGTGTTGGTATGTTGAACGGTCCTTGGATAGTAGCAACTGTCCCAACAAGTAATTTATTAACAGCAAACGGTTATAACTTTACAGGTGCAGGCCCATTAGTTGCAACTAATTCTCCATTTGCATCTAATGTATTATTCGCAAGACCAACAAGTTATGTTCAACACAGAGCATTTGATGGTGGCGTGCAGATGACAAACCAAGGCTCATCTCATGGTTGGCAAGTTATTAGACAGACCCGCAGATATTTCCGTTACCAATCAGGTAAAGGTATTCAATTTAGTACAGGTTCAATTATAAAACCTGCATTAGCTGTTGATACTTTGACATCTGTAGGCACTACAGTTACAGTAAATTGTAGACAAACGCATGGATTGAATCCAGGTGCCAACATTGTTGTTACTGGGGCAAATGAAACTGCATATAACGGAACATATACAGTTGCTTCAACATTAAATCCATTGACATTTACTTATACTGCAGCAACTTCGCCTACTGCTACTCCTGCAACAGGATTCCCAATAACTGTTTCACCTTCCGCATGGTATGGATCTAAAACTCGTATCGGAATGTTTGACACTCAAAATGGTTTCTTCTTCGAATTCGATGGTCAAACATTATATACTGTTAAGAGATCTAGTACTCAACAAATTGCTGGTTCAGTTACGGTTAATCCTGGTTCACCCATAGTAACAGGTGTTAACACAAGATTTTCTACACAACTACTTCCTCAAGATTTTATTGTAATCAGAGGCATGAGCTATATGGTTCAGACTATCATAAGTGATACTCAACTAATAATAGCTCCTGAATATAGAGGATCTGTTAGCGCAATAAAATGTCTAGTATCTAAAACCATTGATGTTAGATATGCACAATCTTCATGGAACATTGATACTTGCGACGGCAATGGTGCAAGTTTATTTAATTTAGATTTGACTAAAATGCAAATGTTCTATATCGATTATTCTTGGTATGGTGCAGGTGCTGTTAGATTTGGATTTAAAAATAATAGAGGCGAGGTAATATATTGCCATCGTATCACCAATAACAATACAAATACTGAAGCGTATATGCGTTCTGGTAATATGTGTGCAAGATATGAAACTAATACGTTGGCTCCATATTCTAGTTTAACTGCCTCAATATCTAGTGGATCAGGTACAGGATCCACATTTACCGTGGCGGATGCATCAGGATTCCCGCCAGCAGGTACAGTTATGGTTACTGCTTCAGGTAATCAAAGTGCCGCAATTGAATATATTTCATATTCGGCAAAATCTGCAAACACGTTCACTATTGCAAATAGAGCAGTTTTTGGTGGTCAAAGTACCGCACAACAATTTACATATTCAGCAACAGCCCCTATTGGAGTAACATTAGCTGCACCGCAGAATGCGGTAACAATATCACATTGGGGGTCATCTGTTATTATGGATGGTAAATACGACGATGATAAATCGCTGGTATTTAACATTGGACAAAACAATCCATTACAAAATTTACCAAATAATAGCAGATACGCAATTATCAGTCTTCGTATTGCTCCGAGCGTTGATAATGGTTTTGTTGGTCAATTAGGCCAAAGAGAAATTGTTAATCGTATGCAATTGATTTTACGCCAAATGGATGCTTTAACAACGGCTCCTTACCGTATTGATGTTATATTGAACGGTACACCTACTTCAGGGACTTGGACTAATGTGGGCGGATCAAGTTTGGCGCAGTATGTCTTGCATGCAAATGCGACTCCAATAGTTGGCGGTGAAAGCATGTTCTCATTCTTTACCAATACTGCTGGACAAACACAACAGGACATGACAATTGCAAGAGATCTTGGAACAAGTATTTTAGGTGGCGGAGCAACTACTGCAATCAATACTGCATTGGGCAAATATCCCGATGGACCAGATGTTATTACAATTTGTGCAACAGCACTTAGCCCTATAGGTAACATTTTCTCTCGTGTAAGTTGGACTGAAGCACAGGCTTAATCAATGGCACATATAGTATCTACAACCCAGCCCCCATCGGGAGCTCTCGGGGATGAATGGTATAATCCCGCAACTAATATTTTATACAAATACTTGGCTTTTGGTGGAACTACACCTTCATGGATAGCCAATCCGGGTGTAGTAAAAATTAATTCATTTTCCTATCCGGCAGGTGTAACAAGTTTAAGCACTGCGGGCAATCTGTCTATCACAGTTAATGGATCTGGATTTAATTCCGGAATACAAATATTTCTAGGTTCAATAAAATGTGCAACAACATTTATAAGCCCTACACAGTTAGTATTTGCAGCTCCGGTAAGTAATGTAGGCAATTATTTGCTTTATGCTTATAATACCGATGGTAGTTCTGCTGTATTGCCTGCAGGAATAACATATGTAGCTGCCGCCGCGGCATTTTCAATAGAATACTTAGTAGTAGCAGGTGGCGGTGCAGGTGGCAACACCGCTGGCGGCGGCGGCGGCGGTGGAGGATTTAGAACTGCTACAACTGTCTCTGTTACTCCCGGATCTCCTATAGTAATTACAGTTGGAGGTGGCGGAACTACTGCACCCACATTTGGAGCCAACGGAACAGATTCCACCATGACTGGAACAGGAACAAATTTTGCTAATGTACTTGCATCTGGCGGTGGCGGTGGCGGAACATATTCTGCCACACCCGCAAACAGACACGGTAGATCAGGTGGTTCTGGAGGTGGTGGTGGCGGTTATGTATCTGCAGGCGATCAAACCATTGGACAGCCAGGCACCGGCAATGCCGGCGGGTACAGTCCGGTAGAAGGATTTGCAGGTGGAACTGGCGCCACCTTTGGTGCTGGCGGCGGTGGCGCTGGTGCTGTAGGCGGCAACGGTAGTGCTAGTGCTGCAGGAGCAGGGGGTGCCGGATCACCTTCTTCAATAACAGGTATAGGTTCTAATGTGTATTATGCTGGCGGTGGTGGTGCGTCCGGTGATAGTTATGGTGGTTCGGATGGTGGTATTGGCGGTGGCGGTCGAGGACAGCCTTCTGCTGGCGGCGCAACTAATGTAAATGGTACTATAAACACCGGCGGCGGCGGCGGAGGTGGTGGTGGTCAAAGTGGTGCAGGAGGATTTGGTCAAGGTGGTGCAGGAGTAGTTATTGTACGTCATCCATCTGCATACCCCACTGCAAATACTACAGGATCCAATGTGGTTGTTGCAAGTTCGGGTGGATTTGTTGTATACAAATACTTTAGCTCAGGTACAATAACATTCTAAGAATATAAAAATGACAACAAAAATAGTATTATCACAAATAACCGCTCCTGGCACAGTACCTGGACAACTTCTATCAACACAACAAAGCGGAAACGTTATTATTGTAGTTGCAAGTGAAGATGTTGACAGTTTTTTGCTTGCGGGAATGTAAGGAAAACAAATGGCAAAAGCATATAAAGTTTTAGGGCAAGCATTACCAAATCCTGCATCATATGCAGATTTATACTTAGTACCTGCAGGAGCAAGTGCAGTTGTATCTACATTAGCAGTATGTAATACATCTGCGGCGAATGTGACATTTAGAGCAGCTGTTAGAAAAGGCGGAAATGCTTTAACTACTGCACAATTTTTTGCATATGATGTGGCGCTTCCTGCTCAAGATACAGTAGGATTGACACTTGGTATTACTATGGCATCTGCAGATGTATTAACAGTATATTCATTTGCAGGGAATGTCACATTTAACTTATTTGGTGCAGAGATAACCTAATGGGAATGTTTCGTTTGACAGAGAAAACAGTCTCTGCAAATAGATTTAATGTTGGATATACAGGAAATGCGATTATTTCGCCTTTGAATACCTACGTTGCACCTTCTCCTGCACCATCGGGACCCGCACCAGCACCGCCTGTTATCAAGATAGGATACCTATTAGTAGGCGGTGGTGGTGGCGGCGGGCAAGCGGGTGGGGATATTGGCGGTGCAGGAGGCGGTGGCGGTGGCGGTGTTGTCCTCGGAAATGTAAATGTACCTGCAGGTACTCCTATTAGTTTTGTATGGGGAGGTGGAGGTGCAGGCCAACCATCAAGCAATCCAGGTCCACAGGCGGGCATCACAGGATCGAATACAACCTTAAGCGCACCGGGAATTACCACAGTAGTTGCACTTGGCGGCGGCGGTGGCGGTTCAGGAACAGGTGCTCCAAGTCCTGCTGCATTGTTAGGTCGTTCAGGGGGATCGGGTGGCGGAGGATATCCTACGGGAGGAACAGGTGTTCAACCAACATGGAATTCTGGCAATCCTGCAGTTTCTTCACAATATGGAAATGCCGGGGGGTCTAATCCCGCAGCAGCCTCAGAAGGAACGGGTGGCGGCGGTGCTGGTGGGGCAGGAGTATTAGCTCCGGCACCGGGTGTAAACAGAGCGGGCGGTGCAGCTTTGCCTATTGCTGCATTTTCTGTAGATGTTGCGGGAGGGGGAAACACTGCTCCTACTACCTGGAGTGTGACCTCGAGCGGATCACCTGGTTCGTCTGGCGGTTTCGGAGGGCAAAGTTCTTCTGGTTATCCTGCGTCAGGTACTTCTGGCAATGGCGGTGGCGGATTAATTATATTAATGGTACCAACTTCAAGTTATCCTGGAACTGCTGTTGGAGCTACAGTAACAACACCCGGGGCAGCCCCAGGAATGACAGTACTAACCTATACTGCAAGTGGAACCTATACCGCATAAACAATAATGTCCATAAAAAGTATAAAATCTAGTAAAACTGCAAAAAATGCAAGATTAAACACTTTTAATCTTCCTACTGTAGTTAGTAATTTGAGTATAATACCCATAGGTACAGTATCATTTACGTCTGTACCTACAAGTATAGATGAAGGTTCTATTGCTAACATTAGTATTTTAACTTCGGGGCTTGCCGATTCTAAAATACTATATTGGACAGTTAATAATATTTCTACAACCAATGCAGATTTTATAGCATCAAATGGTACAGTAAATGCAATTTTTGGTAGTGGCACTTTTGCAATAACTCCTTCGTTATATTATTTGGAAGGAACTGAAACATTTAGAATAGATATTAGATCAAGTTCCGTTACTGGTAATATACTGGTAACAAGTAATATTATTTCAATAAATGATACAAGTACCATAGATCCTCCAGTAGTTGAATACTTAGTAGTTGCTGGCGGTGGCGGTGGTGGCAATTACGGTGGTGGTGGTGGCGCAGGCGGTGTCAAGAGAGCTGCTTCATATCCAGTAAATCCATACACACCATATACTATTACTGTAGGCGGTGGTGGCTTGGGAGGATTAGGTTTCCCTGCTATTCAATCTGGTACCAATGGCAGTGATTCCCAATTTACACCTGCAATCGTTTCCACGGGGGGTGGTGGCGGCGGAAAATATTTAACTGCAGGCAATCCCGGAGGTTCAGGGGGTGGCGGTGGTATGGCAACAGCCTCTCCTGGAATTGTTCCCGTCGGCTTAGCGTCGCCAGCTGGACAAGGAAACAACGGTGGTGCTGGCAGATATAATCCTTCTGCCCAAGTTGGAGGTGGAGGCGGTGGCGCTGGATTCTACGGAGAAGATGGACCAACAGCTGCAGAAGTTCGCGGTGGAGCCGGTGGTTATGGCATTATATCCTTTATAAATGGATCAAACCTTTATTATGCTGGCGGTGGCGGTGGTGTTGCTGTATCTGGAGGTGGAGGCGTTCAAAGCGCGGGTGGCGCTGGAGGCGGCGCTGCAGGTTATACGGGTCCTGGTTCTGGATACGCTGCAAACGGTTTAGTAAATACTGGCGGTGGCGGTGGTGGCGGTGGCGCTGCTGCGTTTGCAGCATCCACAGGAAATGGTGGGTCGGGTGTAGTTGTCATTAGACATTCAAATGTCTACGCACTTGCAACCACAACAGGTTCACCAAATGTAATATATTCCAATGCCAATATTATTTACCAATTTTGGCAATCTGGCACAATTATTTTCAATTAATTAGTTAATAAATAAAAAGACATAGTGTTTAATAACACGTAATCTAAAGGAGAAAAAAAATGGCACATTATGCACACGTAGAAAATGGTATAGTAACTCAAGTTATTGTGGCTGATCAAGATTTTATCAACTCAGGCGCAGTCGGTAATCCTTCATCTTGGGTACAAACAAGTTATAATACACAGGGTGGCACACATCGTAACGGTGGCACACCATTAAGAAAAAATTATGCAGGCATTGGGTTTGTATATGATGCAGGTAGAGATGCATTTTATGCACCTCAACCATATCCAAGTTGGACTTTGGATGAGGAAACTTGTTATTGGAACCCTCCGGTAGCACAACCCACTCCTGTCATGCCGACGGAAACTGAAGCAGGTACATTCTACACATGGAATGAATCTACTACATCCTGGGATGCTCAAACCATTCCTGCCTTAGGTACCCCAGCTTAATCTTTCGGATAAGCACCGACCCGTTTGGCAGACGGGTCGCTTGACTTCTCGAGTCAAGTATTATATAATTATCCTGTGATCAAATAAATCCCTAAAAAATTGTGCTCTAAGCACTCTTTTTCTCAGTTTTTGAGTGGGATAAACTATAGGAGAAAATATGGATATTAGTTTAAAAACTAACAGTGCAACCATTGGTAGTTTAGCAGCGAACATCTTAAGAACCGTAGGATTTATTCTTGTTATATGGGCAGTAACACTGGCATGTAAAGCGAGATTAAATCATATTAAAGAGACACAGGTGGACTGGCCACATAACTATGTTAGTGCCACTACAAAGATAAAAGAACTAGATTGCCTAACTAAAAACATTTATTGGGAAGCGGCATCCGAACCATTCGAAGGAAAGGTTGGAGTAGCACAAGTAACAATAAATAGAGTAGAGTCGGGCAAGTTCGCAAGTTCGATTTGTGGAGTAGTATACCAAAAGAATATCTTTTATGAGAAGGTTATTTGTCAGTTTAGTTGGTATTGCGAAAACACTCACAAGATTAGACCCATACACAAACAATTATGGGCAGAAAGTGAGTTGGTGGCTAAGAAAGTTCTATTAGAAAATTTTAGGCTTCCGGCATTGAAGAATGCGTTGTATTATCACGCAGATTATATTAATCCTGGGTGGAAAAACCCCAAAATTGACCAGATCGGTAGACACATCTTTTACGGAGATAGAAAATCATGAACTTCTTTAACATTAACGCCATTCGAAATTTTGTAAATGAGCATTTGCATAAAATTTCTGCTGACACTTTGGGTTGGCTGGCGGCGATAGTAATACATTGCGCCACACTACCATCATTGTTGGCATTGATTACAGGAATAAGTGATAACACACCCAGTCTTGATGTTGTGCTGATGATGTGGGCAGGGTTAGTTTTGTTATTTGCCAGAGCAATCGTATTGAAAGATTCTCTCAATATTATTACAATAGGAGTAGGATTCATAGCACAGGCATCGTTGATGGCGTTGGTATTATTCAAATAATATGAGCAAACTTGCATTATATGGTAGGCCATACGTGGTTTTTGATGCAAAAAACAAAGATCATAGACGATGGTTCGCTGATTTTAACAAAAGCCAAACGTGGTCTCATTGCCCAGTTAGATTTGTAATTGATCATGACCATGGTGATCTTGTAACTATGATTCAAAGAAATCTAATTCAATATTATGTTGACAGAGAATTTAAGACAGGTTGACACCTAATCGAAAAGGTGTTATAATTAGAGTATGAAAATTGCACTTACATCAGACATTCATCTAGAGTTCGAAGAATGGGTTCCAGTTAATCCAGAGAATGCCGACGTCTTAATTTTATCTGGCGACATTTGTCTTGTTAAGGACATTCGAGACAGAGATCTTTATGGTGTCATGGATCGGTTTGATCGTTCCAATATGCTACACAGATTCTTCTCTGGTTGTTGCGAAACATATAAGAATGTTATTTATATCATGGGCAACCATGAGCATTATCACGGGGACTTTGCTGAGTCTTATAAATTACTAAAAGATAAATTAGGTTATTTGAAAAACCTTCATATCTTAGAAAAAGAGATTGTAAAAATTGATGATGTGACATTCATCGGTGGCACTCTTTGGACAGATATGAATAAGGAAGATCCTATTACACTAATGCACATGAAAGGTATGATGAATGACTTTCGATGTGTTCTTAATGGTAATCGTGTAGTAATCTTTAAAGATGAAGATGGAAAGTTTCATAAACGTAATGCTCGTTTCACACCAGAGGATGCGGTGTTAGAACATAAGAATATGGTGGCATATATCAAAGAAATCGTATCAGAGAAACACGATCAAAAGTTTGTTGTAGTTGGACATCATGCACCTAGCAGGCAAAGCACACATCCAAAGTATAAAGATGAGACTATCATGAACGGTGGTTATTCATCTGACTTATCAGACTTTATTTTAGATAGACCACAGATCAAAGCATGGACACATGGTCATACTCATGAATTGTTTAATTATATGATTGGCAGTACCAGAGTAATGTGCAATCCTCGCGGGTATGTTCATTATGAAAGAGATACTGACGAGAAACAACCGTATTTGCCATTCGTGTTTGAAGTATGACAGACGACGAATGGAATCAAGTATATGAGGGGATGGTTGTCCGTTGGGGCAATCGTCTTCCCTCTATTGACAATGAACCAATTAGATTTAAATACTATTTAGATCTGTATCTATACTATAGAAAAAGAGGTATGTTATGAGCATTGATGTAAAAGCCATGATGAATAGAGTTAAACAAATGACCTATCATGAGGTTACGATAGAGTTATATGAACCATTACATTTTGACGGTTCACCTGCACCATTTGATATGACTATCAATGGCGACATGCTAACAGCAAATATACTTGCAGAATCATATAATAAAGCAGAACAAGTTTTGCAAGATTATGTACGGAGGAATGATGTTCTTTAAGCAAGTAGACAAAACTGATGTATTATTCGAAAAATTTAGTAGTAAACCGTATGATACTACTCTGTCTTGGACAACCAATCGAAAATTCAAATTGGATCCGCTCTACTCGAAAAAAACATATACTTATGAGAATGAGCCAATTGACATAGAAAAACCCTTTAAACTATGGGAAATTCCGCAAGATAAAGTGCTTGACAAGTGATGCAAAAGGCTTTATAATATAGACATAGTAATGTAAAGGAATTGGTATGAACAACATTCAAATTGACGGTTTGACGCAAGACCAATGTGATATGCTCGATGTCATGTGGACTCTTGATTCTGAAGAAGAATTTTTAGAATGGTATGAGAATATACTATCACCCAAGGAACAGTTGCAGTGTGATTTACTACAAAGACTAGTTCTTTTAGAGACCTTTGATGAACAGATGTCCCATGAAAAGAAATTCCCTAAAGCAAATGATGTGTTAAGAAAGTTTAGAAAATGATACTTGATAAAGCCTACACACCATACAAAGAAGTTAAATCAATAGAATTGACTTATGACCAGGTTGATGCCATCATAATTGAAGATTTACAGGAAGCAATAGAAATGAATTGGAATGATTCAGATTTACGACCTGCTTTGATAAAAGTCTTAAGTTATTATATGAATCCCCATGAATTCAAATACTATAACCAACATATAAATGACAGACGCAGCCACAAAGATAACTAAAGACGGATACTATCAAATTAGTGTCAGACTAGCCGATGGTTTTAGATTCAAGATTCCTGCTAGGGGATTTAACTTGAAATCATTACTCGAGTTTGAGCAGTCTTTAGACTCTGTCAAAGAACATTCATTTAAAGAAATTACCAAAAAAGAATTTGAAAAAATGACTATTGGTACTGAGGAAAAACAGGCATACAGGAAAAGAAAATGAGTACGGATCAGGACAAAATAAAGCATAGTTCCAGATTACATCAGGAAGAAGTGCATATTAAGAAACAGGTAAAGATTGCCAAATCAGCCGGCATACATGTAGATGAACCGCATAAGTTTGCTAAGCATCACGCAATGGATTGTGGTAATCCTAAATGTCCAGTATGTAGTAACCCTAGAAAATTGTACAAAGAATTAAGTATTCAAGAAAAACGATTCTTTCAGCCTGGGTTACAAGAAGAAGGTAACGACTAAATGGCAATAGTAAAAACATTTGATGTCAACACAATGCCAATACCTTCCTTTGATATTGAAGATATTAGATTTAGTGCGAAAGATTATGCCATTGGCGGAAAAATGGTGGATGCAGCATATTCTGTATCTTATCTCGACGCAATGGCATGGAAACCAAATTTTGAGGATTATGTTAAAGAACAACTTGCGCAACAGATGGCAAGGTATATGTTAAATAATAAGTTAATTGAATTTACGAAAAAATCAAACCCAAACAGTGATGATATTACCTATAGAGCACGTTGCTATTTGACAACAGATGATACTGTCAAAATACTTAGAGTACATGAAAGATGAGATACTGGTCTTATTCTGAACCTGATATAGATGTATCGGTCACCCTATCAGAAAACGCAATATTAACTTCATACTTTCCAAAATGGTATGAATTAATGGCAAAGGCAGGCAAAGATATACCGGCAGATGCTAGGATAACTGAAAGAATGTGTATTGATGATTGGATTGCAGTACACTGGGCTTATGAAACTGATAAGTTTGGAACACCGATCTAAAAGGTAAAACCTTTTTATTAACCTTACGCTCTGAAGGGTTATACTTGACATTTTAGCCAAAAGGCTATATAATAATGACATGAACAGAAAAAAGAGATCCGATCGTAGACATATCGTATACAGCATCACAAATGCTGTTAACGGTGAGTACTATATAGGCATTACACAAGGCTTTCGTCAGAAAGACCTCAAAATCCGCATACAAAAGCACATTCGCAGAGCATTGACTGAGGGTAAGTCCTGGGCTTTATGCTGCGCTATAAGGTCCTACGGGGTCGAGGTGTTTGTCCCACAGATCATTGAGGTCGTCAGGGGCAAAAATGCTGCTCACATGCTAGAACGCGAGTTAATTGGTGAGTACTCACCAACATTGAACACACAGTAACCCTACAGAGCGTATGGTTTTAGGTTGTGTCTTTTTTCGAACGGTGTTATAATAAGCACATAGCAACAAAGAAAGGATCAAAGATGATTGACAAAGAACTCCCAGAAGTATCAAGAGATATAGCCCGCAAATTGTCAGAGGATGCGATGGCTAGGTTTTTAGCACAAGGCGGATCGGTTGAACAACTTAAGGGTCGTAAGAATCCCAAAGGTCAGACTGCCAATGGTAAGAACAAGGGTGGCGGCAAGATCATGCATGACCCGACTGCTCGATTTCCTAAGAAGGATTAAAATGCGCACAAAGACTTTCATCGATGGTTTTAAGAACTCACAAAAAATACGTGTGATAATTGATGGGTTTGGAATCTATACAACTGTGGGTGGCGTTGGTAGTGTGTTTGCTACTCATAGTCTTCGGCAGGCTGCGTGTGATGGTGTTCTGCGTTTATCGTATTTGCGATATGAGGCAAAGAGAAAAGGTGAGGCGTTACCTACAGGTTGTGGTATGACCAGTTATAATACGACTCAAATAGGTAAGCAAGTTCAAGTTGATTTAATTTAAGGAGCAAACTATGAGTAAAATGTCAGAATTAGATGCAGAGATTAATGATCTGCTTAGCAGTACAAATCTTATGATTGATGAGATTGCAGCAGTTTTAGATATTCCCGTAACTATGGTTGAGAATGTTGTAGCATATCGTTGGCAGCGTATTGTCGAATCTGTCGGAGAGACTTCTTGAACAGATTGGATATTGTAAAACTAGCATCGAGTGTGGGTGCCGAGGTCGAAGGACCAAACTGGGTATTTACATTAGATCAGCTAGAAGAGTATACCAAACAGGCTCAACCTAAACCTTTGGATATGCATCGCATTGATGAATATCTTCCAGCCTGGGCATATCTCGAATTGACTTCGGGTATGCGTGAAGAAATTGTTCAAGTAATTCAGAAACAACTTGGAGTTATATAATATGATGCCAGCAGGAAAATATTATATTGGCGACTTATGCCATATAATGACAGATAGCGAATGGCTCGAAATATGTGAGCTTACTATTCAAGGTAGTCGAGTCATTGACGGCGAATTCCAATTAAAAGATGGTCGTAAATTTGCAATGTACAGTACAGCGTACGGCGACGGTGTGTACTATGATTATTATGGTCATTCGTATAGCGTAGACTCAGGGTCGATTGGTTGCATTCGAGAAAAAGATGTTAATTATGTTGACAATTTTACTCAATTTTTGGATGTAGGTTCTATTCTTGAATTTGATACAGATTTTGTAACAGGTGGTGGTCGAGGTACACCTGATTGGGAAGGAACAATTCAGTTTGGCCATGTGGTAATTGAGACAAATCCAGTTGAAGAGGAGTATTGATATGGGTTTAGATATGTATGCTTTTCGTGTTAGGACAGAAGATGCACTTGGCGATTTTGAGATTGCTAAGACTGCAGATGAAAAGAGAGTAGAGTGTGAGGAAATCATGTACTGGCGCAAGCATCACGATTTGCATGGCTGGATGGAACGTTTGTATCGTGAAAAGGGCGGAACCAAAGAATCATTCAATTGTGTACCCGTTCGTCTGACAATGGAAGATTTACAAAATCTTGAAAAAGATGTGCTAGCTGATAATCTACCGCAGACACAAGGGTTCTTCTTTGGTACTAATCCTCCAGATGCAGAGTCAATGCAGCATGACATGGATTTTATCAGCAAAGCCAAGGTAGCTATTGCAACAGGCGATGCTGTTTATTACGACTCATGGTGGTAATATGATTAGATCTTTGATGTGGATATTTGTATACTTGTGCCTTCTATGTGCATTTTCAATAGAAGCAGAGTATACTGACGGCACCTATATCTCCCTACGAGGTTGGTATAAATAACTAAAAAGGTTTTGACATGAGAATTCATTCCGCAGAAGTTGTCCCCACCATTAATCTTGTAACTGAGCTTAGACGTACAGATGCAGATTCTTTACCTCAAAGAGTAGAAGTGAAAAATACGCAATTTGTCGCGACAGTTGCAGACATCATTTATACACAAAGAGCCTTCATACAGGCCATTAAAGTCAAGGGATCTCAGCTCGACGTCACCCTTTAAAAGGTAAAACCTTTTTATTACCTTTAATAACCACACACTCAATAAGGTTTTCCTTGACAGGGTCTCCAAAAGCAATTATAATTATGGCATGAACAGCAAAAAGGAACAGATGATGAAATTGCATATTTGGACTCAGGATCAAGAGAACTACGGTGCTCATGATTGGGACGGCAAAGGTGAATGCCCTGAGTATTGGAAGATGAAAGGCGGCGAAGACTTTTTCGTCAAAGGCATTAAGAACGATACTGAGGCCACTACAGCAGTCATGGCTCTCCGTAGCTCTATCGAAGAGAACAGCCAATATTTCCGTCGAGAGGTAATCGGATGGGAATTGGTTTCTAACGACTATATGACAGACTTTGAAAAGTCTCAGTTTGAGCATGAAGGTCAGATCAGATTCAAAGCAAAGGAATTGGTATGGTAATTGATTATGGAATGTTTACTGCGGATGGCAACAACCGCGTACATAAGATTGTAGAGTTTGCCAAAGACAGTCTATTGGATTGGCAAGATGCCTATCAGATGCTAGAGGCATTGTCAAAGAAGGAAGGTTTCGAAGAAGCAACAGACACAATGGTTCGTGAACTGGTTTACGATGCTTGTGAGTTTACATCAGATTTTTACATTTAAGGAGTTAGTATATGAATACGGAAAACGATTTTTTGGTTGCGGTTATAGGTTTTGTAGTGTTTTTTGGTATGTTTTTCGGCGTGATGGCATATTGCGAAACCGCAAAAGCAGATTGTAGAACTGCTGCAATACAAAAGGGAATGACTGCGATAGAGATTCAAGGTGTGTGCAAATGAGCAAGTTTGAAGCAATGGCATTGAGTGTGGCGTTTGCAGTTATAGTTGTCTTAGTTGCACCAATAGCCACAATATGGGCATTGAACACTTTATTTCCCAGTTTGGCTATACCACTTACATTTGAAACATGGGGTGCTGTTGTAATTTTATTCGGTGCCGGCAAGGCATCTATTACTAAATGAACAACGAACTAGAGCCAGGATGCTTGGCTATCATTATCGAATCAGTATTTGGACAATCGGTTGGTCAAATAGTACAATGTATTCGAGTAAAGGGCCAGCATTCGCTATATGGCCCAGTATGGTTAGTCAGATCACAGAATGAGCTGGTGTCCGAGTATGGCGGCAAAGGCCATACCATAGATGTACCTGCAAAATGGTTAAAGAAGATTAATCCAGATGATTTGGAAAGAAAGACTGACAAAAATATAGAACTTACCACGGAGTAAAAATGGATATCGACACTTTTATAGATAGTAATAGTTTTAACGTACAGTTTCAGTTCCCTAATCATGATTTAACTGAAGAAGATCATTACATAGAGTATCCTAAGATGTTTTCTGAGAACATTGTATATGATACTATCAATAGGGATCTTGAAACAGTATATGTGTATATGAAAGACGGTGAACCTGTAGCATGGTTTAACTGTAAGCAATTGTATGGCTACATCAAAGTATAAGTCAGAAGATCTACATCTGGGTGTTCCCGAGGTTCACCCATATAGTAATGTTCCGAAATCTCATCCAAAAGGAGGACTGGAAATGTTTTTAGATTTTTTAGTGGTATTGTTAACTATAGGTGTCTGTTGGTTAATAGCAGAAGTTATAGTTTGGTTAATATTTAATTAGAAAGCGAAAACCATGAGAAAGCGTGAGATTATGAAAAGGATTCGTTTTGAGTGGATTCGAAAATTGTGCTTGACTTCTAAATCAAAAGGCATTATAATTAAGATCTAGTAACTCGGAGAATACTATGCAGACACAGCAACAACACTTTCAGTATATGTTTTCAGCTATCAACAAAGTATATGACAAGTACTCTGATGATGCAGATGTGAAGCATTTGTACTATGCATTCAATAAACTTCAGACCAACACAAACGAGGGCAACATTGTGCATCAAATAACTGACAAAGAATCTGAGAAAATTAACAACACTAAAGTTTATACTATAGACTACAGTGATCGTGAGTATTCTGATGAGTTAGAAGTGTTAGCTGAACTGGCTATTTTTAACGAGACACAGTTTTATGCATCGCGTGATCTAGGTGGCTTAACTGTTTACTATGCTAAGCCAGAAAATAACGAGCCAGCTAAGCTAGTAGCATTCTATGACTATGAGCAACAACGTGGAACAGTTTTTGAAGATTGATAATGAAAGTAATAATCAATAAATGTTATGGTGGATTTGGTCTTAGTAAAGAAGCTGAGAACAAATACAAGGAACTAGCTGGTATCTCAGATCCAAACTTTTACGACCGTAGCATTGCAAGAGACGATGCGCATTTGATTGCGCTGGTTGAGCTGATGGGATCAGAGGCCAGCGGTAGGTATGCTGACTTAAGGATTGTGGAAATTCCAGATGACATTAAGTGGTACATCGAGGAATATGATGGATTGGAATGGGTGGCAGAAACACATAGGACTTGGGGTCAATAATGAACACCATTGTATTTGTTTTGATTGTGTTAAACAGTAATGGGCATTTTACCAATACAGTGATTCCCACAATGGAATTTAATACCTTTGAAAAATGTGAACAGGCTATTCGTGCATTTGAAACAGATGCAAAGGGTAAAAAAGGATATGTGGATATGCGATGTGTAAGGATTGAAAAATGAAAAAATATTTGGACCCGGATTTTATTATAATGTTTTTATGGTTTATTATACTACAGCCTTTGATATTCTTTTTGTCTATGGGTGTCTTCTTATCAGCAGTGTACCAAAGCATTTGGGGATAATATGAACAATCGAATCAAAGAACTTGAAAAACAATGCTGGAGTCATCGTGTTGACGGAGTTCTGGTAGACGGACATTTGCATTTTGATACGCAAAAGTTTGCCGAGTTGATTGTAAAGGAATGTGCTCTTACCGCAGGTTTGATGGAGCATGAAGGTCGCAAAGGTATCGGCGCACAAATATTAGATAATTTTGGAGTTGAAGAATGAACGAGCGCATTAGATCCCTTGCAAGACAAAGCCATTTAGATGTATATGGACTTGGTCTAGATAAAGTCAAATGGGAAGCTGTCCTAGGACAGTTCGCCGAGTCAATTGTCAGGGAATGTGCTGATATAGCAACAATGAATCAATATCAGCCTTTGACTGCTGGTACATATGTTCTTAAACATTTTGGAGTTGAATAATGTGGTCATTAATTATAGCGTTTATGATAGATACAGTCCCCGTTGAAGCACGGTACATTCAGTTGGCTGAAATGAAGACATATCAAGAGTGTAAAGATCTATCTAATATACTTAGGAAACATGGGCTCAACGGTGATACCTTTCTATTCTGTGTGGAGAAACAATAATGGCAAATAAAAGAGTAAAAATAGAACTATATGCAGAAGCACCTTATATGCAGGGTTATGCATCAGGATTGGCAACGGAACAATTCTTTAATCCATATGCTGATGTAGAAAATGCAGAAGCTGATGCTGAGGACTATGAGCGAGGTTACGAGAATGCTAAAGACGTAGAGAAAAATGATACTAAATACTGACAAGTATGTAGAACAAAGAATAGTTGAGTCGAGAAAGCAGGCACAGTACAGCCAACCTCCAGCAAACAGCTGGGATAACATCACAGATTACATTACATATACGCCGAATTGGCTGCATGCCGACGGTAGAATATACGCATCTGCCCCAGGTGAAGAGTATAGAGTAGCAGAAGTCAGCCCATATAATCCGAAGTTTGAGACGCAAATCGAAGCGGGAGTCTGGCCTATAGTAAATGCATTGGTAAATAAGGGATATCTAACTTGTGCAAGTTGCGAAGGACACGGCAGAGATTTGGATTGTTTCGTAAGTTTAGTCACACCAACACTCGAATCAGCAATAGAACTAGTCAATCTACTAAAAATCGACCCTTGGAAAATAACAGTAAAGACTGACAGATCAATCTGGGATTATACATCTGCTCTGAAAACAACTAAAAATACATTAGGTAGAGACGAATTAAAATTAAAAGTGTTTCCATATTATAATCGAATCTTTCGCCGAAACTACGATGAATACTTCTATATAGATATGCATTTGGCCAAGTATAGCGGATATGGTTTTATATGGAATTGGTTTACAAAGACACCGAGCAAGAAATATAAAACGGCAATGGAACAGATGACGGATCATATAACGAACAAACTACCGTATTCAATATATTAGTTTGTTGCATAATAAATAACTATATGCAAAAGACATATAGATCGATATTTATAAGCGATGTTCATCTGGGCACCAAAGATTGCCAGGCTGATAAACTAAATAATTTTCTAAAGCATAATACATGCGACACACTGTATCTGGTGGGCGATATAATAGATGCCTGGAAAATACAGCAAAACCGATGGCGTTGGAAACAATCACACACCAACGTAGTACGTAGAATACTGGGACATGCCAAGCGCGGCACTAAAGTAATATTCATTGCAGGAAATCACGATGAATTCTTAAGACCAATGATACCGTATGGTTTCAGTTTTGGTCTAATAGAAATACACAATCAAATAGAACATATAGGCGCAGATGGATTACACTATCTGGTTGTACATGGAGACATGTTTGATGGCATAACACGACTAGCACCATGGCTATCATTTTTAGGAGATAAAGCCTATGATTTCATTCTTAGTCTCAATAGCAAACTTGCTTGGATTCGTCACCGTATGGGTTTTGGGTACTTTAGCCTTAGCCGTTTTCTTAAGCACCGAGTCAAAAAAGCAGTAGATTTCATCTTCAAGTTCGAAGAGAATCTGGCTCAGTATTGTAAAAAGCGTGGCTTTGATGGTGTGATTTGCGGTCACATACATCATGCTGAGATTAAGGAAATCGACGGTGTGGCATATATGAACGACGGAGACTGGGTAGAGAGTTGTACAGCATTAGTTGAACACCACGATGGTCGTTGGGAAATAGTAACTTGGACAAGGGAGAATGACAATGAAGGTAAACAGATTAATCAGGAAAATGTACAAAGCAATACTAAGGGGCGACAAAAACAAAGAACGACGCCTTTGGTTCAAGGCAATGAGAAAGTCATTAAAGCATAAGCATACTGAAGTTATACGATGAAAACGATTTTAATTATAACCGATAATCTACCGGATCAAATAAATGGCGTTGTCACGACTTACAAAAACATTGAGATTTGCGCGTCTCGTGACGGTTATAACGTTGTGGTGCTTCATCCCGGGTGGTTCCGCTACTTTAATTGCCCTGGCTACAACGAAGTCAAGATTGCCTATCCCCGGCAAATGGGCAAGAAGATTGCGGAGATACGTCCGGATTATATCCACATCGCCACAGAAGGTCCTCTTGGTTTGTGGGCTAGAAAGTATCTTTCATTATGTAATTATCGCTACAATACCGCTTATCATACTAAGTTTCCAGAAGGACTTAATAAACTATTTGGAATACCTGAAGCATTTACTTGGCCTTTAGTACGTTGGTTTCATAAGCATTCCGGCAAGGTCCTGACGACCACAAACACAATGGTAAATGAACTAAGGAACCATGGCTTTGACGGCGAAGTAATACCATGGACCCGAGGAGTAGATAGAGATATATTTAACCCGACGCACAGAGTAAACACTATTAGCAAGTATATACTATGCGTATCACGCGTCAGTAAAGAAAAGAACCTTGAAGACTTTCTAAGTCTTGACTACCCGGGATATCTCAAAGTAATGGTAGGCGACGGCCCCATGCTGGATGCATATAAGAAAAAGTATTCAGACGTACACTTTACAGGCTACAAAACGGGTAAAGATCTGGCACAGTATTACGCAAACGCAGAAGTATTTGTATTTCCAAGTAAATGGGAGACTTTTGGAATTGTAATGATCGAAGCCATGGCCTGCGGAACTCCTGTAGCAGCATATAACGTAACGGGCCCAAAAGACGTAATAGATCAAGGAATAACAGGCTATATGGATACTTCATTAAGTACAGCAATAGATAAGTGTTTAAAGTTGGATAGAAACAACGTACATAAAGCAAGCTATAGATGGTCATGGGAAAACGCGTGGCGAATATTTAAAGATAATCTTATAAGTAAAGTATAAGGCCTTATTATAGGCCTTTTTTTACGGCTAAATGATTAGTTGTACTGAGAGTTGAATCAAATAGTTGCTTATAGAGTTGTGCGTAGAGTTGCTTATACAATATAAGATGCTGCTAGCGTTAGAGTTAGCAATATAAGATGCTGCTGAGGTTATTGCAATCGAGCCTATATTAGACGGTATTTATGTGGTAGAAAAGAGCGAATACGTAGCAATTACGAAGAATCCCACAGAGTCTTGATGTTTATTATAGTTCTTGATTTCTTAAAACAGAATTATTATAAAGCTTTCTGTTTAATCTCCAGGCGAAATATAACACCTTTCTATTATAATAAGAAATTATTAATCTAGTTTGGCTGGTTTGCACACTTGCACAGAGACCCGTTACCCTACTCAGTTAAAGGGTCTTTGCTTGACGGGGTATCCAAATTGTGCTATAATAGAGGCATGAACAGAAACAAGGAGCAGAACATGAGAACCCCATTTTTTATTGTAGCAATACGATGCGAGTATACCGGCAACCCTGTAGCAGCTACTATGCAAGTGTTCTCAGACCGCGAGGATGCATATGAAGCGGTTCGTGCGTACGAGCGCGCAGACCCAGGGCAAGGTGCGCAGGTCTGGGTCGAGCAACCCGTCGGTGGCTTTAAAGCAGTAGCGATGGTCGAGAACGACGAAGTTGTGTATTTTAACGAAGATGACGATGACGGTCAGCCCGACGAAGCTCAAGAATGGCACAGCTATGACCCTGATTGCTAAAGGGTCATAGCTTGACAGTTTGGTCAGAATGTGCTATAATTGAGACATAATTTAAAGAGAAAAGGAAATTAAAATGCAAGATTCACAAAAGCAACAATTAGACAGCTTATTAATTAGCGTGCAAAATGCTTTAGACGAACTCGGTTTAGACGAAAATGATGCTGTGCAAAATGCATTTAATGCTTTAGCATGTGCTATTGAAAATAATAGTAACCCTACAGACTGAAGGGTTATTTGAAAAAGATTTGACAAGTTAGCCAAAAGCACATATAATTACGGCATGAACAGAAACAAGGAACAGACAATGAATATAGTGATCAAACACAACCCCGGTAAGAATCGTTACGAGGGTTTTGTCGACGGCAAAATGGTTTCGCGTTCACGTCACGAATCATATGTAAAAGACCAGTTAGCTAAGCTGGGTTTTAGCGTAGGCGAGACACAGAACAATGTTACTGAGAAAGCATCAGAATTTGGTATCAACGAGCGCTTTAGCTTCGTAGAGCAGATGGTCGGCATGGTCGCTAAAAAGACAATTGCATCAGCAATTATCACAGGTCAGGGCGGCCTGGGTAAGACGCACACGGTGTTGAAAGCTCTTAAGACCAACGGCATGGCAGACACCACAGATCTCGCTAAGTTCGAGATTGGTGCTCGCATTAATACACCTAAGTCATATCGGGTGATCAAAGGCTTCTCTACAGCAAAGGGCCTGTATCGTACGCTGTTCGAAGGCAACGGCCAGGTGCTGGTGTTCGATGACTGTGACAGTGTGTTGACAGACCCCGTAGCATTGAATTTGCTTAAAGGTGCTCTTGACTCATACGGCGAGCGCTGGATCTCCTGGAACGCAGATATGAAGGACGAGGATCTGCCTAGGTCATTCAAGTTCACAGGTACGATCATTTTCATCTCGAACAAAGACCTCGAGCGTTTAGACCAAGCAGTTCGTTCGCGAGCAATGTGCGTTGACCTAAGCATGACACAAGGTCAAAAGATCGAGCGCATGGAAGTACTTGTAGCAGACCCCGAGTTTCTCGAGGATTACAGCACAGCCTACAAAGCAGACGCAATCAACTTTTTGCGTGACAACATGAACAGCATCAAGAATTTGAGTTTGCGTACTCTGATAGCAGCGACAAAGATTCGTGCAGAGGGTGGCAATTGGAAGAACTTGGCTAAGTATGTTATTACTCAAGGTGCGTAATTATAACACCAAAAGGGGCTGGGGTCAATACCCCAGTACCCCGAAGGGTTATTCTTGACACAACCACGAAACGGTGTTATAATCGAGACATAGTAACAAAGGAGCAGATATGAAAGAACTCAAAGCGTACGTAGAGAAGGCCAATCAGTGGAACGCGATCTTCAAGGGCCCTCAGTACTCGTTGTCATCGGCTACAGATCGCCAAAAGCTCGCTGATAAGATCTCCGGAGACCTCTCCCCAGAGCATCTGACATGCGACGGCGAATTACCCGCAGCAACAGTTAGAGCCCGTCACAAGCAACTGACCACAGTAGCAAAGCAGTTGCTGGCGCTAGACCCCTCAGTCAAGATGTATGAATTCGCTTAAGGAGCAACGCATGAAGGACTTAATCATAGACATAGAACCCCTGATGCGCGAAGGGTTTAACGCGTTTAGCATTGCGACCCTTATGGGCATAGATATAGAGCTCGTAGAGCAATGCATCGCATATATAGACGAACTGCGTTACCACGAGGATATGGCCCAAGACCCATACCGTATAGTATCCTAACAGGATTTTAGCTCTCTAGCACAGACCCCCCTAAATTAGCCAGTGAGGGGTCTCGTATGCTTATATAGCATATAGCAACCTGCTTATATTATCCATCCAAACCGAACCTCAAATAGTCCACACAAAAAAATTTCCCAGGGAATCTGAATCAAGATTCCGCTTCTAGGAAAAATCTTCAAATAAACCTCCTTAAAAAAATTTCCCAGAGAAAAATTATGCAAAATTCCGAATCTACTCCCTATACTATTAAATACATTGTGGCTGGCAATTATGAACAATACGAGGACTGGTTGAAACGTAAGAAAGTAGATCCCAGAGCATACCGATACGTAGAAAATAAGTATACACTCACAGGCGCCGTTAATATCTCTGGCTTTTTTATCGGTACATACCATTATCGTTCGGATATCGACGAGATCTTAATTGCAATCGCCACTTCCAAAAGAACCAAAGAGGACAGAGATAACTTTATTAATAAATTTATGATATAAATACATAATATAATAAAGGATCAATATGATTAAAAACCTAATACTTACGGCAGCTATGCTTTTATCTACTTCCATATATGCACAGCAGCCAGTAGAGAATAACGATCAAATTCCGGGATTATTTGATCTAAATAAACCAATGAAATGCTTACCCGTAAACAATATGTTCTTTGTATTACAGAATGAATTCGAAGAAAAGTTATCGTGGATTGGTAAAGTAGATAACACTTCATCTTATATAGCAATGTATAAGAATACTCAAACAGGCAATTGGACTTTAATACAACATGACAGTGCAGTAGGATGTTTTTTAGGATCTGGAAAAGACTCCACTCCACTTTAAATAGAAATTATATTATGTTCATCCCTGAAAAAGAATACAAACAAATAATCAACAAAACCGTCAATCTCTGTGTTGACGTGTGTCTACGATATAATGACCAAGTCATATTGATCAAACGAAAAGAAGAACCGTGTAAGGGTGTTTACTGGCCTATAGGTGGTAGAATCCAAAAGGGAGAAACCGCAGAGGCCGCCGCACGCCGAAAGATATCAGAAGAAATCGGAATTAAATTCAAGGGTAAACTGATACCTATGGGATATTACGAAGACCATTATACTGAGAACTCATTTCAGAAGAACACTTCGTATTCGACTTTGAGTATTGTATTTGCTGGAGATTTGGTGGGTCTTCCGAATATCTTACTAGATAGCACTTCTGACGATTTCGGTCTTTTCGACGAATTACCAAAAAGGTTTCGTGTAAAGATGTTTGAAGGTGTAACTGTATAAATATATGTGCGTTTCGGCCGTGACTGGCCGTAGGTAATAAATTAACTGAAAAAGGAAATAGTATGGAAGTTTTATTAGTAGTTGCGATTGTAGGTATCTTGGCATATATTGTATATGCTAGGTTGAATAGAGAAAATGCTGATGGTTCGCATCCCCTAGATGCTGTTACTATCGCAAAGGTTGAGGAAACAGCAGTTAAGACTGTTGCTGAGGTCAAAGCAGCCGAGGCTAAAGTTGAGAAAGAAATTGTTGCTGTTCTTGACGTAAATAAAGACGGTAAGGTTAATGTTGACGATGTTAAAGAAGTCGTTAAGAAAACCAAAACTGCCGTTAAGAAAAAAACAGCAAAGTAATTTTACGAATCTGATTTGACCATAATTTTATTATTTTATATGATAAACATAATAACTATAAAAGGAGTAAGTTATGGCAGATTGGGACTCTCACGCAGCTGAGGAAAAGAAGAATCCTACACCATTCAATCAAAATGCAATTCCACCTGCAGGCTATGTATCAGGTAATCCTGAGATGCTCAAAAGCGGTGGCGGTGCATTAAGTGCAGGTGGTGAATCGACAGTAGCATTAGATAAAGATGCAACCGATTGGATCAATAAGAAAATGCGACCTATGATGGGTTGGATTTATATGTTGACTTGTACTTGTGACTTTGTATTATTTCCAATTTTATGGTCTATGCTACAAGCATTAAGTGCAGGTGCAGTTACAAACCAATGGCAACCCTTAACACTACAAGGTGCCGGGTTATATCATATAGCAATGGGTGCCGTTCTTGGTATTGCTGCTTATGGTAGAACTAAGGAAAAAGTAGCAGGCGTTGCAAGCTAAACAAATGGTGGGGCAATCCCACCATTTTAATTGACATCTATATCAATAGGTGTTATAATCATTTTTTATATTTTAGGAGTTGATATGGCTAATCATAAAGAACGCGATCCAAATACCACCAAATCTGGTAAACCAAAACTACATTCAAAGCCTTTAGCAGAACTTCAGGCTATGGTGAAGTCTGCAAGACCAAAAAATGTACTTTCAATCAATAAAGCAATAATGAAAAAAGTTGGCAGAGGTCGTTAATGACAATAACCTATAGTATGCCGCCACCTAGCGACTTATTTCAAAATTATCTTAACGATGCAAACAACAATGCCAATCAGTTAGCACAGTATGTAAATGCTACAAGCGGCATTACGCAAAACGAAGCTAATTTTAATATGGTGCGATTTAAAAATCATCGTAATCGAGCATTGCGGCAAAATTTTAAAAATAAATTTTCAGGAAAAATCTATCTAACTGATCATATTTTCCATGCAGTTAGATATACCCCGCCAAACGCAAAGATTGAATTCTTTAATATGCAAAAAGCGCCGGAAATTTTTCATAATTCCATTGTTGTACTAAGTAATAACAATGTTTATGTGGATAACAGATTAGAAAAATATGTAAACTTGTTTTTAAATTCGGAAAGCTCTATTTTTGTCATATGGGATTTTGACAATCACCATTGGTTAGCACTTTCTGGAGCATTGGCAGCATTATCAGATTTATATGTACCTACACACAGTGATAATTTAGAAGGTTTATCTAGATTTAATAATATAATGGCAGGTCCAGTTAGTTCTGGAACTATACAATGGACAAAACAATACATATTGGATAATAATACCATTGTTACTAATACTGTAAGAACAAATGATCCATTAGGTACACATATTGAATATCCTCAATTTATTAATAGACAAAAAACGTTACAAATATTACATAAGACTCTTTCTAGTGTAAAATTAGTGGATGGTTCTTATCATGATCGAGATATGTTGGATCGTTTTACAGAATGGTGTAGTCATAAATCACATTGGATCGTACCTGTTCTTAATGATGCCCCAATTAGAATATTTGACTCACTAATTACTGGCGGAGTTCCTATTATTCCAAGAGCATTAAAATATCATAAGGATATTGTTAATATTTGGGATCATGTTTTATTTTATGATTATGAAGATATTCACAATCCTATTCCTATTACCGAAGCAGCCAATCGAAAATTTGATTCTGAAGGATTACAAGGTATTATGAATAGACAATCTATCGTTATGAACAATTATCATGTGGACAATCGTGTCCAAACTATTTTGAAAGCAGTACAAGATGAATTCGATATCCCAGGATTGGTATAAAAATACTAACCCAGAAGAACAAAAAATATTTCGAGAATGGTTGCAGGGTCTGTTGAAAACGGAAACTGTTTGCTTGACTTTTCGGAAGAAAGATGATACAATAAGGGAAATGAAGTGTACCTTAATTGAATCTAAACTACCCCCAATCGAAAAGAAGACGGATCGTGTCCGAAAAGACAATGATGACGTCATTTCTGTGTTCGATCTTGAAAAGAACGAATGGCGTTCTTGTAGGTATGATTCGATTAATCAAATTAATTTTACCCTTGGAGCATAAATGGCAACAAAACGTGAACATGATGCAAGTAAGATTATAAATTCAGAGCCTTTGGTTTCTAAACTTGATCCTACGTCTGATAATTATACTATCACATTGATGAGAATTAATAATTGGTATAGTGCAGAAAAAACTCGTGCGGATTCCTACAAATATTATGTTCAGTATGTTAAAAAGAATCGACCAGCAGATGTAAAATATTTTGCCGAGGTCGAAGAGAAGGATGTTCATATTACGTATGGTTGGATGGCACGTATGTTACTTCAAGGTGCTACTATATCTGACCAACATATCAAAGCATTTGATAAAAATTTAACCGATTTAATTGATTTGGGCAAAGCAAGATTATTAGCAAAAGAAACAGTAGTTAAGGTTGCAGTAGCAACATCTACAGTTAAACGAGTTTCCATACAAGATGCTATGAAAGAAAAAGCATCTGAGTATATTGGTGAGCTTGAAGGTGCAGTTGATGAATTTTGTGTAAAAGATGCCGAATTTAATCTTTATAACCATTTAAAAAGTAATCAAATTCCAGCGCCGTATACTTCGGATGTTAAAGTATGGGCACAAAAGAAACTTAGTCAGTGGCAAGAGGTTGCAGAAACAAAAGATTCGCAAGTTGTCGAAGGATATTCCAATTTTCCGAAAAGAAAGATTACAAAGATTGTAAAAATGTTTGAATCCTTTATCGACGATTGTGACAAATATGGACAGTTTAAGAAAGCAAATCGTAAGCCAAGAGCAACTAGAGAAAAACCTGCAATTACACAAATTAAGAGTTTGAAATATAAACTTAAAGATGATGAATTAGGTATTACATCTGCAAAAGCTTTTGATCTTGTAGGTGCAGAACAAGTATGGTTATTTAACACCAAAACTCGTAAACTCGCAGTATATACATCCGAGTCCACAAAAGGAATGACTGTTAAAGGCACAACTTTACAGAATTGGTCTCCAGAAAAATCTAAACAAAAGACTTTGCGTAAACCCGAAGAACAAATTAAGGATTTGATGGCATCTGGTAAAGTTAAGTTAAGAACTTTCCTAGATAGTATTAAATCTAAGGAACAGGCTGTCAATGGTAGGATAAATATAGATACAATCATCCTAAAAATTACGAGGTAACCATATGGCAGGAATAAGTTTAAGTTATTGTCAACTAATTAAAATAGTATTGTCTCAAATTGGAGGCAATCCTTTACAGCAAACATATACTCAGTTAAGTCAGGGGTCAAGACAGGTTATTGTGGGTACAGGCATTCCTGATGGACTGGCTGAGGTAAGAAATGCGATTGAAACTATAACAACTGCAATTAATACAGCATCTGCGGCAATATCATCTGCACAAGATTATATTGAGGCCGTCAATTCACAACTTTATGTTAATCCAATTGGTGCAGCTGAAAGTTTAGCAAATACTGCAATACTATTTAAACTGGTTCCTGTAAATACGAGAATTGGTGTGGTAAATGCATACATATCTAATCCTAATGCCAACCCTTCTTTCTCAGTAACATCGCCTTATACCACAGCATCTGAGGAATTGACTGCTTTGGGACAACAAAAATTATTATTGGATCAGGCGGGAGCCGAACTTGCACAGTTTAAAACTTATACTGATAGATTAGCAGGCACCTCTACTTTATCCGGGGCGGAAGCTGCGGGAGGTTGTTCTTTGCAAGATTTATTGGGGAATGGGTGTAAGCCAAATGATGCTGTTCCGGATGTAGATTTAAAAGCCCTAATAGAAGGACTTAAACAAGGCGATTTAATTAAGGCAATTGCAAGGCAAATACAATTGGCAACAAGTTATGATCAATACAGTACAGCATTAACAAATTTAAAAAATACTGTAAAGAATTTTAATGACTTATTTAATATTCGTATTAATAAGGCTGCTATACGAGCTGCACTATTAGCTCAAATAAATCAAATTGTATATAATCTTTTATCAGGTTGTTCTGGGGAAGTATTAGATTTAACTTTGACAGATAATACTAAAAGTTTAATTGCTCCGTATGTGGCAATATTAGAATCACAAAGAGAAGGAACTGCGTATATAGATCCTAACGGAAATGTAGTAACAGTAACGAATACAACAGTTAGTTTAACGTAAAGACATATCATGATAGTAGTTGACTTTAATCAAACCGCCATTTCTAATTTAATGGCGGAAGTGGGTGGCCGAAACGATATTGAAATTCAAGTGCCGCTACTTCGGCATATGATTTTAAATTCTATTCGAGGATATAAACAAAAATTTGGCAAAGAATTTGGTGAGATTGTTATCGCATGCGACAATCAAACATACTGGCGCAGAGAATATTTCCAATACTACAAGGCAGGTCGCAAAAAAGCTAGAGAAGAATCTGGCTTTGATTGGAAAACAATTTTTGAGGCATTAAATCTTATTAGAAGTGAGATTGAATTATTCTTTCCATATAAAGTTATAAATGTCCCAGGTGCAGAAGCCGATGATATTATTGCAGTATTGGCAGAGTGGTCTCAAACCAATGACACAAGCAGTGTTCTATTTGATGAACCTAAACCATTCCTTGTACTTTCAGGAGATCATGACTTTATTCAATTACAAAAGTATAGTAATATAAAACAATTTTCCCCGGTGCAGAAAAAGTATGTTAAACCCGACATTAGCCCGGAAAAATACAGTTTTGAGCATATTATTCGAGGGGACAAGGGAGACGGTGTTCCCAATGTATTGTCTGCAGATGATAGCATAGTAACAGGTACAAGACAAAAGCCAATCCGTCAAGATAAAATCGATACTTGGTATAAAGATTTTGATACTATGCCGCAGGATGCAGAATTTAAACGTAATTATGAACGAAACAAAGTATTAGTTAGTTTTGATTCTATTCCTGCACATATTAAAGAATCGATTATAAATACCTATGAGGAAAAGCCAATGAAGGATAAAAGTAAGTTGTTGGATTTTTTTGTTGAACATAAAATGAAGAATATGCTAGAAGTAATAGAGGAATTTTAAAATGAAAACTACTATCCCACAAATATTTGATGAAGTTGAAAAAGCATCCAATAAAGAAACCAAAATTAAAGTATTAAGGGCATACGACCACCCAATCCTAAAAGGTATGTTACAAATTAATTTTGACCCAAATGTAAAAATAGATTTGCCTGAGGGCGAACCGCCATTTAAGAAAGATACATCCATTCCTACAGGATATTCTGAAACTAATTTATTTGCAGAATTTAGACGTATGTATATTTGGCTTGAACCAAATGTTAATTTAACTAGATTTAGAAAAGAACAACTTTTTGTACAAATGTTAGAAGGAATACATTGGACAGAAGCAGAAGCAATTTGTTTGGCTAAAGATAAAAAATTACAAACTAAATATAAGTCTTTGAAAGAAGATCTTGTGCGGGAAGCATTCCCAGGATTACTACCAGAAAAGAAAAAGGTTGAGGCAACTAAACCAAAAAAGGATACGTCTTTGAACGCATCCTGACCTGGTTCAAAGATAAACCAGAACAAGAAGAAAAAGAAAAATGGTCAGAACTAGGGGCACTGCCTCCCGATCCTGTACATGATAGCCGTTTATTTTTGAATCATCAATACAGAGCATTTGACAAGAAGTAAAAAAGGTGTTATAATTAATTTATATTAATGGAGTTACTATGAGTATGCATCTTGAGGGTCCTTGGTTATCATCTTTGGGCAAAAAACGAAAAAAACAAAAGTTTCGTAATGCTGAAGAAGCAAAACGTCATCGAGAATTAACCGCCCAATGGGAAAAAATGGTTAATGACTACGGCACCAATAAAACACAAAAAACAAAACAAGAATCTTTACAGTATTCGTTATCCGTCCCTGCAGGTAGGATTACTAATACACATATTAAAAGTTTAGACACGGGTCATACTGGAGCAGTGGCGAGTAAAGCCATTCCTCAATATACAGGAACAAAGATGTTAGGAATTGGCACTATGCACAAATCTAATGCGGTTCCGATATTTACAGATGAAGAAGCAAAATCTATTTCAAGCATGAGGCGTTAATGAAAGTAGTTATAGTTACAGGCGGGTTCGATCCTTTACATAAAGGACATATCGAGTATTTTAAAGCAGCCAAACAATTAGGTGATAGACTAGTTATAGGTGTTAATTCTGACGAATGGTTGACTAGAAAAAAAGGCAAACCATTTATGCAATTGGAAGATAGATTGTCCATATTAGAACAATCTAGTTTAGTTGATAAAGTTATTACTTTTGATGATAGCGATGGATCTGCTAAAGATGCGATACGTGTATCAATGTTACATTATCCTATGCCTAATACTAAATTTATTTTCGCAAATGGCGGAGACAGAACACAAGAAAATATTCCAGAAATGGATATAGTGGAACCTAATTTAGAATTTGTATTTGGTGTCGGTGGCGAAAATAAAATGAATTCTAGTTCTTGGATTCTTCAAGAATGGAAGTCACCTAAAACCGAAAGACAGTGGGGTTACTATAGAGTTTTGCATGAACAAGGTAAAGAAGTTAAAGTAAAAGAATTAACAGTAGAACCAGGAAAATGTTTAAGTATGCAAAGGCATCAAGATCGAGCAGAACATTGGTTTGTATCTGAAGGAACCGCAACCGTCTATACTATAGACTCTAGCACAGATATTGATCTACTTGGAGTATATCAAAAATTTGATAGTCTCCATATTAGTAAAACAGAATGGCATCAGCTTTGCAATGAAACTGACAAGCCATTAAAAATTGTAGAAATACAATATGGTGAAAATTGTGTTGAGGAAGATATTGAAAGGAAAATTTAATTATGTCAATCCCATCCAGTCCCGCAGATCGTAAAGTAATTTTAGACTGCATGAAAGAAATTAGTGCCTCAATGTCTCGCGCTGAGGGTGAACGAGAGTTTATGAGAGAAGCAATTAAAGAAATTTGTGAAAAATATGAATTGTCTAAAAAGACGTTTCGTCGTATGGCAAAGGTATATCATAAACAAAACTTTAGTTTAGAACTTGAAGAGCACGAAGAGTTTGAAACAATGTATCAAACAATTACAACATCTACCACAATGGCAAAAGACAATGTATAATCAATTTATTCTTGAAGCCAAATATCTAGATAATATCAAAAGAGTTAAACGTAAATATCTTGTTGGCGTATATGCTAATTTAGATAAAGTAGAGGAAGCTAAAAAGAACTTACTTGCGGAAGAAACCAAGTATTCTTTGCGGTTTTCCATCATTCCTCACTTTAATCCCTTTCTCGAAAAAGTTGCTTGACTTCTTATCCAAATGGTGTTATAATAAGACATTAAGGAGCAAACATGAGCAACATCTACAATATTTTTGAACAATTAGCATCAGACAATTCTCGTCTTGTTAAGGAAGCAATTCTTATTAAGAATAAAACTAATTCTCTTCTTCAAAGAGTATTTTATTTGGCATTAGATCCCTTTGTTCAATTTTATATTAGAAAAATTCCTAGCTACGATACTGCATCTGAAATTAATCAGAAATCCTTGGAAGAAGGATTAGATCTTCTTAGTGTACTTTCAGATCGTGTCATGACAGGTAATAATGCAATTAATCATTTACAATTTATTTTAGGATCGGTTAGTAAAGAAAATGCAAAAATCATTGAGCGTATTATTGCAAAAGACATGCGTTGCGGAGTCTCCGAGGCAACCGTTAATAAAATTTGGCCAGGAGCTATCTCGACATACCCAATTATGTTGGCTTCTGGATACGACCAAAAGCTCGTCAACAAAATTGAACTCCCGGCGTTCGTTCAACTCAAACTCGACGGCATGCGATTCAACGCAATCGTTAAAGGCGACACTGTAGAGTTTAGATCTCGCAATGGCAAAGAATTAAATATTCCTAATCAATCATTTTCGATTCCATTTATTAAGATGGCGGAAAAGTATGGTCAAGATATGGTGTTTGATGGTGAACTACTTATTGCAGACTTTGATGGCAAACCTGTCAACAGGCAAACAGGTAATGGCATTTTATCCAAAGCAATTAAAGGAACAATGAGTGAAACAGAAGCGTCTAATGTTCGAGCAACATTGTGGGATGTTATTCCGTACACCTCATTCACTAAGGGTGAAGATAATACCCCATATAAGGATAGAATGTCGGGATTAGAAAACGCTATTACCTATGTTAATGATACTTTTAGACAATTTAGACATTACATTAATTTAGCTTGGACTCAAGAAGTATCCACTCTTTATCATGCACATTCTATTTTTGAGAAATTTCTTTCGGATGGACAAGAAGGTATTATTTTAAAATCCAAAACAGGTATTTGGGAAGATAAACGATCTAAAGAACAAGTTAAATTCAAAGGTGAATTGGAATGCGATCTAGTTATTGTAGATTGGGAAGAAGGCACGGGTAAGAATAAAGGTAGACTAGGTGCATTGGTATGCGAATCCAGCGATGGGGTTATTCGAGTAAATGTTGGATCAGGTTATTCGGATGAACAACGAGGTGAATATACTTTTAGTAAAGTTGTAGGAAAAATTGCAACGGTGCGTTATAATGCTCGTATTAAAGAAAGATCTGGTGAAACAGAAAGCTTATTTCTCCCACGATTTATTGAATTGCGTGAAGATAAAGATACCGCAGAACCTAGTAAATCTATCAAGTAATTATAAATATTTGGTAATGAGGACTTTACCATGCCCGCAAAAATTTATAAGTTTCCTGAAAGAAGAACGTATTACAGAGGTTATAAAATTCCACTTTATAATGAAGAGGAAATATTTTTAACTATTGTTGCTCTGAATCTTTTCGGCAATGTATTAGAAAAAGTTACCGAAAAGAATTTGGAAAGTTATGAACCCATGGAAGTGATTAAAGCATTAGTTGAGGCAAAATCCTGCAGTATATTTTCCCATAAAACTAAACAAACAATTGCGAGCATACTTAAATCTATAGAAGCATTGTGAATATATTTTACTTACATAATAATCCAGAAGAATGTGCAAAATTGCACAATGATAAACACGTCGTAAAGATGATCCTCGAATATGCTCAACTTCTTTCTACTGCTCATAGGTTTCTTGATGGTGTTCAAGTTGTTGGTTTATCTCAATCTGGAAGAAAACAGACAAGATATGAACTTTCTGACAATCGTGATGGCATATTGTATCGTTCTACTCATATCAATCATCCTTCCGCAATATGGGTTAGAAAATCCCCTGAAAACTATATTTGGCTAGCTAATATGCTAATTGCCTTATGTGAAGAATATACTTATCGCTATGGTAAAACACATAAAGTAGAACGAGATGGATTATGTTTTGTCTTGTTAAAAAATATTCCTAAAAACATAGGAAATGAAGGTTGGTCAGAACCAACCCCTGCCATGCCTGAAGAATTTAAGGTTTCTGGCGATTCTATACAGGCATATATAAATTATTATGTTGGTGCAAAAAAGCATCTTGCGAATTGGAAAAAACGAACTATACCATCTTGGTATGTATTTAATTGAAAGGTAATTATGACAACAGACTCACACCGTGTACCAGTAGAACAAGGTTTTACAGATGATCGAGGTACAATTCTCCCCCTAACACACGGCGACGCTAATGTCCAAATGATTTGGTCCAAGGCCGGTGCCCTTCGTGCTAACCATTATCATAAGACAGATACTCATACTTGTTATTTAGTAACAGGTGAAATGATGTTCTACTGGCGAAATCATGGTGAAGATACCATTCATCGCGAACATTTTACACAGGGCGATATGTTTAAAACTGGTCCATTGATCGATCATGAAATGGTGTTTGAAACTGATTCTACTATGGTCGTTATCTCAGAACACAAACGTGATGCTGATACTTATGATCAAGATATTGTAAAGATTGCTCCTCTTCATGAACAATATGTTGAAGTATGATATATGCCGTTGTTGCGGCAGTAAAAATTTAAACCATTGGTTATCGTTACCAAATTCTCCGGTAGCTAATGCGTTATTCTCAACCCCCGATTTATATAGACATCCACTAGAATTAAATTCGTGTGATGACTGTGGACATCTTCAGTTAGCAAGTGCACCGGATCCAGACGATGTTTTTGCAGATTACAGATATAAATCTGGGGTATCAAATTCTTTTAAAAATCATTTTAACAAATACGCATTTGATATCATTACACAATACGGTAAAGGCATTGACGGTGCGGTATTAGAAATTGGTAGTAATGATGGATACCTTTTAGAGCAGTTTAAAAAAATGAACTGTACAGTTCTTGGTGTAGAACCATCGAAACATCTAGTACAGGAACATGCCGACAAAGGCGTTGACGTTATATGTGATTTCTTTACTGTTGATCTTGTAGATAAACATTCTTTAAGAAATAAATTTGATATAGTATGTGCCAATAACGTATTAGCACATATACCTGATACATTAGGTGTTGTACAAGCAATATCTTTATCATTACGTACAAATGGCATACTTGTCGCAGAGTGTGGTCATCAAGAAGGTATTACGTCAGGTAAATACCTAGACAATGTCTATCACGAACATATAGATTACTATACTCCATATTCTTTCTCAAAATTATTAGAAAGAGCAGGATTAATTGTTGAGGATGTAACCATTATTGAAAGTCATGGTATTAGTTTTAGAATTGTTGCTCGTAAACGAACAGGAAATAATAAACTTACTCTTGAGAAGTTAGATTGGGATCTAAAACAAGCAGAAGTTGAAAATTATATCTCCGCGCGCGAAGATAAGATGCGAGCGCTAATAGGTGATAGGCCCTTTGTTGCATATGGTGCAGCTGCTAAAGCAGTAACATCATTATATACACTAGGATTAGTTAATAATAAACTAATTGGAGTAGTAGATGATAATGATCTTAAACAGGGATACTATTTCCCAGGTACAGACATATTAATTACTAATCCTGCGGATTTAGATAAAGACGCATTTGTAGTTGTAACTGCTTGGAATGTATTTTTAGATATTAAAGAAAAATTAGTTAGCAGAGGTCATCGAGGAGAAATTATCTGCATGCAATAGTTTATGGTACCGGCAAATGGGCGCAATTAATAGGATCTAAATTAAAGGCTTTAAAAGTTGTTCCTGTTTACGTGGGTAGCAGAGTATCACCTGAAGTAATATCCCGAGACGAAGTAAAAAAAACTTCTTATCGGGATTTGCCTGTTTTCATTGCATCGGCAACCGAAACACATTTAGATGATCTAAAACATTGCTTGTGTATTAATCCTTCTAAGATATTTGTAGAAAAAGGATTTTGTAATAATCAAGAAAGACAAGAAGCCAATAATATAATTGGTTCAATACCTTCATTTTTATTATCCCAACATAGATATTCTTCAATTTTTGATTTGTTTATGAGTTCACAAGATGTTAATAAGATACATAAGTGTACATATACATGGAAAATTGAAAAAGATAGTGTTTCGGAATATCTTTACCATTTATCATCAATAGATGGATTCCTTAGAAGAAAAAAAATCGAAATTTATAGTAATGAATTTGGCACCAATACAATAGATGATGTGTCAAGTTATAGTGTGGTAAAAAGTCCATACAGACTTTTTAAAATAAATATAGAGTCATCAGTATATGACGCTACTTTTAAAATAGGCATATATAACAGTATGAATATGCGACCAAAAAATAGTAAACAAAAAATTGTTATGACTGCGTATTCGGAGGATACTGTAGGAAAAATGATTTATAATACTTTAGAAGAAAATAGTAAAATTAAACTTGAGAGGATATAATGAATATTTTAATTTTAGGCGGCGATGGTTTTATTGGATATCACCTAAGTGAATCTATTTTAAAAGATGATAGATTTAAAGATAGTACAATCACATCAGTTGATTTGTATAATAATCGTATACATATGCTACCCGAAGATAAACGATTAGTTTTTCATCAGTTAGATGTGTTAAAAGATAAAAATGAGATTGATACTTTAATAGCAAAGTGTGATGTATTATTACCTTTTGTTGCTATTGCCACTCCTAAGTTGTATGTGGAACAACCCATGCGAGTATTTGAATTAGATTTTGAAGAAAATCTTCGCGTAATTAAACTTGCGCAAAAACTAGGTAAAAGAGTCCTGTTTCCATCTACATCCGAAGTATATGGTAAGGGCCAGGCTCCGTTCGATGAAGAAACAACTGATTTAGTATATGGTCCCATTAAATATTCCAGATGGATTTATGCTTGTTCTAAACAATTATTAGATCGTGTTATTTTTGCGTTGGATCAACGAGAAGGTATGCGTTTTACTTTGTTTAGACCATTTAATTGGGTAGGTCCATATTTGGATTCTTTAGAGGCAACATCTGAAGGTTCTTCTAGATTAATTACTCAGTTAATAGGCGATTCCTTACAACGAGGTGAACTTACATTAGTAGATGGTGGACATCAAAAACGATGCTTTACAGATGTGCGTGACGGTGTAGCTGCTCTTAAAGAAATTCTTTTGAACGAAGACAAAACTCAGGGCAAAATTTATAATATTGGCAATCCGTGGAACAATCTATCAGTGCGCGAAGTATCCGTTTTATTAGTTGACAAATTAAAAGAACGAGGAATGGTTGAGAATGTAGATATTAAGGTAAAATCCAGCGGAGATTTTTACGGTGCGGGATACCAAGATGTAAGTAATCGAGTACCTAGTATTAATGCTATTGGCAACGATTTAAATTGGACTCCTAAATATTCATTTACAGATTCATTAACAAATATTCTTGATTCTATCAAATAAAAAATCCTTTTGTAATATATAATGTATCAGGAGTTAATTAATGCCTTTTTACGATCTTAAGTGTTCTGATTGTTCTAACATATTTGAGGTAATGTGTAAGTTTTCCGATAAGGAAAATCAACAATGCCCTTCCTGCAAATCATCAAACTACGAATCCCATCACACCTCAATGCAATTAGGTGATCCGGTACGTCTCGGCGTACGTACTATAGATAATGGGTTTCGAGAAGTGTTATCTAGGATTGGCGAAAGCAACGGTCGCCAGGCCAATCTTAAAGATAAATTGAGCAGACGCTAATATATGATATTCCATTTTTTACTAACTCAGGGGGTCAATACTTAGCGATTGCCTCCTTACTTACTATTCTAAGAGGAAGCTACATGGCAAAAACAAGAACTAATGTTCAAACACAATCTAGTCAAACCCCTCAGTTAACGTTAGCAAATAACAAACTGAAATTATGTCTAGATGACATGAAAACAATAAAGCCATTAACAGAAAATCAGAAAGGATTCTTTGAAGCATACGATAAATCTAAAGTAATGTTGTTGCACGGTGTTGCAGGAACAGGAAAAACTTATATTGCACTTTATCACGCATTGGAGGAAGTATTAGATAAACAAAATCAATATCAACGAGTAGTAATAGTAAGATCGGCAGTGCCGAGCAGGGATATAGGACATTTACCGGGGGACGAAAAAGAAAAGACAGAAGTATATACAGAACCATATGTAGAAATATGTAAAGACTTATTCGATAGAACTGATGCATTTCAAAGATTGAGCGAGCAAAAAGCAGTTCAATTTATGATCACATCTTTTGTCAGAGGTATAACTTTAAGTAATTCTATAATTTTAGTTGACGAATGCCAAAATATGACCGATATGGAATTAAATTCCATAATGACTAGAGTAGGCGTTAGATCTAAAATTATATTTTGCGGAGATTTTAGACAAACCGATCTGTATAAGAAAACCGATATGTCTGGACTAAAGAAATTCATGGCTATCGCAGATATGATGCCTAGTTTTAAAACATTTGAATTTGGAATTGAAGATATAGTTAGATCCGCAATAGTTAAGGAATATATATTAGCAAGGCTAAAATATGAGAACCAATATGAATTGGCATAACAACTATAAGGAGAATCTATGAGTTTTGAGTTTGAATTCACAGAAGAAAAATTAAAGAAATGCGTATCGAAAAATAAAAATATTCATGATCTATACGAATCTTTGAATACTGTTTTACCTAAATACGATATAAACACCGTAGATAGAGTTGCGGCATTTCTTGCACAATGCGGACATGAATCTTTAGATTTTACTGTCCTGCAAGAAAATTTAAATTATGGTGCCAAGGGCTTACTGGGACTATTTAAAAAATATTTCCCAAATGAGGCATTGGCAAAAGAATATGAGAGAAAACCTGAAAAAATTGCAAATAAAATTTATGCAAACAGAATGGGGAATGGCCCCGAGTCGTCTGGCGATGGCTGGGCACACCGTGGGCGCGGGGCCATTCAACTTACAGGTAAATTGAATTACCAAGCATTTGCAAACTCGATAGGGTTAACTTTAGAAGATGCAATACAATATTGTGAAACTATGGATGGTGCTATAGAATCAGCATGTTGGTTTTGGAATAAAAATAAATTGAACGCAATTGCCGATAAAAATGATATTGTACTATTGACAAAAAAGATCAATGGTGGTACAATAGGTTTAGAAGACCGTAAAAAACATTGGGAACATAATAAAGAAGTTCTCGCAAACTAAAAGGAAACTTATATTATGAGTATGGAAAGTGATGTTAAAACATTTCTCGACGCTTGCGAACAAAAACCAAGCGTCGAGAATATTTTGCTTTATTATGATTTAATTAAGGAAGAATATAAAGAATTTTTAGACGCAGTCATTGCTGAAGATAATATAGAACAACTTGATGCGTGTATGGATATGATCTGGGTTATACTTGGTTATTGCCATATGAAAGGTTGGAATATTCATGGTGCATGGAATGAAGTTGCAACATCTAATCTTTGGAAAATTGATGCGAAGACAGGCAAGGTTATTCGACGCGAAGATGGTAAAATTTTAAAGCCAGAAGGTTGGACTCCTCCAGACTTAACTAAATTTATATAATGTTTAATCATGTGGAATGTGTGTTGCCCGCACTAAGTCGAGTTACTTCGGATGACGGTACCCGAGTATATCAAACACCGACAGGCAAAAAATATCCCTCTGTAACAACAGTAACAGGGTTATTAAAAAAACAAGCAATAATGGAATGGAGAAAACGTGTTGGCGAAGCGGAAGCCAATAAAATCTCAAGTACGGCTGCACGCCGAGGAACTCGTATTCATACTTTATGCGAAACTCATCTAAACAATATTCCAGTAGAATGTTCAATGTTTGATCTAGATTTATGGAATTCCGTTAAACCGCATCTGTCAAAAATAAATAATATATACGCGCTGGAAAAAACTCTTTATTCTGACCATTTACAAGTTGCGGGTACTGTGGATTGTATTGCAGAATATGAAGGTAAGATGTCTGTTATAGATTTTAAAACATCTAAAAAAATAAAAACTAGAGATGACATTCATGATTATTTTATGCAATGTTCAGCATATGCAGTCGCATTTGAAGAAATGACAAAAATTCCAGTACCTCAAATAGTTATTATAATAGCAGTAGATGAATCCGAACCTTTAATCTTTATAGAAAAAAGAAATGCATGGATAGAAGGATTTAAAGATTTAAGATTAGAATATAAGAAATGGAAGGGTATATAATGTCTTTTAGTACAGATTTATATGAGGTAGTCCGAGGTGTTGTTTCTCCAGAATTATGCGAGCATCTCGATATACAATTTGAATTAGTAAAAAAATTAATGTATTTACAGGGCGGGCAAAGCGAAGAAAATAAATTTATGTTTGGTGACGCGCAAGTTACAAATAGTTTTGCATATTACTCAGCTTTATGTTTTGAATCATTGTCATTACAACTACAACCCCTAATGGAAGAGATTACAGGCAAATCTTTATATCCAACATATACATATGCAAGGATTTATTATAATGGTGCAGTTATGACTGAGCATACCGATAGACCCAGTTGCGAATATTCTGCAACTATTAATATTTCTAATGATGAGGAACCATGGGATATCTGGTTTGATAATCTTAAAGGTAATAGATTTCCTATTAAGTTATATCCAGGGGATCTCATTGTATATAAAGGCGATATATTACCCCATTGGAGAGATGCTTACGAAGGCCAACGACAAACGCAGGCTTTTTTACACTATGTAGATAAAAAAGGTAAACATAGAGATTATAAATGGGATCATAGACAATATATAGGATTGCCAGCTAACACAAAAAGGTGATAACATGAGTACATTAAAAGAATTAACTGCAGAAAAACATACAGAAGCAGAAACACAACCTTTTCTAAAATCTATTTTTGAAGGCAATGTCGATAAAGATAAGTATACCTCATATCTTTATCAATTACTTTATGTATATCAAGTATTAGAATTTTATGGCGACAATCATAAATTATTTGCAGGTATAGAAGATATAAAACGATCAAAACAAATGGAATTAGATTGGATATCTTTGAAAGGCGAAAAGGGCGAACCTGAACATATATTTCATTCTACTCAAAAGTATGTTAATTATATACATAGCATAAAAGATGATAAAAATAAACTAATGGCCCATATCTATGTTAGACATATGGGGGATTTATTTGGGGGACAAATGCTAGCGAAATTGTTACCTGGACCAAATAATATGTTTAAGTTTAATGATATTCCTAAATTAGTAAAAGGTGTAAGAGAAAAGATTGATGTATCTCTTGCAGAAGAAGCTAACATAGCATTTGGTCATAATATTAATATGATAAAGGATTTTAATGATTGACGTATTTCCTCAGGCAAATAAACTTGCACAAAGTATAATTGATAAATTTGGACTTTATAAAGTAGAACAAATCGATCCAAGGTATACGCATAACGATGTAGACTTTACTTGGGATAATTATATTTGGTCAGATAAAAAATTCCGAAGAGCTCACATAGAAATAGTGGATGCATCTGAGACAAAAAAGATGTGGGTTATGCATATGTGTATTTTCCCTCACTATAATTGCCCAGATCCTATATTTGGGTTTGATATAGTATGCGGCAAAAACAAAATTACTGGGGCATTCCACGATTTTTCTAAAGTCGGAGATTCTCAAATGTATACATGGTATAATAGAAAAATGGAAACATTGAAGTGGTCCAAAGGCAGAGAATTGCCAGATTGGGCAAAAAGAATCTTTAGTCCGCAGATGTTAGCTGCTGGCAATATTCAAACACAAGAAGAATTTGATCAACTTAAGAATACGGTTATTGACAATCTTAACTATTACCTATATAATGTAGGAGTACCTTATGCCTCAGCCGACTATTCGGAACAGCATGATTACTATTGTAGGAATCAAAAATTGAATCCCCATACCCCGGCAATGATGGTTAACTTTGGAGTAGAAAAACAAACATTTATGGACTTTATGGATGATGTGTTGTTTCAGGAAAAATGAACGAAGAATTAGAATACATATTAACAGATAGTTTGATTATAACTAAAAAATTTAGATCTCCCAATGAATTTTCCTTATATATTGAGGAACGAGTTATGCGAGAAAGTATTGGATATATGGATGCAATTATACAATATTGCGGAGAGGTCGATATAGATGTGGAATCCATATCTAAATTAATTAATCAGTCTTTAAAAGACAAAGTACAAATAGAAGCAGAAGACGGTAACTATTTTAAAAAGAGAGGGAAATTACCCCTGTGATTATGACCGAATACTCAGTGTATAAAATGTACCTAGCATTGAAACTACATTTTACTACCGAAAATTATGATGTTATAGCTCAACGAGGAAAAGTTAGAGCAAGCAAACAGGCATTTGCCAAACGTAAAGATTTATTCTCAATTAAAAAAGTAGCCAAAACATACTCAGATGAAGAGGTAGCGAATTTCCTAGTTGCTAATTTTACATCAGGAGATCGTTGGGGTGGCCTATTTGATTCTGAAGCAAGCGAAAGATATGCAGAGTGGAAAAAACGCATAGAAAGTTTGACTTATATTTTTACTAATGATTTGAATAATCTAGTTGAAGATTTAGAACAAGATAACAAAATTTTTGAAGATGCTTTTAAAATCACAAAAGCACAACACCCATATATAATTAAAGCATTTCTTAGAAAAACGATAACACTGGAAACTTTAGTTATTCTGGAAAAGATAAATCCTTTTTTAGAAAAATTTGATCAAGAACTTAATAATGACATTATGTGGCCAGATATATCAAGACTGATGAGAAAATATAAACCGTTTTTACAGTTTGATAAGGAAAAGTATAATGCAATACTTAGACGAAGAGTTGGACATGACAAATCAAAAGATACAAAATCTTGAAAAAGAGATTGCGTATACTAGAGAATTATTAGGGCAAACAATAGAATCATTAAAGGAAACTCAAAGGTACCTTATGAAGCTAGCATATAATCAAGCGGATGTTACGAAAAAGGTCTCTCATTGGCCGTTTATTGTAGTATCTGAAAAAGACGAATAATATAGGAGTTTATTAAAATTTAAAATGAGTAATAAGAAAAGAAACGATGACTTTGATAGAGAAAAAAAGTTTCGGGCAATTAAGAAGAAAAATGCTGTTGACAAGCATCGAAATCTTATATATAATATAGCATCATCTAAAAAAACAGATGATGACAATGGCGAGTTAGATTATGATTATGCGACAGTACTCAAAATCAAACGACGTTAATACAAACATACTTTTTATACACCGCTAATACGAAAGGCACATTATGGCATTCACATCACTATCAGATCTTAGAAAATCCCGCGGAGGATTTGACTCTTTAATGAAAGAGGTCGAAAAGATCGCAAATCCCCAAGCAGAATCTCGAGGCGCTGATGATCGCTTCTGGTCTCCAGAAGTAGATAAAGCAGGCAACGGTTATGCTGTTATTCGATTTTTACCTGCACCTAAAGGCGAAGACTTGCCTTGGGTTAGAGTTTGGAATCATGGATTTCAAGGTCCAGGCGGTAAATGGTACATCGAAAATTCTTTAACTTCTATAGGTAAAGCAGATCCAGTTTCTGAACACAACACAGAACTATGGAACTCTGGCTCGGAAGCAAATAAGGAAATTGCTCGTAAACAAAAGCGCAAGCTAAGTTATACAACTAATATTTTAATTGTTAAAGACCCAGCTCATCCAGAGAATGAAGGTAAAGTATTTCTTTATAAATTTGGTAAGAAGATCTTCGATAAAATTAAAGACATGGCTGAGCCACAATTCCAAGATGAAAAACCAATTAATGTGTTTGATTTTTGGGAAGGCGCAAACTTCAAGCTAAAGATTCGTCAGGTTGAAGGTTATCGTAATTATGACAAATCTGAATTTGAGGCTGCTAGCTCCATTTCAGAAAAAGATGAAGATATTGAAGCTATCTGGAGCAAGCAACATTCTTTGACACAGTTCTTGGATGAGAAACATTTTAAATCTTATGACGAATTGAAGAAAAAATTCGAAATGGTTATGGGTTTAAGTGGCAATTCTGTACCAGGTAAGCGCGCGGAAGAAATTGATCTAGATAATCAATTACCTACATTAAAAGCAGTTAATTCTACGCCTATGCCAAATACAGAAAAGGCGCCTGTTAAAGCGCCAGCTAAAGAAGTAGATTTTGATGATGACGATGAGTCTTTATCCTACTTTGCCAAATTAGCTGAAGATTAAAAATCTTTAGCTCAATTAGACCCCGCCTAGTGCGGGGTTTTTTAATGTTATGCAAATATCCTACCGTTATATCTAAAGAAATCATTTATAGCAGTATTGGTATTAACAGGCGAACCTGATACAAAAGACATTCCCGAACCAGACCCGGAACTTGCCACAGTAGTATTATTATTTACTATAATCGGTGCAGCTGAAATAGCAGTATTTTCTGTTAAAGCAGCATTTTCATTATCAGCAGTTTTTAGAATAGATGCCATTGGCATTGTATTTAAATTTTGAGAAACTTTTTCAGATTTTGGTTTTATATTTTCTGATTTTGATTCTTCTTTTTTATTTAAATTATAGTTTGGATTTCTTTTAATAAAATCTTGATTTTTTTCCAACCAATCTAATATTTTACTATTTTTAGATTCTCCTAAATAATTAGGGTCCTTAATATTAATGTCCTTATAACGTTGTTCTGCCCAGTCAGTTATTTCTTTTGGTAGTTTTTCTGCTCTTTGTACTCTTTGTACTCTTTTATACTCTTCTTCTTCGCCTGCAGCTGCCCCACCTCGACCTCCGCGCGGTTTTTGATTATCTAATTTTTCTTTATTTGGGACTTCTGTATTAATAGGTTTTCCGGAATTATTCAACGCATCAAGTTTAGTTGTCATTTCTTTTTCGAAAGACACAGAAGATTGTCCTTTTTTATTCAAGTAATCTAGATATACTGCTTCTACATTCTTTTGCACATTAGGTGTTAATACATTGCCCTTATCATCAGCAAGCGAACCATCGGCTTGTTTTTTATAATCTTTTCCGTTATAAGGAACAACCTCACCCTCAGGAACTTCTGCATATTTTTGTTTATTAGTTTCTAATCTACCTTCCGCTTGTCTACTGCCCTTTTGTTTTGCTGCTGCTTCTTTTTCAGCTTTTTCTTTTTTACGCATTCTATCTAAATCTTCTGGATCATCCATTGTAGACAATAATACAGGGGCAGCTAGTAATCCCAATGAAGCACCTAATACTCTAGATGCAGCACCCGCTAAAGGTAAAGCGCCCGCCGCAGGAGCTGTACTTGATGGTACACGTTTTGGTGTTGGTTGATTTTTATTGCCAGGGAGTTGTACTGGCGAAGTTCCAGGTACTCCTACGGGCATACGAGAATTTGCTTGATTATTATTTAATATTTCTGATAAAGTTTCAACCGCATATTCTATATTATCTGTAAATGTTTTTCCTAATTTATCTAGCGGAGGGATTAATCTAGAACTTACTTCTAACCCAATAGATTTTGAGAATTTTACTATATCCAAAGGCTCATTATTGTTAACTGTCTTTGTATTTAAAGGAGTTCTTTTATTTGGATTCTCAGAAGCAGGTTTTTCATTTGTTTTAACATCATTATCAGAATCATTTGATGTTTTAATTATATTAATATCATCTTGTATTAAAGAAACACTAGTTAATGTTTTATCAGATAATGTTTTTAGGGATTTAAGATTTTCTGTTAGTTGTTCCTGATACTTATTTGTAACAACCATAGACTCCAGTATATTTTTTATTATATCCCTGTCATCGGTATTTTTAGATTTTTTATCTTTAGCTTTATCATTCTTTGTATCGACCGGTTTAGTCGCTTCAGACATTTTTACTGTGTTTGGTTTTTCATTGCTTGTTTGGCTTGCAAAATATTCTCGAATATCACCCATCGCTTTGCCAAATACTTCTGCGGAGTAATCTTTAAATTTTTCCAGATAATCATCAGAACTTTTTTTATTCCGTTCGACTCTAGGACTTGGAGTTTGTTTTTTACTTACCTTCTCATCATTTCTTCGTTGTCTGGTTATTTGATTGGTTAGACTCTGTAAAACTTTAGTTTGATATGATAACGTTTCGCCCTGTTGGTGCAAGGTTTCGAGTATCAGTCTTTCACTAGCTGACATAGCTTGAGGATTTGTCGGTAAGCTCATTCCTGGTTATTCCTTATTTGTCTTTGTTTCTTTCTTTCATTTTCTTCATTTATATGATTAATAAGCATTGCCACATAAACATCTCTTTCCCATGGAATCATATTTTCTATTTCTGATAAAGAATAATTATGATTTTTTACTAATGAAAAATTTAATTTAAAAAAATTATGAAGCCCCTCATGGGAAAGGGTTATACGAAAAAATTTTGTAGACCTTCCAAATGCATTTCATTATGTTCTCCGCATACTTCGCAATCTTTTTCTATATGCTGAACTAATTTTGGCATTGTTAAAAAGAAATTTTCTATAAGTTCAAATTGACTTTTAGAAAAAGAATTTACAAATTCCGACAATTCTTCTTTAGTATATTCTTCATATATAGCATCTTCAGTATAAATAGATTTTATACAAGAACTTAAAAGATCTACAATTTTATCAGATTTAAAATTTTGGTAAATATTAATCATTTCTTCAAATTTTGGATATCTCATTTCGACAATAATTTTATCAGTAATACTAATTTTTGTACTGTGTGCTGGATCTTTTTCTACAGCAGCCTTTGTCAAATCTAATTCAAAAGGAATCTTATTATCACAACTATTGCAATCCAATGTTAATTCTACTACTTCAGAAATAGATCTAGCTCGCAAATTTAAGAATATATATTCTATATCAAAATTGGATAATGTATTCATTTTTAATTTATTGAATGTGCATGCATCAACTAACTCTGTTACAATACGATTAACCTCATCTGCACCTGATTCTAAAGTAGTTAATAATACTTTATATTCTTTAACCAAAAAAGGCCTAAATGTTATTTTTTCGTCGGTTGATGGTAAAATCAATTCATAAGTCGGTGTTTCTAATATAGGTAAAGTCATTTTCTAATTCCTTAGTTTGGAGTAAATATAAAACCATCAGTTTCAGGATCATATTTTGATTTAAGTGATGTATTATACCAATCATCTAAATATGATCCTTGAGATTTTCCTGATTTGATACCGAATTCTCCCCGAGGGACAATTTTAGGTTTTGGATCAACTGGTGCATGAGGTATACGGTTTGTCAGATCGTGTATTGGAATCCAACGTCTATATGCAAACGTTACGCTTAATTTATGTACTTGATTTTGAGAACTTTGATTTAAATCTAATAAAGATGTACTTCTTGGAAATGCATCTTCTAAAAATATTCCATATGTAAAATTATTTCTTTCATCAAGTTGTTCTATCAAAATTCTATTGGAGATATATTCCTCTTGTCGATACGCAAAATATTGTATTGGATCAATAATTTTTCCCATCCATGCATCAAAAAATGCTTTTACCTTCATTTCTCTATCTAGGTTAAAAGTCATTGTCATGCCTTCTCCGCCATAATCGACATTGAATGGTCTTTGATAGTTTGGACCTGTTATCCTTTGTTGTCTAACACCTATAATTCGTGCGGGAAAATTTGCAGATTCACAATAAAGACTTAGTCGTTGTCCATGTGTTCTAAAATCCATATATGGTGCAAGGCTAAGAGGAGGCGAAATAGTTACCTTAAATCTATTTGGTTTAGCTACACCTTCTTTTTTTACTGTTGCAATAAATTCTTTTAGTGACATTTGTTATTACCTGTACTTTAGTTTGGTGTCTCGCCAAATTTTTTCTTTTGTCGGTTGACTATTACCTGCGGATTTAAATCTTTCAACGGGTAACATTGCTGCGGTTACCCAATCATTAAAATTTATTTTTAAAAATCTAGATTGTAAATGATGATTTAAATAATGTTTAACACATGCAGTTGCGGGTGCATATCTAGATGAACTATTTAATATTTGCCATGATATTTGTATTCTCGATTCTTCAGTTATTCTTTTATCTAAAGTTAATTTACTTAATTCACCCAATAATTTAAACCTGGCTAGGTATGGCAAATAATGTAGGTTAATACCTAAAAACCCATCCGGTACTGTATTAAACGGCAATACTAAGGGCACAGTATCATAATAGGGCAAAGTCTTTTTATGTTTCGGATCATACATAAAAAGATACATTTCTCCAGGATTTATCCTAGACGTTAATTTTTCATTTCTAAGTAATTGAGTACCTGTTACATTTTTCCCTAGATTTTTCACCTGTTCTCTATACCACTGGTATGATTTTTGCGTATCTCCCGCTTTCATATCAATGGTTTGAAATATACTATCCGCCATTTATAAGTCCTAAATCTTTTTCTGTCAATACCATAAATTTCATGTTCCTATCCTGACAAAATTCAAATGCTGCTTTCCATTTGGCTTCATTTACTCCATACTGAAATACCTCATCTATAAATTTTTTAGTTTTTCGTTCAGGTATGGATGGAGGTTTTGTAAATCTTTCAGGTTTTATTTCTACTAAGTATTTTTGAATTCCGCCGTTTTTATCTTTTATCTTAATATAAAAATCTACAAAATATCTATGAACTTTTTTATCCAAAGGTGAGATATAGGGAACAATAACGGTCTCAGATCCCCATTCTTGCACCGAAATATTTTGATCGCACCATTTCATAAATCGCAATTCCCACAAGGAACGATATACAATATTTCCCACGTCTCCTTTATATTTTGAAGGATTCTTGGTTCTAAACTTGCCCTTATAGGTTTTGGTATACAACATCTATTATAAATAATTATGTTCCAACAATATTTATAAAGAAAATATGTCAACTACAAGTAAACCGCTGGGTCTTCCTGAGCAATTAAATAGAGCATCTGTTGAATATAGAAATCAGGATCAAGATAGAGGTTATAGAATTGGCACGTATGAATATCCTGAGGATTTAAGAAACCGCCCGGATTTACAGCATTATGTTGCATTTTATATAAATGTGCGAGATAAATCCACACGGGGAAAAAATAAGAATCGTAATGACTATTTTTCTGGAGATGAGGAAGCAGGAAGAATAGACACCTTGAGAAATAAAGGGGCTCCGTTATCAATAAACAAATTAGAGTCTGGATTAGCAGATGTACTATCGGTAGCAAAAACAGGGGCAGTTGCTGCAGCATCGTATAACGTTTTCAAAGGATTAAATACGAGATTAAAAAATCCAAGAGATGCAATAATAGGCGGACTCGGCGCAGGAGCATTAACTTTAGGGGCAATAGAAGGAGGAGAATCTTTATTAGAATTTATGAGAGGTGGCGGTCCGCTTCCGGCATTTACCCCAGGCAATACTTCAAGACTAAAAGATGTAATAACACTACATATATCAGAAAAACCTGTAGTTAAATATCAAACAAATTATACTGATAGAGAACTAGGGACGCTTGCAGGATTACTTGTTCAAGGGTCTGCACAAAATACTTATGCGCAAGCGTCAAAAAATCCAGAGTATCAAGCAGCATTACTTGCAAGCCTTGCAAAGATACCCACATTAAAATCTAAAGGAGGATTGATTTCAGATTTACTTGAATTAAAATCTCGAACAAAAACAAATCCTTTTAGAGAAGTTTTATTTGAATCTGTAGATTATAGAAGTTTTAATTTTAGTTATAGATTTTTTCCAAAGAATGAACGCGAAACTAATAAAGTAAAAAACATTATAGAGTTGTTTAAAATCAATATGCTTCCTGAAATAACCTCAGAAAAATTATTTTATATCTATCCATCAGAATTTGACATTGAATATTTTTATAAAGATTCGCCAAACCCATATTTACATAAATTTGCAAGATGTGCTTTAGTTAATATGGAAGTGGATTATGGCGGAGACCAATTTGTCACTTTTCAAGATGGTTCCCCTGTAGAAATAGGATTAACGCTAACCTTTAGAGAATTAGAACAACTAACATCTGAAAGGGCGAAGAATGGCTACTAATCTTTTTGAATCTTTTCCAAGAATAAACTATACATTAGATGATGGGGAAACAATACAAGTTGTTGTAGATATTTTTAAACGCGCAGTTTTATCTAAAGAGTTTCAAGAAAACAATTCATATTTTGAAAAGTATGAGATATTAGATGGAGAAACTCCTGAGAATGTAGCATTTAGATTTTACGGGACACAAGATTTATATTGGTTAATATTATTGACGAATAATATAGTTGATCCTAGATATGAATGGCCATTATCAGAACAAAATTTAATAAAATTTGTTGAAAGTAAATATGGTACAGCTAAAGATATATTTACAACTAACAGGGCAATTAATCCAAAAGGATATCAAATAGAAACTTTTTTTATACTATTGGAAGATTCAACACATAAAAAACCAATACGATTACTTGTGGAAGATGATGTTAATACGGGAATTAATACACCGTTGGCATATAGAGAATCTGAAATAACTACAGATTTTCAAAGTAATTATGAAGTAGAACAAAACAAAAATGAATCCCGCAGAACAATAAAAGTGCTAAAATCCAATATTGTGCAAGACGTAGTCGCTAATTATCTTTCAAGTATAAGTCAATAATGTCCGAAGAATTATTACAAATACCTGGACAGGTAATTATAAATGAAATTATTTTAATTTCAGGAAAGGGTGTTGCTTTAGGTATAACAGATTATCTTGTGGAATTAAATTTATATGAAAGTATATTTAATCCTGTTGTAACAGGATCTATACTATTGTCCGATAGTACAAATTTGATATCTTTATTTCCTTTAATTGGAGAAGAATTTTTAAAGGTAGATATTAAAACTCCTAGTTTGGATGACTCACAAAGCATTTATAAAACTTTTAGAATTAATTCTATTCTAAATAAAACTTATGCGAAAGACGGTAGTACTTTAATATATGAGTTAGGATTAACTTCAGTAGAAGCATTTCAAGATTCTATTAATCCAATATTTAAATCCTTTGAAGGTACTCCTGGGGAAATAATACAAAAAATATATACAGACTATTTACAGGTTGATAGAAATATTTCTGTTAACACTATTAATAATCAAAATAAAACTCCTTTAACTATTTTAGAATATCCAACAAACTTTATAAAATTTGTTAGTCCCGGTTGGACCCCGATACAATGTATAAATTGGATTGCTAGCAAATCTTTACCATCTAATAAAAAAGCAGCAAATTACTTATTTTGGGAAACAACCAAAGGATTCTTTTTTGGAAGTACAGAAAAAATATTTTCAAGAATAAATTCTGCATTTGCAGGAACATATGTTTATTCTGAAACATATATTAATACTCTTGGTATAGATGAAAAATCTTTAGGTATGTATGCTATTAGATCTTTAAAAATAGATCAAACAATGGATCAATTGGACAATACTAGAATGGGATATCTTGCAAGTACATTGTATGATATAGACTTATATAATAAAAACTATAACATGGTTAAATATGATCACGCATTAGAATTTTCAAACTATTCCCATTTAAATGGGGATACTCCCATGTTCGATAAAACTACATTAAGAAATCCATTGTCATATATAGAATTTAATTATAGCAGCCCAAAACTACATAATTCTGCAGAAAATAATTTTGATCAAATGCCTAAATTTATGTTTGGGAATAGAAGATCCAATATGTTAGAATTAAACAATTTTAAAATGGAAATAACTATTCCGGGAAGAACAGATTTAGAAGTTGGTAATATTGTAGGAATAACTTTTCCAAAATCTCCAGGTGCTCCATTGACCAAAGAATCTAAAAGTGATAGTAAACACGATGAGTTATATTCTGGAAATTATTTAGTAACAAATCTTGCGCATAAAATTAATCCAAAAACACATTATATTACTATGAATGTTCTAAAAGACTCCTTTAATACTAAATCATATAATAAGGCCGGTAAATGATATTAGGAAATAAATTTGTATGGTGGACCGGGGTTGTAGAAGATAGGGAAGACCCGGAAAAACTAGGTCGGTGTCGAGTAAGAATATTTGGATATCATACCGATGATACCTCATTATTACCGACCTCAGATTTACCATGGGCAATACCAATTCAATCAACTACATCTGCAGCAACATCTGGAGTTGGCCATACCCCTGTTGGTATTGTTCCTGGTGCATGGGTAGTTGGATGGTTTTTAGATGGAGAGGAAGCCCAACGACCATTGATAATAGGAACGATTGCAGGAAAACCTGATCCATCCGTTTCTGCAATATCTAAACAAAATCAAGATAAAAAACTTTCGGGAGTAGTAAAGGCCCCCGACGGATCGTATTTGGTAAATCAAAATAACGAATATGTTTTAACAAAAAATCAAAACTTAGATTTAAAAGATAGATTAGGTCCGTTAAAACCCTCAGACATAGATACTATGTTATCAGTAATATCCTCAGCAACATCTGGAGGTAGTTATACTAAGGAAAGTTCTGATGGCAATCTTGGCAAATATCAATTTAGTATTAATACCTTAGTTGATCTAGGATATGTTAAAAGATGTCCAGAGGATATAGTAACAACTGCTTGGACCAGTGATAATACTAATTGGACCGGTAAGGATGGTATAACTAGTAAAGCAAAATTTTTAGAAAATACAGGCGTACAGGAAAACGCGGCATTGATATTTACTGAAAATAACTACAAGTCTTTACTCGCAATGGGAAAAATAACTGAGACAGATGATCCTAAAAATATAGCTAGTCTTTTGGGTACAGCTTTAGTTATGGGTACCAATAATGCAGACAAATTAAATAAAAAAGATAATGACGGAAAACTTGCAAAAGATTATTTTGTAGCTGTAAATTCTGCATTAGGCGGAAATAATGAAAATTTTAATTATAATTTGGATGATGCTGGTAATTACTTATCCAGCACACTAAATACAAATACAAGCGGCGGTGCTTTAAATAATTCAGAATTAAAGTTACAGTCTGGATTCAAAGATCCCAATAAACAATATCCAAAAGCAGAATATACCGGATTAAGCGATATCAATAAGTTAGCAATTGGAGACACCTCTCATAAAATATTTAAAGTTAAGAAAAATAAAAAAATAGACAATATACCTTTAGCTAGTAGCAAACAAACATGGAATGAACCTTCTCCCGCGTATGGCGCAGGATATCCATATAATCAGGTAATTGAAACTGAAGCAGGGCATGTGATTGAATTAGATAATACACCCGGAGCAGAAAGAATACAAGTATTTCATAAATCTGGTTCATATATTGAAATAGATGTAAATGGCTCAATGGTTAGAAAAACGGTGGGTGAAAATTATGAGATTACTGATAGAAATAACTTTGTATATGTCAAAGGTGCGCATAGCTTAACTGTAGAGGGACAAACAAATATACTGGTTAAAAGTGACGCAAAAATACAGGTTGATGGAGATCTATCGGTTACCAGCCATGGCAGTACTATGGTACAAACTGCTCGTACTGCAACTATAATTGCAGAAGATTTAGTTGTAACAGCTGCAAAAAGTCTTACATTAACCTCAGAAGGCTCCGTTAATATACAAGGTAAAAACATAAATTTATATGCTAAGGATGGCTCCATTACCGAAGTTGCAACCAAAGATATTTCATTAGAAACAGGAAGAGCTAGTACTTTGAGTTTGAATGGAGGATCGGCCACCCTTATAGAAGGTGCAGTTGTAAAAACAAAAATGGGGGCAAATGATGTTGTACCAATTAATCGCCCGCTATTAGATAGACCAGCAGCAAAATCTCCAGACAAAACAGGTATACCGGTATTACCTAGAGAAGTTATTTCTAAAGCAAATTATTATTTTGACGCAGGAGAATCTGGGGCAGATACCTATATTAATACTCTGCAATCGCAAGGAATTATAAATCCAAATATAGTATCAAAAATAGATAATGCTGCAGGAGCACCAATAGTAAGATATACTAAGGTTACTGCAGTTGATGATGAGGAAATTAAAAGTTTTAATTACTTTCCAAGATCTTTTATTTTATCAAACAAGGAAAATCGAATTTTTACGTTAGGTGATTTATTACAGGATGGAGGATTGGTTGCTCAACGGGGATTAACTGAGCAACAAATTGTGTATAATTTAAAACAATTAGTTATTAATTGTTTGGATCCAATAAAAGCAAAATATCCTGATATGAAAATTAACAGCGGATTTAGACCAATATCTGCAACGGTGACCGGCAGTAATCCCGAAAAGAGTGACCATGGATTGGGAGCGGCGGTAGATATTAAATTTACAAATACTAAATTTAAAGATTATAAAGATGTTGCGGAATGGATAGTTAAAAATGTCCCACACAAACAAGTTATACTTGAATATTATTTTGAATCAGGTAGTAATAAACTAGTATCTTCTTGGATACACATTGCTCTATTAGTTTCTAATAACACAGTAGCAAATTCCGCCGCACCAGTACAAACTTTTGCAAATCATCAATCTGTTTCTAAAACTTTGGTAAATTTAGCATAATAAATATCTAATATGGCAACCAGCAAAACTCTCAAACAATATGTAGATTTAGATCTTTCATTTAAGGTAAATCCCTTTACCAGAGATCTGTATCTAAAAACAGATGAAGATGCAGTAAAAACTGCACTAAGGAATTTATTAAAGACTAAAAATTTTGAAAGACCTTTTCATCCAGAAATAGGAACACAAATTCATTCTTTAATGTTTGAAAATTTTACATCTGCTGTAAAAATTGCAATGGAAAGAACAATAAAAGAATCCATAGAAAAATTTGAACCTAGAGTTAGACTAATAAATCTAGTTGTAGATGAAACAGAAGATGCAAATGAATTAGTAGTCAATATTATTTTTGCCTTAAAGAATACTAACAACCCTATAACAATAACAACATTCATAAGTAGAGTACGATAATGGCAAACTACCGAATAGCAGAATTGGATTTTGATGCAATTAAAATCAATTTAAAATCTTTTCTAACAAACTATAGAGATAAAGACAACAATTTAATCTTTAAAGATTATGATTTTGATGCGTCTAGTTTATCGATTCTTTTAGATTTGCTTTCATACAATACACATTATAACGCATATTTGGCAAACATGGTTGCTAACGAAATGTTTTTAGATTCTGCGGTTAAAAGAGAATCTGCAGTATCTATTGCAAAACATATGGGGTATACTCCATTATCTTTTAGAAGCGCAAAAGCTAAAGTGACATTTACTGTGTTGAACCCTATTGATTTGCCAACGTCATTAACATTAAGAAGATATTCCCCTTTTACAACTAATATTAATGGTACCGAATATACATTTGTGAATTTAGATCCGGTAATAATATCTCCGATTGATGGTTCCTATACATTTACAAATGTAGAAATAGTTGAAGGAGAACCATTAACATATTCCTATAGAGTAGATTTGTCTGGGCCATCCGAAAAATATACAATACCAAATAATAATATAGATACATCTACGATACGAGTAACAGTTCAAAATTCGTATACAGATTTAACAACAGAACAATATACACTTTCAGAAAATTTAAGTGCCGTATTGCCTACCTCTAAAGTATTTTTTCTCGAACAAAATCCAAGCGGACTGTATGAAATATTTTTTGGTGATGGCATTTTAGGAAAAAAATTAACATCCGGAAATATTGTAAGAATAGAATATTTAGTAAGCCATGGCGATGAGTGTAATGTTTCATCAGGAATAACGCAGAATTTTTCTTTAGGTACAACAATAGGCGGAGTAAGTTTAGACTCCAGTATAGTAGCTTCTTCAAATTCAACCGGCGGAGGCGCAGGTGACACTATAGATGAAATAAAATTTAAGGCCCCTAGATTTTTATCATCTTTCAATAGAGCAGTCACTGCAAATGATTATAAAGCATTAATAGAAGCAAATTTCCCATTAGTCGAATCCATTTCGGTATGGGGAGGTGAAGAAAATAATCCACCAATGTATGGTAAAGTTATTATATCTTTAAAACCGTATGAAGGTTATTCTATTAGTGATACTGTAAAAACTAGTATAATAAAAGACATTTTATCTAGTAAAAAAGTTATGTCTATTATACCCGAATTTGTAGATCCAAATTATTTGTATATATCAATAGATGCCAGAATAAAATTCTCCTCAAAAAATTCGAAGTATAATTCTCAAGATATAGAATTATTAGTTGTAAATACTATTGAAAATTACTTTAGAAAAGAATTACAAAAATTTAATAAGAATTTTATTTATTCTAAATTATCTAAGTCTATAGATTCAATAGATTCTTCTATTATAGGTAACGTAATTAGTTTAAAAATTCAAAAAAGAATTTCTCCAGTTGTAGGCGCAGAAAATGGTTTTTCTGGAAATAATGTTATAAAATTTGAAAATAAATTAGTTTCAGGAAGTATTAAATCTACAGCATTTTATTATAATACGAATACAGCAAATACAAATATAAATTCAGTTTATATACAAGATAATTTGACTACTGCATCTACTAGTTCTTTAGATTTAATAGATTTTTACTCTGGCACGAAATTGGTTAGCGGCATTGGTACTGTAAATTATACTACAGGGGAAGTATCATTTCCAAGTTTAATTCCTGCAGGATATATAGAAAATTCTCCAGATATAAGGATATCTGCAAAAATAGAAGAGATGGATATTCAATCTACAAATAATCTAATTCTGATAATTGATGATACTAAATTGGATACACTTTCTAAAAGAACTTCGGGATTAACTGTAACAGTAATATCGGAATAAACTAATGTATAATACTTTAACCGATGATTTAGCACTACTTGGGCCATTAAAAATATATGGAGAATCCAAACCCGGACAAGTAAATGGAAACTTACGAGGTTGGTTCTATCCTTTGTATGTAACAAGAAAAGAAGCCATAGAAGCAGATTTAGAAAAAGGTGGCCTAGGTATTTACAATGTAATTACTTTTTATGACATAGCCGGAGAGTTCTATGTTGCAAATAGTTATGGAAAATATGGCGAATTAAAGGATCCTTTAATTTATACTTTGCATACGGGTGACGGTGCAGAAAATCCTTTTGAAAAAATACAAAACAGACTTTCTATATTAATAGAAAATCAATTACCAGAATTTGTACAAACTGAATATGGAATGTTTATTACTTTTATAAAAGCATACTATGAATTCTTAGAACAAACTACGCAGGCGCAGGAATTATTGCAAAACATATCCAAGTATGCAGATATAGATGAGACTTCAGAATTGCTAATAAACAAATTCTTTTTAAACTATGCAACAGATGTAACAAAAACTTCAATATCAGATAATAAGTTTTTAATTAAAAAAATTAGAGAGATATATAGCAGAAAAGGTACCGAAGAATCTTTTAGAATATTATTTAATATTTTATATAAAGAAACTATAGAATTCTTTTATCCTTATAATATTGTATTAAAACCATCATCTGGTAAATGGTATTTACCAAAGACATTAAAGGTCAAACAAACTGATAATTTGCAGAATGTATTTGAATTTGAGAATACTGAAATTCAGGGAGCGGTTTCTAAAGCAACAGCTGTAGTAAATAAAGTACAAAAAATTAATCTTGGAAATAATGATGTTTATGAATTTATTTTGGATCCGCATAGTATAAAAAATTATTTTCTAAAAAATGAAAAAATAATTGCAACAAAATCTGTACTTTTAAATAACGTTGTTGATAAATCAAACTTGTCAGTAATAACATATCCAGTGTTATCTAAAATTGATATAATCGATGGTAAATTGGGATATGAAAAAGGAACACCAATAAAATCTATTATAGATAACAGCGGTGTAGGATTATATGCTGCAGCAAAAATTACTGGTGTAAATCAGTATGGTACTATAACAAATATAGAAATAGAAAATTCGGGAATAGGGTATAGTAGCAATACTATTATAGTAATTGACCCACCTACACAAATTTTACGAGGAAAATATAGTATAACAAATGGTATTGTTACAATAGAGTTTCCAACCAATCACGCTATAAAGAAAAATACAATTTTAAAGATAGAATATTTGTCATCGGGTATTTCCGACCCAAGCCCAATAAAGGGAACATCGCATAAAACCAAAGTTTTATCTGTGCCAAATGTTAGATCTATAAGATTTAAGTATCCGGGATATTAAATGGCATATACACTAAGTTATAATAGATCTTCAGTATCAGAAGGTTCCTCAGTAATAATTACTTTGAGTAATACAGGTTTGCCTGACGGAACATTAGTACCATTTATTGTTAGTGGTACTAATATAACACCTTATGATTTTATTGGATTAAATTCTCTATCTGGTAATTTTTTAATAAAAAAGAATACTGGTAGTGTTGTCCTATATCCTTCAAACGATTTAACTACCGAAGGATTGGAAACAATTATATTAAGATTATCCGGAACAGGGAGATCCGAAAATATAGCAATTAATCTTGTAGACACCTCCCCCCAAACTAATAACATTGCAGAATTTAGTATAGTACCAAATCGCCCTTTTATTTTGGAGGGAGAAACTTTTGTATTTACTATTACTGGGCTAAATGTCCCAATAGGAACCGTGGTACCCTATCAAATTTTTGGAATTCAAAATACAGACGTGTATAATGTACCAATGTCGGGGGAATTAATTTTTGCTGCAAATAGTACATATGATACTACTGCAAATATTACTCTAACCGCAATACAAGATTTTTTAACAGACGGTACTGAAAATATAGCACTTTTATTGTATCCAACTATAGCATATACTTTAGCAGTTAATGGTACAACCTATTTAATAGATAGTTCTACAGAATTATCCGGATATTATTCTATAGAAACAAATAAACTTAAAGTAATAGAAAATGACACTATAACTTTTTTCGTAATTGGTAAAAATATTCAGGCAGGAGCAAATGTAAAGTATGCATTAAAGTCATGGACTAATCCAAATATAGATTCGGAATTTGAGATTCCCTCAGAATTAACTTTGGATGATTTTGAAAATTTAACTTCACTTGAAGGAAACTTTCCTCCATTGCATGCAAATGATGCCACAAGTAATATTGCAAGTGTTACTTTTAAAATAAAAGATGATTTTATTTTTGAACCAAGCGAATATTTTTACATGGAAATTACCACACCCGAAGGATATAAAACTAGTTCTGCCGTAGTTGAAATTGTTGATTCTGGTAATAGTTATTTAAGAACTAGTAATACGTTTACTGGTAACGTAAATGTGTCTTTTGTGGACAAAGCAATATTGTCAGCAAACATAGGAGCAATATCCAATAAACCTGGATTTTGGATAGATTCAACTGGACAAGTGTCCGAAACCATGGTTTTACAGGGTAAAACATTTGATGACACCATAACATCTCCAGTTTTTTATCAACCATTTTCTTATGTTATTCGTTCAAAATTATCAATAGATACCTGGGAAAATACTGTAAAAAGTATTTTACATCCTGCAGGGTTTGTGTTATTTAGCGAAATAAATAATGAGACAGATCCGAATTCTCCCAATTATGCAAATGTGAACGTGTATGTTGAGGACACCGAAATTTATACGTATTCTACAGTTACAATAGATTCATTGTCATTAAATATATCCAACGTATTTTTAAGTAATGCTGTAGAAAGATTATCCGCAGATGCTACATTCTTCCCTTTTAATATTTGAAATTTTTAAACCATTCATCAATAAATAAAAAATGCCGAAAATAATAACTAGTAAATTAAAAATAGATAATGCAAAAAATTTCATTGATAGATTCAATGATACTAATAATACTTTGTATTTCTTTTTAGGCAAACCTAGTGCATGGCCCGACGAAACCGCCCCGTTAACTTTAAACGATTATTCCCACGATATTAATAAAGTTTGGGATGAAATGATTAGTTTGAAACGAGTACTTCCTACTAGTATAGCAAATGTGGTAAGAAGAATAAATTGGGAAAAAAATACAATTTATGTTCCATATGATGATCAAGATATTGATTTATTTTCAAAAGAATTCTATGTATTAAATTCAGAAAATAATGTATATAAATGTATATCAAATGCTAATGGTTTGGTGTCGTTAGTTGAGCCCACAGGAACAAGTACAGATATTACCACATTTTCGGATGGATATCGTTGGAAGTATTTATATTCTATTGGCATAGGAGATTCATTAAAATTTTTAACAAGTAAATGGATGCCTGTATTTAAAAATACTATTGTGGCAAATGCTGCTATAGGCGGTGCAATAGAACACGTAAAAATAATAAATTCTGGCGCAAATTATCCCAGAACAACTATAATTAATATATTAGGCGACGGAATAAATGCATCGTTGGTTCCTAAACTAAATTTGGGAGTTATATATGATTTCTTTTATATTAATGTGGGCAATGATTATCGATATGCAACCGCAAGCGTAGATGATACTAGCAATGTGGGAAGTTACGCAAATATTAGACCTATAGTAAGTCCATATAAAGGACATGGGTTTGATCCAATTGAAGAATTGAATGCCAATAAAATTATGATAAATGTTAAAACTGATTATAATGAAGGGTTTGGAGATTTTCCGGGACAGTTCTCATATAGGACATTTGGAATTTTAAATAATCCAAAAAGATTAGATGGCAGTTTTGCAAGTAATACCACACTAAGTGCATTACCAGGAATATATGTAAGATCCTGCTCCAACGTATTTTCACAGTATGAGTATATAGAAGGCAGTGTTAGTTCAGCAAATGCGTTTGTAATTACATCCAACATTAATAGTGGCAATGGATATGCAAAATTTATTCAAACATTTGATAAAACAAATTTTAATAATTTTATACCCGGTGAAGTTGTTATTGGAAAAACTTCAGGAACGACTGCGATAGTATCAAATTTATTATATCCCGAAGTATTAAAAAATGAAGGATCTATTTTTTATATAGAAAATAGAACTCCAATAACAAGATCAAAAGATCAAACAGACAATTTACATTTAGTAATAGAGTTTTAAGGAAAAAAAATGGCAACATCAACAAGTGTTTCTCCGTATTTTGATGATTATTCTGAGGATAAGAATTTTTATCGAGTATTATATAAACCCGGAGTTGCAATACAATCAAGAGAACTTAATCAATCTCAAACAATATTACAAAATCAAATTAAACGCGTAGGTGATTATCTATTTAATAACGGACAACGTATTAAAGGTTCAAATCCAAGTGTAAATCTTGATGCGAGAACGGTTCGCCTAACTGGTAAAAATACAAATGGACAAAATATAGTCCTTGATAATTTTTTAGGAAAATATGTTACTAGTTTAAATACTGATATCATAGGGTATGTGGAATTTGTTTTTGAAAGAGATGATCCTCAAATTGGAGATTTGCCTTGTATAGTTATTAGTTTGAAAAAATTTAATGATACCAATAACGGATTCTTTTTTGAATTAGATACATTATATTTTCACGATACTCTAACTCAGGCATTAAACAAAACCACAACATTATTAACCGCAGTTACAGAACAAAATATTATTAAAAATATTACTTCTACTGCAACACAATATTCCAAAACTATAATTTTTTCATCCGCAACTACTCTGGTTGAAGTTGGAGATTTATTAGTTCACCCTACACTAAATAAAGCAATATATGTAACTAAAATTATAAATGCAACTACTGTAAATATTAATGAGGCCCCTGGGGTAAATATAACTGCAGAAAATATTCAGTTTATTAAAAAATCATCTTGTCCAACATCTATTGTTACTCAACCAAATACGTATTTTTACAATGATGGATTTTTACTAAGGTCAGATACACAAAGTGTTGTTCCTGATAAAAATACTGCATTTCCAAGTAAAGTAATTGGTTTCTATGTAACAGAACAAATAATTACCAGCGAAGATGATCCTTCATTATTAGATCCTGCAATAGGAAGTTCTAATTATTTTGCAACAGGTGCAGATAGATTAAAAATAAGTTTATCATTAACATCTTTTGATGTCAATGAAGATTACAAAGCAACGACAACTGATACTATAATTCCTTTATTAACATTTAATAGAGGGGATATAGAAATTGTATCTGAAAATAATATTTCGGGCGAACTAAGAAAAGAACTTGAAGATAGAACTTATGATCAATCTGGCAACTATGTAGTTAATCCTTTTATAGTAACTCCATCCGCAGATATGACTGATGATGAATATCTTCGTTTTAATGTTTCTTCAGGAAAAGCATATATTGGCGGAAAAGAAGTAGCAACAATATCAACCACACAATTACTTGTACTTAGACCAACAACTACGGATACCAGACTAGGATACAATATTACAACTACGCAAGGTAACTATATTCAAGTTACAGATGTAAATGACTATGGTAATAGCACAGTTATTCCTTTACCAGAAACAATAACACAAGGTGAAATGTTTTTAGAAATGCACAATGTTACAAATCCTACTTCTAATACAACACAAGTGGGAACCCTTGCATTTAAATCTTTGGAGTATGATAGTTCTTTGGGTGCCAATTCCAAAACACAATTTAAATTATTATATCACTATTATTCTCAGATTGTGGATGCACCTGCAAGTTGGGCAGCATGGTCTACAAAATATGGAATTTCGGAAGCGGATGGTCGATTTATTGCAGATACATTCTATAGTTCTCCCAGTGCAAATACTCTATTAGGAAATTATGGTCCAGCGGCTACACCATGTTACGCATTGTATAGAGAGCCAGATACCGGAGGAGTAGCCTTTTGGTATAACACGTGGAATACTTTGGATGGTCGAGATATTGCATTAACAAAGAAAAGATTTGCTGAAGGTGTATTAGCATTTGATACTACAAATTCTGATCGTGCAAGAATGCTATCGAGTACAAAATCTTTCTTATCGGTATCTAACGGCAGTCCATTTATAGATGGTTTAACCAATGCCAAAAAGGTTAAAAGTTTAATTGGAGTACGAAACTCTTTAACAAATCATTATACTGCTGCAACATATACTGCTCCGTTCTTTTATGCAAATGTTGCCGAACAAAGTATATCTTCAACCGGAGATTTACTAATTAAAGATCCTAGACCATCGGATCTTTTAGTTTTTCCTATATCAAAAGATAATATAAAAAATCTTGATAAAATTAATACTACTTACTATAGGTCAATAAGAAATGCAGTCTTTTCTGGGGGCGTATATACTAAATCATTATCCTCTCCAGAGACTTTCGCATTAGGCGATGGAACTGTTGTTGCAAGTACTGCAAGAAAAAATTTTACAGTAATTATAAAATCTGGTGCAACAGCAAATACAAAACTCGGAGTAGCAAATTTGGAAAGAGGTTCTGTTACGATCTCATCGGATTCATCCACAGCATCTATAAATTTAAACGATGCAGGTTATTCTGGCGTTGCAGATATATTATATCTTGTAGAAAGTAATAATGTACCACCAAGAACTAAAACTTTAGTAAAAGATGCTTCAACATTTGTAAATATAACTCAACCAGATTTGGCATATAGTTTATATATTTCCGATATTGCTCGGTTTGGGGGCATTTACAAACGAGGTGATGTTTTAAATTTAACGGGTGTTTGGAATGCAAATACTTATTACACATATAATCAACAAGTTATTAAAAACGGAGCAGTATATACTGCAATAGCCCCTGCGCAGGGAATTGATGTTAGTTTTGCCAATGTTTGGTCACGGGTTAGTCAATTATCAGGAAATATACTTATTCTTAATGATGGCCAAAAGGACAGTTGGTATGACCATGGATATGTAAAATACGCCGGACCCACTTCGGGAGTGCCAGGAAATGTATTAGTTATTTTTGATTATTTTAATCATTCGGGTGAGGGCCCTATTACTGTAAATTCATATCCTGCAAACTACTATAGAAGTATAGGCCAATATAAATCAGTGGTTGATGCAAAAGAATATACATTAAGAGATTGCTTAGATTTTAGACCAAAAAGAACTAATGGGTCTGTTTACTTAAATTTTGATACTGCAATATTTCCATCCACAGATGTAAACACTGAAGCAGATGTAACATATTATTTGCCTAGAATAGATAAATTATATCTTTCCAAAGACTCGGTAAATTTTGAAACTCCTTATGATAAATTTTTTATTACAAATGGGAGTGAATCCAACGCCCCAGGTACATCACCGTTAGTTGCGGATAAAACTAAATTGGCAATAGCTACTATACAATTACCTCCATTTGCAGAAAGTGCATTTAGTTGTTCGATTGTATACGAAAATAATACTAGATTTACTATGGCAGACATAGGCAAAATCCAGCAAACAACATTAAGATTGGATAAAGCAGTAAAAGTCCATAGTATAGAAATTGCAAATCTCAAGGCAATCATTCAAAATGATGCCGGGGATACGTTATTAAAATCTGGTATACTTGTAGATAATTTTCAAGATTTTTCCAAAACAGATATTTTATCTGGAGGATTTTTCTGCGCAATAAACACAAAACAAGGAATATGCTATCCAATGTTTTCGGCATATAATGTAGATTTAAATATAACATCTCAAACAAATGTCAATATTGCAAATGATATAATTACTGCAAAATATGTTGAGGAAGTTCTAGTGTCCCAAGTGGAAGCAAATGGGACTGTCAATCCCAATCCTGGCGGAATTAATGATCGTAGAGGAAGAGCAGAATTATCTCAACAAAATTCATACAAGGTCAACTTATTACAAACTGGGTTGCAGCTTTATGGTACTTATCTATTGGGGCAGGGAATAGTTGCAGCAGGTACTGCGTTAATTGGGGGTGCCTCCGTAAGCGAGGCTTGGTCACTAGCGGTTAATGCAGTAACCGGATCGGCTTTGAGCCCTGCATCTTTAGTTGGATATGCGGTTGATGCATATAATTTTGCAACATCTGGCACAGTTGGTGCCACAATTTCCGCAGGTTTTGATACTGTAGTGAGTTGGATATCAGGCACCTCTACATCCACCGCGTTAAGCGGATCTACAACGTGGGCTACCGCCGAGGGGGTAGCAGTTGCAGAAGGTGGTAGTTATTTTGCCACCTTTGCCGCCAATAACCCCACCCTCTATGCCGCTGTACCATATATTGCAGCAATTATAGCAATTGATACAATTACTGGAGGACATATAGTTCATGATGTGGTTAGAGAAGTTGGCAATGCAGTAGATAGTGTTGGTAAGGTAGTAAGTAATGTAGCAGGTGCAGTTGGCGATTTTGTGAATAATCCAATCGGGTCAGTTAAGAAATTATTTTCTGATATTAGAACAAAAGAAAAAATTAAATTTATAAAACAAATAAAAACCGGATTGAATCTATATTCATTTGAATACAAATCAGAATTTAAAAATCATCCATTGGCAGGTCATGGTAGATATGAGGGCTTTATGGCACACGAAGTTGAACAATTATATCCAAATGCTGTAGAAATAAACGATGGGTATAAAACAATTAATTATTCACTAATAGGAATTTAAAAATGGCAACAGCAGATACAGGCAATTCACAAGCATCAACTACAGATAATGCAATCTATGCAGGAGATCAATTACTACAATTCCAAGTATCAGAAATGCCCGCTGGCACTAGAATATATGTGTATTGTAATGGGTTAGATATAACTTCTTTGTGTGCACCTATAACGTCGGGCGCTGCAATAGGAGACCCAATAGTAACAAATCAATTGGGGCAAACGGGAGGATATTTGTATATACCAAGTAACGATGGTAAATATAAATTTTTAACAGGTGAAATATTATTGACATTTTCGGATAGCTCTACAGGAGTACAAAATTCAAAATATATTTCTGAAGCTATATTATATAATCATGGGATGAATTTAGTTAATACTGAAGAAGGTGGCACCGTTTCTTTAAGAAAAACAATAAAATTTAGAACAAATCCTTTGGGAAATGCGTTAGATATTAATACTTCTCAGTTAAGATTGGACCCATGTTCTCAAACATTTTTTGTAGAATCAACTAAATACCCTTTAGGCGTATACGTGACCGGTATTACATTATACGTTTTTGCAAAAGATCCATTATATCCTTTGGCAATAGAATTAAGACCAATGGACGGCGGCAAACCTTCGACTAAGGAATATATGGAAGGTAGCTATGTACTAAAAAATCCTTCAGATATACAAGTATATGATACTGCGACAAATAATGCTGCACCCACAGATTTTACATTTAGACATCCAATATATTTGAAGCCCGGAGAATATGCTTTTTGCGTATTAACAAAATCTGGAAAATATCAGCTATTGGCAGCCTCAACGGATGCCGGCAAAACAGTAAAACAACCGTTTGCCGGAAGACTATTCAAGCCACAAAACACTGGAGAATGGGTTGAATCTTCTACTGAAGATTTGGCATTTGTTGTTAGAAAAGCAGCGTTTGAAACTGGGACTGTGACAATGGAGGCAAAAAATATAGCTATAAATGGCGGATTAGAATATAATAGGTTTAGATTGTTATCTACTGCTATAGATTTTTCAGATACTGCCAGTGTCACTTATAATATAAAAACTAAAGATACCGGATCTAATTTGGTGAATGATCCTGTACAAATTTTACCAGGACTAAATGCAGATCTAGCAGGTAGACAAACTGTACAAAATGCAGGAGATATTGCTCTTCAAATTCAACTGACAACAAAGGATAGAAATATTACTCCTATGTTGGATAAACAACTCATTCAAGCTCAAATATTTAGAACTGCAATAGATGAGTATAGCAAAACCATTTCTGATAGTGAATTAAAATCAACAAATGGAAATGCGTTATCTAGATATATTAGCAAACCAGTCTCTCTTGCGGACGGGTTTGATTCTACGGGATTAGAAGTTAAATTAAGTATTAGCAGACAAATAGGTACAGATGTAGATGTATTTTGTCGTGTATTATCGAGAAATGATAACAGTGTAACTAATGGTATATATGATAGACCATGGTTACTTATGCCTCTTGTTTTACCAAAAGCAAAAACTTATTCAGGAACCGAAGAAATATATCAAGAAGAAACTTATAGAATAATTGAACCATTGTTGTCATATACTGCAACCTCACCAACCGGAACAGCAATTACTGGAACTTTTGACGATTTTGCATTTTATCAAATTAAGGTAGTATTCTATTCTAGTAATCCAGTCTATTTACCAAGACTCAGATCCATATCTGCAATATCAGTAATTTAATATGGAACAATTTTATGCACCCATTAAGGAAGATCCCGGATATGTTAAGGATATAAGATCCAACGCATTATTGAATACAGATCTATCTGCATTACATGAATATAAACAAAAAAGAAAACAAGCAAAACTTATAACCTCTATGCAAGAAGAAATAAATATGTTAAAAGAAGAGCTTGAAAAAATTAAAACCCATCTTAAGATAAGTTAACGCCATGCCAAATATTAGAAATCTAGCCAATATAAATGTCGGATCATCTCCAAATGCAGGGGACGGTGATGTATTACGAGAAGCATTTGTTAAGGTTAATAACAATATAAATGCAATATACAACAATGGTCAGTATAAGGCATTTATTCCCGATAATAAAGATTTTCCGGGATACACTTGGGATGGAGATAATGATACTGGGATATATAGACCAGGTACAGGGCAAATAGGAGTAACATTAAATGGCACTCCTCATTTATTAATGAATGAAAGTGGATCCATACAATGGTTAGGTAACGAACTATCTACTCAAGATTATGTCAATCAACAAATTGCTCAATATACCGGCGGAGTTTATGGAGCAAATATTGTAGTCACAACAGGATCTGGTAATATTGCAGTTACCGTAAATGGTATACCTGTAGTTGCTACATTACCTACAGTAGGAAACTATGAAGGCAGAATTGCATATTATACCGGAGACATTTGGACATATTCTAGGTATCCTGTTGGTAATGGTGCAGGACTTAATGCAGATGCTGCCATAGCAAGGGCTGCGGGATCAGACAGCAGGTGGGTTAGATTTAGAGGTGACCAAGCAATAACTATAGGATTGGTTCGTCCAGCAGCTGCGGCAGAGGGCACTACATTTTATGAAACTGCTAATGCAAAAATATATGTTTACTTGGCTGGCCAATGGCAAACTCTATCAGGATTGATATCATCGAATTCACCTAAAGGACTAGATGTTGCAATTAGTTTACCCTCAGTAGGTGATCCAAATAATTATACAGGTAGAACAATAGTAGTCGGCACATCTACATATATCTTTATATCTGGTGCATGGCAACTATTAGGTAACTATATTGGAGCTACCAGTAGCGCAAACACAGGATCCGGTATAAGTTTCGGAGCAACTTTACCGTTAACTGCAAATGTGGGTGAGCTATTTAGAAAAACAGGAAATAGTTCAGGATTATACATTTACGATACTGGTAATTGGTTTACATTACCTCAATATACTGCAAATGCTGGAACTGCAAGCATAAGAACTTTAGCTGCTTTGCCCGCAGACGTTACTTATTATAATGCTGGAGATTTAATTATTGTAGGTGGTAAAACTTATATTTTAAATACCACTAAAACTTCATGGGGATTATTTTCACCCGGGGCAAATACTACAGTACAAAATATAGTTTTAAATGCAGCACAAGTGGGGACTAGAGAATTAGCAAATTCTTCACTAACACTAAATAAATTTATTGCCAATACTATTGCAGGTAGTATTTTAGTATCAAATACTATCACCACACGAGAATTATCAAATAACTCTGTCACCGCAATAAAACTTGCAGATAATGTTATTACATCCAATAAAATTCAAGCAGGTGTTATTACAGACAGAGAAATCGCAGGAAATTCCATAAGCGGTAGTAAAATAATTGCAGGATCCATTACATCCAGAGAGTTAGGAACTAGCAGTATATCTGCAAGTTCTATTTCCGCAAATTCTCTTTCTCAAATATCTCAAAATGCAGGAACTATTACATCTGGGATTTTTAGATCTGCAGATGGCAAAATGATTATAGATTTGAATAGTAAATTTATTAGAATTGAAATATAATTTATGACTACAAATGTTTTATGGGCAGGTAATATTGCAGGTGCACCTGTTGTAACTATTTTCAATAATCCTCCTGAAGAAAAAGGAAATAATAAACCGGTATATAATAGATTTGATAATTTAGATAAAATTTATTTTGATTCCAGATTTAATTATATTAATTTGGTTTGGCAGTCGGATTTAACTTTTGCCTTTAGTAATGTCACAATAGGAAATTCGGGACAGAAAACAACAACTATAGGATATCATAATTTGGGGTACACACCCGCAGGAATTTTGATAGATAGCGACACCAGGGAAATAGTAACAAACAACTATATACAAATAGTGAATTTGGATTCTTCTAGAAAAATATCTTTACTAATAGATTCTGTAAGATTTTATCTCAAAGAAGATTACGAAAGTCCCAGTGCAGATTTACCAGCACTAACCAAACGATATACAATACTTGGGTTTAATACCCCCGCAAATTAATTAAAACCATGGCAAACGTATATCTTTTAAATCTTTCAGAAAATTTAGTAACGTTAGGTAACGTATTCACTTCTGCACGATCTCATTTAATAAAAGATGAGATACAACCATCTAGTACTTCGGTTTTTGTTACAAAAATTTTAGCTTCGCCATCATTAAGAGTATATCAAGAAACTGATGAGGGGTTGTTATATAGTTCATATAATGATATAAACATTAGACAAGCATTAGGATCCGATGCGCCAGTCAATGGACCGTTTATTGAAAATTATTCATATGCTGGAGATTTAAATTTAGATAATTTTGTAAATTTATTACTAATAAACAAGCCTCCACTAAGAACAGGATTTTTTAAATTCTCAGTTATTGGTATAACTTTTACTGGAATAATACGACAATTAACGCAGTATGATCATTATGATTGGACCAAAAATGCAGGCAAATATTCATATACATTAATGCCTAATACTTTAGGATATGCAATAGAAATAAGTAAAAATTCACTATATACTGCAATTACAAATTCTGATGGCACATTTACATATAATCCTACTGCCCTAAATTTGGCATTACGAAATTTAAAAGGTGACGAAGAAATAACTTCTACTGCATCTTCAGATGATCCAAATACGTATCTACAGAGTATACCTGGAGCAAATGCTAAAATATCAGGTTCTTTGCCTATAAATTTATTTTATATTCCGCCAGAATATGCATTACGTTATATTGCTAGTTATGGTGATTTAATTGACGCGTATGGTACAGATTATGCCAAAGGACAAGACCATTATGCAAGATATGGAGCACTTGAAGGTAGAATAATTTCTTTTAATCCGTTGGCATATCTAAACAAATATTCCGATTTGAGACGACAATTTGGTTATGACACTTATTCTGCAACAATACATTATATCACAACAGGATACTACGAGGGAAGAACAACAGATAATTCAAGTGCATCAAATCCTTTATTGGGAGGATTAACTGATTCTAGAACTTCTACAGTTTTAACGGGAAACACTATTATTTGGCCATCCGGACCTACCATGAGGGGAGAAGGCAGTTCTTTTGTATATAACTATAATGGCACAACATATTTTAAAAATAGTATACTAGAATTTACTAGTAATTTAATTTACCTAAGAGTTTAATAATGGGAATATCCTTAACTAAAACAGATCCTTTTACAATAAAAGATGACAAAGGAAATACTAGATTTTCCCTAAACGGAAGAATGCCGCATATTATACATAATTTATCTGGCAATGTTACAATACCCACAGTTTTAATAAATCAATTTACAGGTGAAGAAATTGTTAATAGAACTGACGTATTGGCAATAATTGCAAATACTTATATATCATCGGATTCTGCCAATAATTTTATTTTACCTTTAGTATCCATAACCGGGGGTATAGCAAATACGAATAGTAAAATTATGCCAGCAATCGGTTCTACTTTACTTAGAAAAATACAGGGAGAGTTTTCCTCAGAATTTTTAGGTGGAACAATATTAGATTTTATTGCAGATAATGGAAATTTAAAAATAGTATGTAATCACTTTTTTAACAGGACAAACAATCCAACAGTTGTTGGAGACGACATTATAAGTATATCTTATAGGGTTTACTACGGAAGATTTAATTAATAAATAACAAATATGGCAACCTATAAAAACTTATCTTTAGATCAAGGATCCTCTTTTACTGAATCTATTCAGTATTTAGATAGTTCTAAAACCCCTATATCTTTGGTTGGATATACTGTAAAAAGTCAAATGAGAAAATCTTATTATTCTGCAAATGCCATAACTTTTGATACCATTTTAACTAACGGCGCGACAGGAAATATAACTATATCTTTAAACTTTAATGCGACTGCAAACATTATACCGGGTAGATATGTGTACGATGTGAAAGCAAATACTGCAAATACTGCAATCAAAATACAAGAAGGTATAATCACGGTTAATCCAGGAGTAACCAAATAATGGCACAAGTAACAACCAGAGAACAATTAAAAGATTATTGCTTACGCAGATTAGGTTCACCTGTCATTGAAATTAATGTGGACGACGATCAAGTTGAAGATCGTATAGATGATGCTTTTCAATTCTATAGAGAATATCATTATGATGCAGTAGAAATGGTTTATTTGAAGTACCAATTCACTCAACAAGATATAACAAACCAATATATACCTGTTCCTGATACTGTAGTAGGTGTAAATCGAATCCTACCGTTTAGTAATAAATCTGATGGTACTAATATTTTCAGTATTAGATATCAAATTCTATTAAATGATCTATATAGTTTGATGTCGACTCAAATCATTTATTACTACCAAGTTAAACAAGAATTAGAATTAATTAATCAAGTACTTGTAGGGGTTAAACCGATAAGATTCAATAGACACATGAATCGTCTATACATAGATATGGACTGGACTGCTGATGCTGCAGTCGGCGATTACATTATTGTAGAATGTTATAGAATATTAGATCCCGAAACATATAGAGACGTATACAACGATATGTTTCTAAAGAGATATTGCACATCATTAATTAAGCGTCAATGGGGTGAGAACTTAAAGAAGTTTAACGGCGTTCAATTACCCGGCGGAGTAACAATTAATGCAGATCAGATATATCAAGATGCATTAACTGAGATAACACAAATTGAATCTGAGATGCAATCAAGATTTGAATTACCAGTAGATTTCTTTACAGGATAAAACTTAAGTACTTTATTAACCGGGGTACATAGACAATGATAACATCGTGTCAATAGAAAGTCAATACAATTATGGTTACTGTTAACCCTTATTTTCAATCTGGTAAGTCGATAGGTAGATCTTCTGAGCAGAGCTTATATGAGGATTTGATTATCGAATCCATGAAGATTTATGGCTTTGAAGTCTATTACTTGCCACGTAAATCTAACAGTTTGGATTCTATTTTAACTGAGGATCCGCTAAACACTTTTGATTACGCTTTTTCAATTGAAATGTATATGGAAAATACTATGGGGTTTTTAGGTGACGGGGAATTAATGTCCAAATTTGGTTTAGAAATACGAGACTCTGCAAATTTTATAGTAGCAAGAAAACGATGGACAGAGGATATTGGTTCCCAAAATGTAACCATATTGCCGAGACCAGCAGAAGGCGATATAATATACTTTCCAAAAACTAAATCATTTTTTGAAATACGAAAAGTAGAAGGGCATGATCCTTTCTACCAAGTTGGTAAATTATATGTTTACAAAATGATGTGTGAACTTTATCAGTTTGCCAATGAAAGATTTAACACTGGGGTAGATGAAATTGATAGTATAACTGCAGAAGCTACATTAGATATAGATGCTCATCAGTTATTGCAAGAAACAGGGGAGGCACTATTGTCAGAATCTAACGCATTGACTCCGATTGTATTGGAAGATTATAATTTAAGTTTGGATGGTCATTATCAAATTGGTGCAGATAATGAAGCTTTTGAAGCAGAAGTAAATGACGTATTAGATTTTTCTGAAAGAAACCCGTTTGGTGAGGTATTTCAATAATGTTGGATAACAGATTTTATTGGGGCACTATAAGGAAATCTATTGTAGCTTTTGGTAATATGTTTAATAATATTACCATACAAAGAACAAATGCAGATGGAGAAGTAGTTCAACTACAAAGAGTACCTTTATCATATTCACCTAAACAAAAATTCTTAGCAAAAATAAGACAACAGCCTAGTGTAGATTCTACAAATTTTCAAGTCATTCTTCCTAGAATGGGATTTGAAATGGTAGCGTTAGATTATGATGCCAATAGAAAAATTAGTCCAATGCAACAAAGCAGGACAATTAATAGTACTATATCTGCCTCTGCTCAATATGCGCCAACTCCGTATAATGTAAGTATATTACTTTACATCTATGCGAAAAATCAAGATGATGGATTACAAATAATAGAACAGATATTGCCCTATTTTAATCCCGATTATAATTTATCAATGAAAGCCATTCCTGAATTAGATATTAAAAACGATCTTCCTATTCTTTTAAATTCTATTGGGTTTCAGGATGATTACGAAGGCGACATGACAACCCGTCGTGCTATTATATGGACTCTTAGTTTTGTTATGAAACTTAATTTTTATGGTCCAATTAATAAACAGGGAATTGTTAATAAAGTTATTACTAATACATTCAGAGATTCCGCATTAACCAATCAGCTACAAAAAATATCTGTCCAAGGAACTGGAGATTTGGCAAATACTATACCTACCGGGAATGTGCAATATGTTGATTCTTTTGAAGATTTTTAAAATGAAAAATATGGAAAAATTGGATGAGTTGTTTAATATAGATCCTATGAAGGTTGATCCTACCACGGGCGAAATACTTGCCATTTCTGAAGCAATAAACAAAACTAAAGAAATGGATCAAGAAGACGACTATCAATTGGCTCGTTCTACTATGAGAAAACTTTTAATGAAGGGTGAATCGACTTTGGACGAATTAATAAATTTATCTAAAAGTTCTGAACATCCAAGAACTTATGAAGTTGCTGGGCAGTTTATGAAAACTATGTCTGACGTGTCCAAAGACCTTCTTGGATTACAAAAACAAGTTAAAGATTTAAAAGCAGATGATGCAGTAAAAATTGGTACACAAAATAATGTAGTGTTTAATGGCACAACTGCCGAGCTTTTTAAGATGTTAAAAAACGGCCCTGTTGAAGATGGAAAAATAATTGAGCAGTAAACAAATATCCTATAACGGTAACCCCAATCTAAAACAGATTGGCACTCCTGTATCTTATACTTTAGATCAGATGAGAGAAATACAAAAATGTATTCTCAATCCTATCTATTTTATTGAAGAATATTGTCAGATTGTTTCTTTGGATAAAGGTTTAGTTCCGTTTAAATTATACGATTGTCAAAAAGAAAAAGTTCAAACCATTCTAAATAATCGTAAAGTTATTTTGATGGAAGGTAGACAACAAGGTAAAACAATTACTGCTGCTGCTTGTATACTTTGGTACACCCTGTTTCAAGAAAATAAAACAGTTGCTATTCTAGCAAATAAATCTTCAGCTGCTCGCGAAGTTCTTTCTAGATATGAATTGATGTACGAAATGCTTCCCATGTGGATGCAACAAGGTGTTAAGACATTCAACAAGGGCGACATCGAACTTGAAAATGGATCTAAAGTATTTACTGCGGCAACAAGTACTTCCGGTATTCGAGGTAAATCTGTAAACTGGTTATATATTGACGAGGCAGCAATTATCCCCAATAATGTTGCAGAGCAATTCTTTACATCTGTTTATCCTACAATTTCTGCAGGTACCACCACAAAGATTTTACTTACATCCACTCCACTGGGTTATAACCATTTTTGGAAATTTTGGAATGAAGCAGAACAGGGACTAAACGGATTTGTTCCAATGTTTATTCCGTATGATAAAATTCCCGGCAGAGATCAAAAATGGGCGGACGAACAACAAGCCATGTTGGGCGAACTTAAATTTAACCAAGAGGTTTTATGTAGGTTCCTGGGATCATCTAACACACTTATCAATCCTGATACTATTGGTAGAATGTCTGTTAAACCGTATATCTATAGTAACGAAGGATTGGACATATTTGTAGAACCTGAAGAAGATCACGTATATATGCTAGTTGCTGATACGTCTAGGGGTGTTGGGGGAGATTATTCGGCATTTACAGTCATAGATATAACCGCATACCCGTATTCTATTGTTGCAAAATACAGAAGTAATAAAATTAGCCCCCTTCTTTTTCCGAATATAATATATAAGGTAGCGAAAGATTACCACAGAGCCTATTGTTTGGTGGAGATCAACGATAATGGTCAGCAAGTAGCAGATACACTATATATGGATTTAGAATACGAAAACGTATTCTTTGTGGGAAGTAACAGTAAAAGTGGGCAATATTTGTCCGGAGGATTTTCGCCAGGGGCAACATTGGGCGTTAGAACTACCAAGCAAGTAAAACGCTTAGGATGTACATCTTTTAAAAGTTTAGTCGAGGGCACTAAACTACTAATTCACGATCCAGATATAATTAATGAAATTTCTACATTTATTGAAGTTCGCGGTACCCATAAAGCAGATGAGGGATACTTTGACGATTTGGTAATGACTCTGGTGCTATTTTCTTGGGCAACGAACGAACCCTTCTTTAAAGATTTAACAGATTCGAATTTACGAAAAGCTCTATATGAGGAGCAATTTAAACAGATTGAAGAAAATCTCACTCCGTTTGGTATAATTGATAACGGCATTCCTGAAGAAGAAAGACCTCAAATTATGACCGATGCTATTTGGTTTAATGCATATTCTAAATCCCCTGGGGAAATTGATGATGCTCAAAGAAAATTTCTTGAAAATGTCTAAAAGATGAGAATTATAAATAAATAGAAATCATAATATAGAACAACATCTATAAAATTATCAAGGAGAAGAAGATGGCATTTCAGCTTTCACCTGGGGTTGCAGTAACCGAAGAAGATAGAACAACGATAATTCCTTCGGTGGCAACTACTTCTGGCGGGTTTGCCGGGGCATTTCAATGGGGACCTGTTGAAGAAGTAACAACCGTAGATACAGAAATTAATTTGGTTAGTTTGTTTGGAAAACCAAATGATACTACAGCGGGTTATTTCTTTACTGCAGCAAACTTTTTATCATATGGCAATAATTTAAAATTAGTCCGTACTGTGGATGCAGCAACAGCTAAAAATGCAGTTTCCATTCCATCTGGAAGAGTTGCATCAATTCAAGTTGGTACTCAGGCAAATCTTTATGTAGGTAATGTAGGAGCCCATCGTATAGATGTTAGTATTTCTGCACCTCAAATACCTGGCGGAACGCAAGCAGTTGCTAACGTATATCTATCAAGATTTGGCAATGTGCGACAATTAAATTTACTTACTGCTGGTTATGGATACAACACTGCACCTACTGTTTCTATAAACAATGGAGATTATATTGTACAAGCAACAGCAACTGCGATATTAGGTTCGGGCGAAGTATCCAATATTTATGTAATAAATGCAGGTAATAATTATACAACTTCATCAAATATAGAAATACAAAATCAATTTTCTACAGGCGCAAGAGCAAATCTAAATGTACATTTTAAACTATTAGATCTTTACACTATTGTAAATGGTGGCAATAATTATAGTAGTCTTTCAAATGTTGAATTCTCAGGAAATATTGTTCCTGGAGGAAATCATGCTCAGGCAAACTTGGTATTGACAGGGAACGTAATAACAGGATTTGTAATTACAAATAGTGGCAATGGTTATATCGGTGCTCCCAATGTTATTATTAATAGAAATACTGCAAATGCAAATGCAGGAAACGCAATTGTCACTGCAAATATTGGTTATGGGTATATAAATAGGGTATCCATAATTAATCCCGGTTTAGGTGGTTACGCATTTGTACCAAATGTTATTATTAATAGAAATAATACTTTGCCGGTTTTAGATACAACTTCTGCTACATTCCAGGCTCGTATTAAAGCAGGTGTTGGTAGTTTAACACTTACAAATCCCGGCGCATCATATCTTGTAGGTGATACACCTATAGTCTTGTTTACTCCAGCAACTGACGATGTCCAATTTGTTTCAAATACATCAGCAACTGCTAATGTAATTCTTGGATTCCCAATTAACAATGTTGTTGTTGAACAATCTGGTTCTGGATATACTTCAACACCAAATGTATTAATTTCTGATAATTTTTCCTCTACACCTGCAACTGCGACATTGCTATTGACACCTCCCTTAATTAAAAATCGAGATAACTATGATACTAATTATAGTTCGGGTGGATTCCAATTCGGAGAATTTGCAGCAAAATATCCCGGCGTATTAGGCAACTCAATTAGAGTGTCTATGGCAGATAGTAATACTTTTGCTACATGGCAATATAGATCTCAATTTGATTCTGCTCCATCAACTTCTTCGTATGTTTCTACTAGAGGCGGTTCTAATGATGAAATACACGTTATAGTTCTCGATGCAACTGGAGAGTTAACTGGAGTTTTAGGTTCTGTATTAGAAAAATACTCATATTTGTCTAAAGCATCTGACGCAAAGAATACTGATGGTTCTACAAATTACTATAAAAATGTAATTAATAATCAATCCAATTATCTTTGGGTAATTGACCATCCGTCGGTTGGCACAGATTGGGGAACTGATTCTAAAAATAATACTTTTGTATCATTAAGTTCAAATGTTACTTCCACATTAAGTGGCGGGGCATCTGGAGATAGTATTTCTACAGCAAACGTTTTGTCTGGATATAGTTTATTCTCCAATGATGAATTATACGATGTAAGTTTAATCCCAATGGGTCCAACAACAGCAGTTTCTGCAGTTAATACTGTAATAGGTATTGCCGAGTCCAGAAGAGATGCTGTTGTATTTGCATCGCCCCAATATACAGATGTTGTAAACACTACAGGGCAGGCAGATAAAATTGTTTCATATAGAAATAATTTAACAGCTTCTTCATACGCAGTTTTAGATTCTGGTTGGAAATATCAATATGATCGTTACAATGATAAGTATAGATATGTTCCTTTAAATGGAGATATTGCTGGGCTTGCTGCAAGAACAGATTATGTGGCAGATCCTTGGTTCTCTCCTGCAGGATATAATAGAGGTGTAATTAAGAATTTAGTTAAACTTGCATATTCACCTACTAAGACAGATAGAGATACTTTATACAAAAATGGTATTAATCCTGTAGTAACATTCCCAGGACAGGGAACTTTACTGTTTGGAGATAAGACATTATTGGCAAGACCAAGCGCATTTGATCGTATCAATGTTCGTAGATTGTTTATTGTTCTTGAAAAATCTATTGCAACAGCATCCAAATTCCAATTATTTGAATTTAACGATGCCTTCACGCGAGGACAATTTAAAAATATTGTTGAACCATTCTTGAGAGATGTTCAAGGTCGTCGTGGTATTACAGACTTTAGAGTAATTTGCGATGAAACAAATAATACGCCCGGGGTAATAGATCGCAATGAGTTTGTTGCAGATATATACATCAAACCATCGAGAGCTATCAACTTTATTCAGCTAAACTTCATAGCTACAAGAAGTGGTATAGCTTTTGAAGAAGTTGGCGCCTAATAGGAGAAAATAGATGGCAACAGAAACTCAAAAATTTAATATTAATAATTTTAAGGCTGCAATAGGTGCGGGCGGGGCCCGCCCTAATCAGTTTGAAGTTACTATAACTTATCCTAGTGTTTTGCCCACCACTGGTAATCCAGGATTGCAGGGATCGTTTTTAATTACTACTGCAGAATTACCGGGATCGACACAAGGAGTTACTCCGGTATATTACAGAGGAAGATTAATTAAGTTGGCGGGAGATAAAGAATTTGCTCCATTCAACATGACTGTAATAAATGATTCTGCATTTACAATTAGAAAAGCTTTAGAAGATTGGATGGCAGCAATAGAAGGTCGAGGTACTAAATCTGGATTAACAGTACCGTCAACTTATATGGGAACTATAACCATTAAGCAGTTGGAACGTAATGGCGGTGTATTACGACAATATAAAATTGTAGACGCATTTCCCGTGGAAGTAGGTCCAGTACAACTAGACTTTGGCTCCAATGATCAAATATCCACATTTGGTGCAACATTTCAATATCAAACTTTTGAAATACTTAATGAGCCAGCTAATATAGTAGCACCTATTTTATCAGACGTGATTAACAACAACAGCATAACTAGATAATTAGTTATTATTGAAGAGGTTTAAATTATGGCAGCAGTCAAATTATTTGGCTTTACTTTTGGTCGTGATGACGAAGATGATCAACCGATTACTAAGAATAAGCAGGGATTTGCCACACCAATACTAGATGATGGCGCATCTACTGTTCAGGCAGGTGGTTACTTTGGCACGTATGTTGATTTAGATGCAACTACTAAATCTGAATATGAATTAATTACTCGTTATAGAGAAGCGGCATTATATCCTGATACCACTTCTGCTATAGATGAAATACTTACTGAGGCAATTGCTGCAGTAGACGATGAACCTGTTGTAAGAATAAATTTGGATATGTTAGATATACCTGATGATATTAAAGATACTATAGAAAATGAATTTGAGAATATACTTAAACTATTAGATTTTGATAGTAAAGGATATGATATTTTTAGAAGATGGTATGTTGATGGAAGATTATATTTTCAAAAGATAATTGATACTAAAAATCCAAGAAGAGGAATTTTAGAACTTATACAAATAGATCCTAGAAAAATTAAGAAATTACGTGAAGTTAAGAAGGAAAAGGATAAGGAAACAGGCGTTGACCTTATTAAATCCGTAGAAGAATTTTTTGTATATAATGATAAAGGATTAACTTATAATCCAACATATTCTACTACTGCTCATCAGGGCATTAGAATAAACACAGATGCAATTTGCTTCGTTCCATCTGGTCTATTGGATTATGATAAGAATATAGTAATTGGTCATTTACACAGGGCAATTAAACCTGTTAACCAATTAAAGATGATGGAAGATGCTTTAGTTATTTACAGAATAGCAAGAGCACCCGAAAGACGAATATTTTATATTGATGTTGGCAATTTGCCTAAATTGAAAGCTGAGCAATATCTAAAAGATATTATGGCTCGCTATAGAAATAAAATAGTTTATGATTCTAATACTGGCGAAATTAGAGATGATAGAAAAATGATGTCAACTCTAGAAGATTTTTGGTTGCCAAGAAGAGAAGGTGGTCGAGGTACAGAAATTACTACATTACCTGGCGGTGAAAATTTAGGTCAGATAGAGGATATTAATTATTTTCAGACAAAGTTATATCAAGCATTAAATGTTCCTTTGTCAAGAATGCAACCTCAAACTGGTATCTCATTTGGTAGGGCGACGGAGATAACTAGAGATGAATTAAAATTTGCTAAGTTTGTTAGTAGATTACGAAAGAAATTTAATGAAATATTTAGTGATTTATTAAAAACACAGTTAGTATTAAAAGGTGTTTTAACCGAAAAAGATTGGGATGAGATCTATAGTAAAATACAGTATAGATATACCCAAGATCAGTATTTTGAAGAAATGAAAAATGCTGAAAATATGCGAAACAGAATTGATTTGTTAATGCAGATACAACCGTTTGTGGGTGCATACTATAGTCAAGATTATGTTATGAAAAATGTATTAAGAATGTCTGAAAAAGAAATTACGGATATGAAGGCTCAAATAGAATCTGAACCTTCACCTCCACAGATAGGAATGCCGGGTATGCCCCCAGGTCAGTTGCCCCCTGATCAAAATATAAATAATAATGCTCAATAGGAGAAATGATGGAATCAACAGTTATACACCATATGGTAGATAGTATTATCAATAATCAACAGAATGATGCTTTGGCAACATTTAATGAGATTATGGCAAATAAAATAACTGATGCTTTAGATGCAAAGAAAACAGAAATAGCTTCAACAATAGGCAGAGAAGAACATGAAGAAATTTAAAGAACTCAGAGAGAGTTATTTAGAAGAAAAGCTAAAGGCATCCGATCCTGCAGGAACATACATACACGATTTTGTACATTCCGACAATCCTAAATTTGCAGGTAAATCAAAAGTTAAACGCATTCAAATGGCGCTTGCTGCATCTTATGCTGCCAAAGGCAAATCAAGAAATGAAGAAGTTGATGAAGCAGCAAATGCTGCACAACAGGCTGCTATTGCCATTGCCATGAAAAAAGCTGGTAAGAAACCAAAAAATGAAGAAGTTGAAAATGTGGAAGAAGGCATGATGGCCACAGCTAAGAAGGTTGTTAAAACTGTTGGCAAAGCTCTTACTGGTGGTTCAGATACAGATCAATTAAAGAATTTGCAAAAGAAAATGGGTATGCCCCAAACAGGCAAGAAACCTCAAATGAAGGAAGACTTAGAAATTTTAGATGAAGAGAAACCTGGACTATATGCAAATATTCACGCAAAACAAAGACGTATTGCTGCAGGTAGCGGAGAACATATGAGAAAACCTGGTAGCAAAGGTGCACCCACTGCAAGCGCATTCAAAGATGCAGCAAAGACAGCAAAGAAATAAGAGACCAACATGGCAGCAACACAGTCAATATTACAAAACGTAAGACAACAAACTGTTGTTAAAGTTATTTCGGATGGTTCACCTGGACAATCTAATGTTAATTTATTAGACTTAAAACGACCAGATGAAACATTTTTAGGTTATCCATTGTGCAATGTTAATATACAAACAGTAATATTTTCTTCATCTGATTCCTCATCGTCACCGATTGTTATTTCGAGAGGTATATCTGCATACAGTGCATCAAATGTAATGTATTTACATGGTTCGGGTAGTATGAATTTTGCGCAAGAAACAGGATTTCATGATAAAACATTAAATGCATCTAATGTAACGGTTAATATGCCTGCATTGTCAGTATTGTATCTTATTTTAGGAAAATCATCAGGATATTTAGAACCAGATTTCCAGGGCAATATATTCGTACAAAGGATGAATTAATATGAGATTAATAAAAGAAGTAGCACAGGATATAAATTACCTTGTAGAAGCAAAGGAAGGCGGTGGTAAAAATATTTTTATTGAAGGCATATTTGCTCAATCTGATACTGCAAACAAAAACAATCGTTCGTATGGTAAAAGCATCATGGAGCGGGAAGTTAATAAGTATCAAGATCTAATAGGACAAAAACGCTCATTAGGTGAGCTTGGTCACCCGGAGAATCCTTCTATCAACCTACATCAGGTTTCCCACCTAATCACAAATCTTCGTATGGAAGGTAAAGATGTTTATGGTAAAGCAAAAATACTAGAAACCCCTATGGGTAATATTGCAAGAAATTTAATAGAAAATGAAATTCGTTTGGGCGTATCGACCAGAGGTCTAGGATCGTTAAAAATGAATTCAAATGGAATTAACGAAGTGCAAGATGACTTTCATTTGGCTACCGTTGATATTGTTGCTGACCCATCCGCCCCGGATGCCTTTGTGCAAGGTATTATGGAATCGGCGGAGTGGATATTAGAGAATGGTATGTGGAAAGCAATACAGGTTGAAACTGCACAGAAACAAATTCGCAAAACTTCTGCTAAAAACTTAGACGAAGTTAAGTTAAAAATATTTGAACAATTTGTTAATCAATTGTCTAGATAACTAAACTTATAAATATCAATTGAGAACATTCATTTAGGAGACACTATAATGTCAGTAGAAAGTAAAGTTAAGGAATTGCTAGAACGCGTAACTGCAAAGGCCTCTTCTTTAGATGAGGCCATGGATCAACCAAAACAAGGCGATTCAAAAGAATCATCTGGCGCTGGTCCAATGGTTCCAACTAAGGCTAAAGATTCCACAATTAAAGCTGCCAACTCTGGCGATAGTAGTCAGCCAAGACAAGGCGATTCAGAAGATGCTAGCTTTGATACACGTCAACAAAATGACGTTAATCAAGGAGCAATCACGGCCAAGGGTATATCTAAAAATGATATTCATATGAAAGGCCCTGTAGGTGCGGCACCTAATTTCACAACAACTAAAGATCTAAGTCAGATTCCTCACAATACAGGTGTTGTATTCCAAGAAGAAGCTGAAGAAGACGAGAATCTAGAAGTTGTTGCTGAAGAAGAAATCGAAGACGAAACAACAGAAACAGTTGTTGAACCTATTGATCTATCACCTATATTTGGTGAAGATTTATCTGAAGATTTTAGAGGTAAAGCTACTGCTATTTTTGAAGCAGCAGTTATTGCCCGTGTAAATAACGAAATGGAAAAAGTTTCTGTAGCATTGGAAGAAAAATATGCTGAGGAATTTGTAGGATATAAAGAAAGCATTGTAGAAAAGATTGATGCTTATCTCAATTATGTGGTTGAGAATTATTTGGAAGAAAATAAATTGGCTGTCGAAAATGGTCTTCGCTCAGAAATTGCTGAAGACTTTATGTCAGGTTTAAAAGCTCTATTCAAGGAACACTACATTGATGTGCCTGAAGAAAAATATGATGTAGTAGGTGAATTACAAACTAAAGTATCAGAGTTAGAAGACGGTTTAAATACTCAGTTGGAAAACAATATTAGTTTAAATACTGAAGTAACAGATCTAAGAAAACGCCTTATTATTAAGGAAATGTCTAAAGATCTAGCGGATACTGAAGCTAACAAATTAGCAAAACTTCTAGAAGGTGTAGAATTCGATAGTACAGATCTTTATAAAGAAAAAGTATCTGTTATTAAAGAAAATTACTTTCCTCGCAACGCTGTAGTATCAAAAGAAAAAGCAAAGCAGGCTCTAGTAGAAGAGGTATCACCGACTGAAACTTATTCAGGCAATGATGTTGTTTCATCTTATGCACAGGCATTATCGAGAACAATCAAAAGACAATAACTTATAAATACTTATAAGTTATTCAAATAGTTAACACAAGGAGAAACTAAATGTTTTTATCAGAAAATATCCAAAAGAAATGGGAAGCAATTCTTGACCACCCAGATCTTCCACAAATCAAAGACAACTATAAGCGTCAAGTTACAGCTGTATTGTTAGAGAATCAAGAAAAATCTTTACGTGAAGAACGTCAAGCATTGTTCGAGACTCCAGCAAACAACATTATGGCTACAAGCGGTATCGACAAGTATGACCCAATTCTTATTGGTCTAGTACGTCGTGCTATGCCTAACCTAATGGCATATGACATTTGCGGTGTTCAACCAATGACAGGACCAACAGGCTTGATTTTTGCAATGAAATCAAACTACGGTTCAGACAGAACTCTTGCAGGTCGTACAGAAGCATTATACAATGAAGCAAATACTTCATTCTCAAGCTCAGGCCAAGACGCAACAGGTAACAACCCAGTATTTGGTACATACAACACTGGCAATGCTACAATGACAGCTTCAATGGAAGCTCAAAGCGACTTTGCAGAAATGTCCTTCTCTATCGACAAGACAACAGTTACTGCTAAGTCAAGAGCATTGAAAGCAGAATATACTGTTGAATTAGCACAGGATTTGAAAGCAATTCATGGTCTTGACGCAGAAGCAGAATTGTCCAACATTCTATCACAAGAATTCATGTTTGAAATCAATCGTGAAGTTGTTAGAACAATTTATAAAGTTGCAAAAGCAGGTTCACCAGCAACAGCAACAGCAGGTACATTTGACCTAGACGTTGACTCCAATGGTCGTTGGTCTGTAGAACGCTTCAAGGGTCTTCTATTCAATATCGAACGCGATGCTAATCACATTGCACAAGATACTCGTAGAGGCAAAGGTAACTTCATCGTTTGCTCTGCAGACGTTGCAAGTGCATTAGCTATGTCTGGTGTTCTAGACTATACTCCAGCTCTTTCTACAAACTTAAATGTGGACGACACAGGCAATACATTCGCAGGTGTTCTAAATGGTCGCTTCCGTGTTTATATTGATCCATATTCTGCAAACCTAGGAGCTGCTAATCAGTTCTACATGGTTGGTTATAAGGGTTCTAGCCCATATGACGCAGGTATGTTCTATTGCCCATATGTTCCTCTACAAATGGTTCGCGCAATCGATCCTAACAGCTTCCAGCCAAAGATTGGCTTTAAGACACGTTACGGTTTGATTGCTAACCCATATGTAACAGGTAGCAACGGTTATACACCAGATGCAGATTCATTCACAGCATCACGTAACCAATACTATCGTAAGACTAAGGTTATTAACCTAATGTAATCAACCGACAATAAGATCGGACTTTAAGGGGGAAGAAATTCCCCCTTTTTTGTCTTTGCACAGGCTATAAATATATAAGAGAAAGGGAACATTATGGCATATACGGCAAACATCAATACTATACAAAACAATTTTTATAATTCGTTACCTAAAACGTATGACTATCTAAGACCTAACGCATTTAGGTTTAGTATAAAAGATATGCCCAATGTTTCCTTTACTTGTCAATCCGCAAATATTCCTGATTTACAATTAGGATATGCAGTTCAACCTACTCCCTTTGTGGACATTCCCACTATTGGTGACAAATTAAACTTTGGAGAATTAAGTCTTAGATTTTTAATTTCCGAAGATATGTCAAATTATATGGAAATGTATAGATGGTTGGTGGCTCTAGGATTCCCTAAAGACTATAACCAATTCTCAACATTCACAAAAAGTAGGCCGAGTAGGTTTCCATTTGTCACACGAACCGATGGAAAAGAAGAAATTTTGGCATACTCGGATGCAACTTTAACGATTTTAGACTCGACAAATACAGCTAAAGTAAATATAATATTTAAAAATCTGTTCCCTATATCATTGCAAGCTCTTGATTTTGATATAGCGTCAGCCAGTGTAGAATATTTCACAGCGATCGCATCGTTCAAATATACTATTTTCGAAGTAGAACCCTTATAATATAACTTGGAGTTATTATGAATCAACCAAAAAAGAAAATTACCCCTATGGCTTTGCCTAAGGTTCCTTCATTACCAAAGGTACCTAATGCAGGCGGCACCCCTCCTGCAGATCCAAATCAAAATAAATTGGAAGTTAGATTAGAGGATTTGCGTAAAGAAAGAATCTTTATTGCAACTCCTTGCTATGGTGGACAATTAACTGAAGCATATTTCAGATCAACAATTAGATTACTTACATTCTGCAATCAACATCAAATCCCAGTTGCATTTGGTACGATTGCAAATGAATCTTTGGTAACACGAGCACGTAATGTTCTTGTTGCTTATTTCCTACAGAGCGATTTTACACGGTTAATGTTTATTGATGCAGACATTGAATTTCAAGTAGAAGATGTTATTAAACTAATTGCACATAATAAAGATGTTGCAGTTGGTGCATACCCTAAGAAGGGTGTAAATTGGCAACGTATTCGTGAAAGTGTTAGATTAAAAGATGATGCATATAACGATCAGCAAATTGCATCCTTTGGTAGCGATTATGCGATTAATTTTAAATTTATCAATCGTGATGCAAAACAAATTGCCATTGAAAATGGTTTAATTCGACTTCATGATGGAGCTACAGGTTTTATGATGATTAAGCGTGAAGTAATTGATAAGATGATTACTGCATATCCTGATCTAAAATATAACAACGATTTAAATACTCCGCCAGAATTGAATCCGCATTTCTATGCGTTCTTTGATACAATGATTGATCCCAAGGATCGACGTTATTTGTCTGAGGACTATACCTTTAGTCGTAGATGGCAAGATATTGGTGGAGAAATTTGGCTTGACCCTTCAATCTCTTTAAACCATTATGGTTCGTTTAATTTCCAAGGTAATCCTCAACAAATTATTCAAGTCGGTTAATTAAAGGTTTTATATTATGAAATTGACTGAGTTACAAGATACTTGGCAAGAAGATTGTAAGATCAATGAATTAAATTTGGGACAGGAGTCTTTAAAAACTCCTAACCTTCATGCTAAATATTTGACCATGCTATCCTCAGCTAGACTCAATCTTCGTAAAGCCGAATCAAGTTATCTTAATTGTCGTCGCTTAAAGTATCGATATTACAGGGGTGAGATGACTCAAACAGAACTTGAGCAAGAGGGTTGGGATCAGTGGCAGGGAAATAAACCATTAAAAAATGAAATGGATGAATTCTTAACTGTTGATTCTGATCTTGTATCTTATCAGGATAAAGTTGAATATTTTAAAACAGTACTATATCATTTAGAACAAATTATCCGTTCAATTAATAGTAGAGGCTGGGATATAAAAAATGCTATTGAATGGCAAAAATTTACCAACGGTATGATGTAATGTCAGATATACAATTATCTAAAAAAGATGAAGTTTACCTTAAGGTAAAGTGTGAACCTTCATTGGGGCAAGAATTAAATGATCATTTTTCGTTTGATGTTCCCGGTGCCAAGTTTCATCCTTTATACAAGTCTCGTATGTGGGATGGTAAAGTTCGTCTGTATTCTTTGTTTACGCAGGAATTATACGTTGGATTAAAAAGTTATCTCGAAAGATTCTGCGAGGAAAGAGATTATACTATAGATTATTCTAATTATGTGGAAGAGGCAGATGCTGCAACTTATGATATAGTTAGAAAATTTTGCGAAGATCTTAATATTGGTTCAAATGGTAAACCTCTTGCGATTCGAGATTATCAGATTGATGCAGTATTTCAATCTATAAAAGATTCAAGAAGATTATTATTATCTCCTACTGGTTCAGGAAAATCTCTTATCATTTATTGTCTAATTCGTTGGCATGAAAGATACGATAGACGACAATTAATCTTAGTACCAACCACTTCCCTTGTAGAACAAATGTATTCCGATTTTCAAGATTATTCTTGTTTAAATGGTTGGAAGGCATCGGAACATTGTCATCGCATTTACGGTGGCCATGAAAAATCAAATGAGTATGATGTTATTATTAGTACATGGCAATCATTATATAAATTACCGAAAACTTTTTTTGCAAATTTTAAAACCATATATGGCGATGAGGCACATAATTTTAAAGCAAAATCGTTAACAAGTATTTTAAATAAGTGCACATCTTCTCCTTTTAGGATCGGAACTACAGGTACATTGGATGGAACTAAAACTCATAAATTAGTATTGGAAGGTTTGTTTGGTTCAGTATATAAAGTTACTACAACAAAGAAACTTATTTCGGATAACACATTGGCAGATCTTGAAATTTATAATATAATATTAGAATACAATGATGAGATGCGAAAAGGGTTAAAGGGCAAAACATATCAAGATGAAATGGATTTTATAGTTCAGTATGAACCACGAAATAAATTTATAAGAAATTTGGCAATCAAACAAGAAGGTAATACTTTAGTGTTATTTCAGTATGTGGAAAAACACGGAAAAATATTGTTTGATCTAATACAAGAAAAAGCGAAAAATAGAAAAGTATTTTTTGTGTTTGGAGGTACAGATACAGATCAACGAGAAGATATTCGTCGCATTACTGAGTTAGAAAAAGATGCAATTATTGTTGCTAGTTATGGAACCTTCTCCACAGGAATAAATATTAAAAATCTGCATAATATTATTTTTGCATCCCCTTCAAAGTCTAGAATTAGAAATTTACAATCCATTGGTAGAGGATTGAGAACCAGTGAAACTAAAAAAAGTTGCAATTTATATGATATCGCAGATGATTTAACATGGAAAAGTAAAAAGAACTATACGTTACTTCATATGATTGAAAGAATTAAAATTTATAACGATGAGCATTTCAACTATAAATTAGTAAAGGTACAAATATGATGGACAATCTTTACTACAAATATATAAAACTAGTATCAGGGGATGGTATAATTTGTACTACCTTTGATAACTATGAAAATTTATATGATTTAAAAACCATAAAGGTATCAACCCCTGTGGTATTAAATCCTATTCGCATCCCTAGGGGAGATGTTTTAGTAGAATCTTACATAATGTATCCTTGGTTTAGTTTTTCAGAAGAAACAGAATATACATTACCCACAACGCAAATTTTATTTGCAGTGAATATTAAAGAAACTTTAAAGAAAAATTATTTAACTTATCTTTCTAATAGAGAAGATGAGGGTGAAGATGAACTTATAGACGATGATGAATTTGAAGAAGATGAAGAACTTTTTAATGCACTTTTAAATACCCTAGGAGATGAAATACATGAAGACAAAGAAAACCAAGAATCCGGAGACGGATCTAATATTGAAAGAGTTGGAAGAACTACAAGAAGACTCCACTAAAACTAAACAACCCGCGCATTACGTAGATAACAAAAAATTCTTAGCTGCTCTTATAGATTATAAAGCAAGTATAGATGCGGCTCGCGCAGAAGAAAAACCTACCCCACAGGTACCCAAATATATCGGCGAATGCTTTATAAAAATTGCTACTCATTTATCGTATAAATCTAATTTTATAAATTATACTTTTAAAGATGATATGATTTCAGATGGAATTGAAAATTGTCTAACTGCAGCTACAAAATTTGATCCAGCCAAATCATCAAATCCATTTGCATACTACACTCAAATTATTTACTTTGCCTTTATTCGCAGAATACAAAAAGAGAAAAAACATCAGGCAACCAAATACAAAATTATTGAGAATTTAGATTTAGATTCCATTATTCAAAATAGTGATGATTCGGATGCAAGTAGACAACTTGTAGACTATTTGAAAAAACAATTGGACAATATTGATCCTGAGAAACGGGAAACTCCCTCAGAAACCAAAACAAGAAAAAGAAAATTAACAGAAAAAGATCAAACTATTGTTGACTTCATGAACTAAAGACTATATAATAGACCATATTAACAACTAAATACTTTATATTATGAATGATTCTAAAAAAGAAGTCATGCTTATTCTTCAAGAAGAATGCGCAGAAGTGACACAGGCAATCTCAAAATGTTTACGTTTTGGAATAGATGGTGAATATAATGGTGCTACTAATCGAGAAAGATTGACTGAGGAAATCGGTGATCTTATAGCAATGATTGAACTATGCTACGATAACGACATTGTAGATTACTTACAAGTCAAAGAAGCACAGCATAGAAAATTTGATAAATTAAAAAAATGGTCTACAATATATGAAACTGAAAATATCTGAATTATTTTATAGTATACAAGGTGAGGGTCGCTTTATGGGCGTCCCTTCTATCTTTTTAAGAACCTTTGGTTGCAATTTTACTTGCGGTGGTTTTGGAATGCCAAAGGGACAAATGAGTGAAGAAAGGTCAAAAATAAATGCAACATCTTTTAAGAATTATCGGGATCTTCCTTTGGTCGATACTGGGTGCGATAGCTACGCTAGTTGGGATGTCAATTTTAAGCATCTTAGTCCCGTTATGGACATTCAAAGTATCGTTACAAGAATATTAGCAGAGTTACCGCACAAAGAATGGAAAGATGAGCATCTAGTAATTACTGGGGGCGAACCTTTATTAGGATGGCAAAAAGCATATCCCGATTTATTGGAATATAAAGGAATGCGAGATCTTGCCGAGCTTACTTTTGAAACTAATGGTACTCAAATGTTAAGTGCAGATTTTGAGGAATATTTATTTCAAGATTGGACTAGATTTGGTCGCAGATATAGTAATCTAACATTTTCGGTTTCTCCTAAATTATCTGTATCTGGGGAGAAATGGGAAGACGCAATTAAACCAGATGTTGTGTCTCAATATCAAAGTGTAGGATATACCTATTTGAAATTTGTAGTAGCAACAAAAGAAGATGCAGAAGAAGCAGAGCAAGCAGTAAATGAATATCGTAAAAAAGGTTTTGGCGGTCCTGTTTATCTTATGCCTCTTGGTGGCACCGAGCAGTTGTACTCTCTTAATAATCGGGCGGTGGCAGAATTGGCATTGCGAAAAGGTTGGAGGTATTCCGATAGATTACAGATCCCATTGTTTAAGAATGCCTGGGGAACATAAATACTAATGCTACACAAAGGTAGCGAATTTCAATCATCACATCCGCGTAAGGAAGGATTCAAAAATGTCATACAACAAAACAAAAACTGACCCTGAACTTGGTCTAAAGGTTCACGAACATCTTGTCAAAATGGGTGTTGAAACGCCATATGAAGATAATGATATAGATCGCAAAATTAAAATTGAACTTATAGAAAAAGCTTTTAGTACAATTATGCGAACACTCGGATTGAATTTATCTGATGATAGTTTAATGGAAACTCCTAATCGTGTTGCTAAGATGTATGTTAACGAAATCTTTTGGGGTTTAGATTACGATGCTTTTCCAAAATGTACAACCGTCGATAACAAGATGAAGTATAATGAAATGGTATGCGAGCGTAATATTAATGTACAATCCAATTGCGAGCATCACTTCGTAGTTATTGATGGGCTTGCTACTGTGGCATATGTTCCTAAAGATAAAGTTTTAGGTCTTTCTAAAATTAATCGTATTGTAGAATATTTTAGTAAGCGTCCTCAGATTCAGGAAAGATTGACTGAACAAGTATTTCATACATTACAATATATTCTTGATACAGAGGATGTTGCTGTTATGATTGATGCACAACACTATTGCGTTAAGAGCCGAGGAGTTGAAGATACTGGTAGTTCTACAGTTACAGTAAGATTAGGCGGTGGATTTAAAAATGATCCTGCTGCTAGAAATGAATTTTTAAGTATTGCAAGAATGGGTAAAAAATGACAGTTAATATAATGGTTGACTTAGAGACAATGTCAACAAGATCACATGCAGCCATTTGTTCAATTGGTGCAGTAAAATTTGAAGGTAAAGAAATACTTGATACTTTTTATTGCACTGTGGATATTAAAACTTGTAAAGATGCAGGAATGCATATTTCAAAAGATACCGTTAAGTGGTGGTCAGAACAAAATAAAGAAGCACTACGAGAACTTACTCGTAACAATATTCCTTTGGATGAGGCATTAACAAGTTTTGAGGAATGGTTCGGTCCTAAGAGTTTGCCTGTATGGGGCAATGGTGCAGTGTTTGATAATACTATTTTAGCCAATGCATATTTTAACACTGATAGAGAACCACCTTGGAAATGTTGGGATGATCGTTGCTATAGAACAGTTAAGGCATTATTCCATTGGGTGCCTGCAGATGCAAGAGAAGGTGTTTATCATAATGCCTTAGATGATGCAATGCACCAAACTAAACATCTAATTAAAATATTAGGTGAATAATGAAAACTTATCATAAGCGTATTGCCTTTTGTTTAAGTGATCAACATACTATTCCTCATGGTGGTCTAGGGCAATTTGCCAAATCCTTTATTGAGAATTTTGTTCCGCTTGGATATAAAGTAGATATTATATCTGATAAACCTACATCCAATATTGACTTCAAAGCGTATCTAGAAAGTCAAGGTGCAAATTTTGTTTATCCTTCGGATGTTCGACCATATAGTACACATACCAAAACATTCATGTTTGAGGATTCCTATAACTTTGAAAAGATGAGTAATTTTAGAGATGCTATGATGAAAGCTCTAAACACAAATCTATATGATATTATTATTTGTAATACATTAGAATCCTTTCCGGGGATTTATGCTTTAAACATTCACAAATCAATTCAAGTTATTTACTATACTCACAATGAAAGTATGGTGTTCTTAGATGATAGAACATGGAAGAATGAATTTACAGAATCATTTAATGAATTGTTCAATGCATTAATGAAGGTCAAAGGTATAACCATTGGTACACAAACTCTAAGAAATAATTACGAACTTCAAGCACATGGTATTACTAACTCATATGAACTTCCTATTCCAATGACTGAAAAAAGTTTATTGGTCGAACATAATAAACCAAGAGAGGGTGTTTTATGGATTGGTCGTTGGGAACCAAGAAAGAATCCCGAGGAGTTTATTCGTGTAATTAAAGAAACAGGATTGCCTGCAAAAGTAATTACTAATACTAATGGTGCCAAAAAATTTGAAGAAGCCCTAAAAGCAATAGGTGCTAAATATGAAATAAGGATAGGTGTATATGGTCAGGAAAAAGTTGACTTTATAACAAGTGCTCGAGTTGCATATAATCCTGCAATTAGAGAAAGTTTTGGATTAGCATTTTATGAATGTATGGGTCATTTACCTACTGTTGCTATAACAGGTATGTCCTGGTTAGATAACTTTGGCAGACACTGGTATTTTTGTGAGGATAAGAAAAATATCCCATCTTTAATAACTAAACTATATGAAGATTTTGAAAAGTCTGAAGTTTGGTATAGTAAAAATCCATTACATAATATTATTACACAACATGAAATGGGTATACAAGCATGGATAGATATTTTTAATTCGTTCAAACCGGTCGAATCAAATTCTATCAGAGCAACGATTAATGAATATTCGGAAATTGAATATTCCGAGTTTATTAAAATACTAAATAGGAAAGATTTGTCTATAGATGATGTTAAATCTGTATTGACAAATAAGTACAAATATAATATAATTTATACTGATACGAGCACATACCTATCAAAAGATCCAAACTTTGTACCTAAAGAAAAAGAAACAACTAATTTAGAAAGTCTATTCGCATGAGCAAAATTTTAGAATATGTTATATCTGGTCCTGCATATTTGCGATTAGGTGCAGAACAATGTAATGACCCCGAAACCTTGCAGATGATTCTAGACTTAATTAATAAGACAGTACATAAAAAGAACAACCATGAATTTTCTTTATTATATAATGGTTTTACAGAAAAGAATTTCGGTAAAAAATTACAAAAATTTAGACCTGCTATTAAAAATATTCATGCTGACTCTGGTGGTTTGCAGATTATTACGCGCGGTCTCCAAAATACGCCTGAGACTCGTAATAAGGTTTATGAGAATCAAGGTGGTTTTGCTGATATAGGAATGGCATTTGATGAGATTCCCGTTAAGTCTACTTCTGCAAGTGGCACATCTGCAAAGATTGATACCAAGCGTAGATATGTTGATACGGAAAATTTTGAGTCGTATGCGAGAGCAACAGGCAAGAATGTTAAAGATCAAATTTTAAAATTTGATTCTATGAAAAGTAATTGTAGACCCTTTGCTATTTTACAGGGTTCAGGTGCAGACACTTATGCCAAATGGGCAGAATGTATGTTGGATGAGATTCCAAAAGAACTACATTCTCGCATTGGCGGTGTGGCTATGGGATCAGCTGCGTTAGGTATGGGGCCACTTGAAGATGTTAAACGAGCATTTTATGTTAATGCTGTTCCATTTGAGAGACCATTTCATTTGCACGTATTGGGAGTTGGGGCACTTAAACGTATTTTACCTTATCTATTATTTAGTCAAACTGGTCTATATGAAGGCGTAGATATTTCGTATGACTCTACTACACATTCTATGTCATTAGATAATGGATTATTTTATTTCTCACACTGCAAGAAAAATAGTCCAAGTGATTATGGCGGTTCTTCTGTTAAGATGGGAAGAGAATATTCTAACATCTATAGAACAGTAACTGAAGAAATTAATAACGTATGCGGAACAGACTATACTCCAGAACAATATCATAAACTAATGAATATTGCAGTAGGCGAGTATATTGAAAAGGGTGGAAAATTTATAGATGTGATGAAAGCGCGTCTATCTTTTATTCTAACTAATGTTCATAATTTTACAATGGATGTTTCTGAACTAATGAATTCTAAGGAAAACTTCTTAAGATTCTGCAGAGATAAAAATTGTGAGAATGAATATTCTACATTATTTGACGTAAAAACCACAGAGGATTTTCTATACTGGGAAAAGCATGTTGGTAAATTTATGGATTCGGAGCCAGTCAATTCTGTAGCTCCATCATCACTAGAGGACTTATTTGCATGAGTATGTTTACATTAAATAAAAGTTATATCTGGGTAACCTTTCGTAAAGAAGGTATCCATAAGTATCCTGCTGCCGCAACTGATCCAAAGTTGGCTACAGGCGATTGGTTGGATGTTTCCTTTTTAGGTACGCCTCATAGGCATATTTTTCATTTTAAAGTTGAAATGCAAGTGTTTCATGATAACAGAGATGTGGAATTTATTCAGGCAAAGCGTATTATGGAACGATGGTATTCTGATGGCACATTACAATTAGATCATAAATCATGCGAAATGATGGCAAGAGAATTGTATGCCAAATGTCTTGAGCAATGGCCCTCAAGATGTTATACTATAGAAGTATCAGAAGATGGTGAGAATGGTTGTAGACTTGTTTTTGAGGAAAGATAATGGGTAAATTATATTATATGGGTTTAGAGCCCTATGAAGGTAGATACACACTACAGTTGCAGCAATGGAACGAGGCAGCATTTAAGCGTCGTGGTATTGATTATGAAATTATTCATGGTGATACTTTAGATGATACTAAAGCTATTGTTACAGGACAAGTTCTTGATGCACATGGTCGCAGTTATTATTCTTTAACACAGATGGCGAATCTTGTTAAGAAAATGAAGGCAGGAGAAATTACTTGGGAGGATAAAATTTTCTTTGAAGATATGTTTACTCCCGGTATTGAGGCATTGCCATATATTATGGATCAGGTTGAATGGCAATATAAACCTCAGGTATATGTTAGATGCCTTGCACAATCTATTGATCCCGACGATTTTCTCCATGTACATGGAATGAATAGATGGATGTCTTTATATGAGAAGATGACTATTGAGTTTGCAACTGTTCTTGCTTCCAATGAAGAAATGGTTGCCCATATGAAAATAGCAGGATGGGAAGTTCCAATTTATAATATTTCAGGATTGGCATTTGACAAAAATGAAGTTCAAAGTCGTGTTGCAGAAATTAAACCATTCATTAATCGTAAAAAGCGAGTGGTGTTTGCTGCAAGATTTGATCAAGAAAAACAACCCGGTTTCTTTATGGATTTGGTAGAAGAATATGGTCAAGAACATAGAGATGTGGAATTTGCTGTTTTATCGGGTGGACCTTTACGTAGCAATGCGGAGCATTATTTGGAAAGAGCAAGAGAATTAGAAAAGACTGCTAATTTTAAAATATACGAAAATCTTAAAAAGAATGAATACTATGAATTGCTTGCCGATTCTAGAGTATTATTTAATTGTGCTTTGCAGGATTGGGTAAGTAATACAGCATCGGAAGCAGATTCACTGGGTACAAATTGTTTATATCCTGCGTATCGTTCTTTCCCCGAGACATTTGCTAATGATAATGAATGTTTATATATTCCTTGGTCTATGGAAGATGCTAAAGAAAAATTAGATAAACTATTAGTTACTCCTAGAAAAAATATGGGTAAGTTATCAGACTGGACATCTGGTACTATTGATAGATGTCTAGATATTATGTTTCCGGATGCAGAGTTTGATTTAAGCTATCAGTGGTATAGAGGTGCAAATGATTATAGAAACTACACAAAAGAATCCAAATACTAAAGTTATCGTAACAGGTGCCGCCGGTTATATCGGTGGCGCTATTTGTATCGAACTTAAAAAACAGGGTTATACTGTTATTGGAGTTGATCGAAGAAAGCTACCAAAGCATCTTGAAAAGTATGTAGATACTTTTGTCAATGAATGTTTTACTCACCCGTTTTCCTTAGAACATCTTGAGAGTAATCCCATTGCAGTTATACATTGCGCAGGAACAAGTTTAGTTGGTCCAAGTATAGAAAATCCTTCGGAATATTATGATAACAATGTAGCTAAAACTCTAAAGTATTTAGATTATATTCGTCGTTGGTCATCTATTACCAAATTTATTTTTAGTAGTAGCGCATCTGTTTATGGATCACCTGATACCGCAGTTATATTTGAAGGAACAAGAACAGAACCCATTTCTCCATATGGTGAATCTAAATTAATGACAGAGAAAATGTTACATTGGTTTGAAAAGGCATATGGATTAAATTATGTGTCGTTTAGATACTTCAATGCCTGTGGTGCAGTTGAAGGTGGGCTACATGGACAAGAACCAGGGGCAACGCATATCCTTGCTAGATTATTTGAAGCTGCAATGTCAAAAGAAGATTTTACTCTGAATGGTGTAAATTTTCCTACACCTGATGGAACGTGTGTCAGAGATTATATTCATGTTACTGATATTGCCAAAGCACATATCTTGGCTATTGAGGAAAATATCAAAGGGATATATAATATAGGATCAATAAAAGGTTATTCTAATTTAGAAATTTTTACGAAGGTTGAAAATTATCTAATAGATGAAGAGTTATTACATGATGGTATTATAATGCATGTCGAAAAAGCACGCGAAGGTGATCCCGCAATGTTAGTTGCAAATTCTGATAGATTACAAAAAGAATCTTCGTGGAAACCTGAAAGAAATATTGATACAATTATAGATGATCTACATGCATGGTATCTTTCGCCTGCATATGAGAAACTACAAAAGAGGTCTCCGGCATTCACCCCTCTCTAAATATTCTGCATGTCATCAAACTTACTCAAGGAGGCAAGAGATGACAAAATTTATCTCAACAAAAACTTATAAACAAATAGGACCCGTAGCATATAGACAATGGAGAGCAGATAGTCACTGCAATCTAATTCATGGTTATGCTTTATCTTTTCATTTCGAATTCGAATGTGATACTTTAGATGCTCGCAACTGGTGTATGGACTTTGGAGGATTAAAAGATCTAAAACATAATCTAGAAGATTGGTTCGACCATACATTACTTGTAGCAGAAGATGATCCTAAACGTGAAGAATTACTACACTTAGGTAAAATTGGTCTTGCTAAAATTACAGAAGTTGAAAAGACAGGATGTGAAGGCATTGCAGATTTTTTATATGAATATGTAAATACAATTTATTTACCAATGTATGGTAAAACAGAAGCTGAAAGAATCTGGTGCTGCAAGGTTGAAGTACGAGAAACAGATTCTAATATGGCAATGCGCGTAGGTCACAGGGAAGATAATGAATTCCAATGATAAATCTAATTTACTAAAAGGTCGCAATAGTGTCGATGCTAATCTTAGCGGAACCGTTGTTGCATTTTTTAATCGTAATATAAGTGAATATCCTACAGAACAGGGTGCATTTTTTGCACCCGTTGTTGTAGAAAAAGAAAAAGATATTTCACTCAATATTGCTAAACAACACGCCAAGCAAGAATATGATAGAATCATGGAAATGGTTCGTGTTCTAGAAGAACAGGCAAAACAATTAGTTAGTAGATTAGACGCAACTGAAGTAGTCCATAAAACAACTTTTTCCTTTACTCCTGTGCACGGCAGGGTATATCATATTTACCACAATGACCACAATCAAACAAATCAAATGAGTTTAATTGGTCCGACCGAATGGTGTGCCGGTCCAGGAGAACATTTAAAATTTGTAGTATCTGTTCGTAAAAAAGGTGATTCAACTTGGGAATATATAGATGAAGATAGCGTTAGTAACTGACACCCACTTTGGGGCAAGGTCGGATTCTTTACAATTTGATTTATATTTTAAAAAATTTTATAATGATATATTTTTCCCCGAATTAGATAAACGGGGAATTAAAGATGTAATACATTTGGGTGATTGTTTTGATCGCAGAAAATATATCAATTTTAATTCTTTAAAATCTTGCAAAGAATATTTCTTTGAACAATTAAATGTTCGCGGAATTCATATGGACATGATTGTTGGCAATCATGATACATTCTATAAAAATACAAATGATGTAAATTCTCCAGAATTATTGCTAGGGGAATATCCCAACTTAACCACATATGATAAAGCTGAAATTGTTAGTTATGACGGATTAAAGATTTTATTAATGCCATGGATATGCGCTGATAATTGGGAGCACTCATCTAAACTAATACAAAGCAATATATCAGAAGTTTGCTTTGGGCATTTAGAACTTGCGGGTTTTGTGATGTTCAAAGGTCAAGATACCCATATAGATCATTCTGGGTTAGATCCTACAATCTTTAAAAATTATAAACTAGTATGCTCAGGACATTTTCATCATAAACATGGCAAAGGTAATGTAGAATATTTAGGCAATCCATATCAATTATTCTGGAATGATTTTGAGGATGATCGAGGATTTCATATATTTGATACTAATACATTGCAGTTGGAGTTTATAAAAAATCCTTATACTATATTTGAAAAATATTATTACGATGATGAAAAAGAAGATCCATTAACAGTTGATCCTTCTAGATTCAATTCAAAACTAATCAAAATTATTGTAGTAAATAAAAAGGACTTTTATAAATTCGACAAATTTATAGAGGCAATTTACAAGGAAAATCCTATTGAAGTAAAAATCATTGAGGACTTTTCCGAATTTGAAACTGAGGCATTAGATGAAACTATTGACTTAGAAGATACTATGACATTATTATCAAACTATGTCGATGGTATAGAAACTGATGCGGATAAAGAAAGACTAAAGAGTATATTAAAAACTCTTTATGTCGAAGCACAACACTATGAGGAAGTATGATAAGATTTACGAATGTTAGATGGAAAAATTTCTTATCCACTGGTGCGCAATTCACAGAAGTAAAATTAGATAAAACAACTACTACACTTATCGTAGGTGAAAATGGTGCAGGTAAAAGTACCATTCTTGATGCTATTTGTTTTTGTTTATTCAATAAACCTTTTAGGAATATTAATAAACCTCAGTTGATGAATAGTATCAATGGTAAAAATTTACAGGTGGAATTAGAGTTTTCCATTGGACCAAAGGATTATAAAATTGTTCGAGGCATTAAGCCTGGTATATTTGAAATCTATGTAAACGGCTCGTTATTAAATCAAGATGCTGCATCAAAAGATTACCAAAAATATCTTGAGGATGCTATTCTAAAATTAAACTATAAATCATTTACTCAGATTGTTATTCTTGGCAGTGCATCTTTTACACCGTTTATGCAGTTGCCGTTAAGTCACAGAAGAGAAATTATTGAAGACATTTTAGATATCCAAATTTTTACTGTGATGAATTCTGTTCTTAAAGATAAAAATATTGAAATCAAAACTAAAATAACAGACATTGATACTAAAATTGAACTTGGCAAAAACAAAGTTAAATTGCAACAGCAATACATTACAACATTAGAGAATGACAAACAAAGGAAGGTAGAGGATGTCCAAAAGCGAATACTTGAATCGACTGAAGAAATATCACAGCTTACATTGTTGGTCGACGCTGAAAAAGAATCGGAAGGAAATCTTAAATCCTCGATACAAGACTCCCCTGAGAAACGTAACCGATATACGGAAATGGGAACTTTACTTAGAAAACTTACCGAGCGAATTAAGACACAGGAAAGCAGTATTCAATTTTACCACGAACATGACCTTTGTCCGACATGCAACCAAGATTTGGATGCAAATCTCAAACACTCAGCAATCTCACTTCATACACATAAACTCGAGGAAGTACAAGCAGCAATACAAGCCCTTACCGTTCAACTTAATGATACCGAAACTAGACTTAATGAGATTGCTGATATCGAATCGAAAATCTCTGAACATCAGGGCAATATCATACAACTCAATTCAAGAATCATTGCCGGGCAAAGTTACATTCATAAACTCCAGAGCGAATTGGCAAGAGACACTACAGATACAACAAACCTGGAAGATGAAAAGAGGAAGCTCAAAACTCTGGCAAAAGAAGTCGTCGCGCATGCAGATGATAAAACGAAGCTTAATGAAGATAAACATTACCTCGATATCGCATCCGTACTTCTTAAGGACACCGGCATTAAGACTAAGATCATCCGTCAGTATCTGCCCGTAATTAATAAACTTGTAAACAAGTATTTACAGGCAATGGATTTCTTTTGTCACTTTGAATTGGATGAAACATTTAATGAATCAATTAAATCTAGACATCGAGATGAATTCTCATACGCATCATTTAGTGAGGGTGAGAAACAACGTATTGATTTAGCATTGTTATTTACATGGAGAACAATTGCCAAGATGAAGAATTGTGCTAGCACAAATCTCTTGTTACTTGATGAGGTTTTTGATTCTTCTTTAGATGCTAACGGTACAGATTACGTGATGAACTTAATAAATACGTTAGGCGAAGAGACTAATGTATTTGTTATTAGTCACAAGGGAGATCTTCTTTTTGATAAATTTAGAAGTATTATAAAATTTGAGAAGTATCAAAACTTTTCTAGAATACAAGGAAATTGAAATGGCAAATGAATGGCAATTACAGACGCACCAAGTTAACGCATATTGTTATTACTCGGGCATATTTGACGATGATATGATTAATAGCATTGTAGAACTTGGGGACAAACTGGAAAAAGGGCCTGCTCTTGTTGGCGGGGATTTTGAGAAAGCTGGCGGTACAAATGAAAAAATTCGAAAAACAGAAATTGGCTGGATTCCTACCACCGAAGAAAACGCTTGGCTATTTAGAAAATTGACAGACGTTATTCTTCAAGCAAATACGCAATGGTTTGGATTTGATCTTAATCATATAGAAAATTTGCAATACTCAGTATATAACAAGGGCGACTTCTATGAAAAGCATGTTGACCATCACTTTCAAGGTGCAGGTCAATATCCTAGAAAATTAAGTTTTACCTTACAATTAACAGATCCTGCAGAATATAAGGGCGGGGAAACAATGCTAATTACTGCACAGGACCCTTTTGCTATTCCTAAAGAAAAGGGAACTTTAACATTCTTTCCATCTTATACTTTACACGAAGTTAAACCTATTACAAAAGGAACTCGTAAAGCATTAGTAGGATGGATACATGGACCAAGGTGGAAATAAAATGGCAACCAAAATACCATTAGAGTATTTGGACTTAAGTAATGATTTTGGATTTACAGCAGTACATGAAAATGATGTTTTAGATCCTGTCATTACTGAAGTTTCAGCAAAAGCAGATACCGAAATCAAACAGAAATTATCTTCTATTGAAAAATTGGTTTTGCCTCTTTTGGTTAACTTAATGAAGAACCCGGAAAAAGACTACATACATTGGCCAAATAGAGTTCCGTTGATTGAAAAACAAATTGAAAAGATACTTGCAATCACCCGTAGTTAATGGCTAAACTGGGGCTTGACTTCTGATCCTAAAGGTGTTATAATAATGAAAACCGAAGGAGAAAAGAATGTTAGCTCAATCCAAATCTATTCTAGCAAAGCTTCTCGCAACTGAGAACATCACAGTCGAGCATCGCAAGATCTCGACTGCGTACTTTGATACTGCGAATCGAGTTATGGCACTTCCTATTTGGAAGGATATGTCATCCGAATTATATGACCTTCTACTAGGTCATGAAACAGGGCATGCGCTGTTCACACCAAATGAAGGCTGGCATGACAACCTTAAAGACAAAACACAAAAAGGCTTCAAAACATTTTTGAACGTAATTGAAGACGTTCGAATTGAAAAACGTATACAAGAAAAATATCCCGGATTAAAAATTAGTTTTAAAAAGGGCTATTCTGAACTAATGGCCAAAGACTTCTTTGGTGTTGTAAAGCACGAACTTGCGATTCCAACGCTTCCTTTAATTGATAGAATCAATCTTCACTATAAAGTTGGATCATATCTAAATATTCAGTTTAATTGTGAAGAACAATATTATATTGATCAAATTGATGCAATCAAAACTTGGGAAGATGTTGTTCATATTTCCAAAGAATTATATCAATATGCAAAAGATGACGCAAGCAAATTAGCAGATATGGGCGATCTAATGGTGCGTACTGGATCTTCGGATGGACATAACGATGAAGACTTCGATGACTTCGATGACTTTGAAGAAATAGATGTTGAAGATCCTGAATCTATCACTGATAGAAACTTTAGAGAGCGTGAACATGAATTAGTAGATGATTCTGTTAAACCGTACATATATGTAAATTGCCCTACTCCTAATTTGAGTAAGATAATTGTACCATATAAGAACATTAAAAAGTTTTACAACCAATTCAATCAACGTCATTTCACTGAAATGACACATGACGAATTTGATGCAGTAGTGCTGGAATCCAAAACAAAACTATTTAATAAATTTAATAATACGAATAAAAAATATATTTCTTATTTGATTAAAGAATTTGAAATGCGTCGTAATGCAAGGCAATTTGCAAGAACATCTGTATCTAAAACTGGCGAATTAGATATGAAGAAAATTCATCAGTATAAATTAAATGATGATTTGTTCAAACGTATGGCGGTTGTGCCTAAAGGTAAATCGCATGGTTTAGTTATGTTCATAGATTATTCCGGATCAATGACAGACAATATTAAAGCAACAATTGAACAGACTTTGGTTCTTGCAACATTCTGCAGAAAGGTAAATGTTCCTTTTAGGGTATATGCTTTTACTAATTCATCTTTATCCATTGAAGATGAGATTAAGGAATTTGGTCACATAGTAAGAAAAGACTTTACTAATTTCGAGGATTATACTCAATCCTTTAAGTTTTCCCAAAATAATAATGAACTAAGTTTTAGGGGAAATAGTTTTAGATTGCGAGAATATTTGTCTAGTGAAATGTCGAGTTTGGATTTTAAAGAAGCAACAAAATATTGGTTGCTTGTAGGCGAACTTTTTAGCGGCAAATCCTGGAGAAATAATACTACTAGCGATATACATCCCGAAATCCTAGTTTCGGGATTTGAGGATTTGTCTGGTACACCCCTAAATGAAGCAATTATTTCATCTATGGAAATTGTCAAAGAATTTAGAAAACAATATAAATTAGATGTTGTTAATACTGTATTCTTAACAGATGGCGATAGTGACGAAAATAGATATGTGAATGGGGGAACAAATATTCCAAATCCTAAGTATCAATCGTTTAATTTGATTATTCGAGATACTAAGACAATGAATGAAGGTAAAGCGTTACCGGGAACTGAGATGACGGTTGCCTTATTAGAATTGCTAAGAGCAAACACTGGCGTAAATGTACTTGGATTTTTTATTAGCGCAGGTAACCATAAAAGAAACATTCTAGCTCGGTTAAATAAAACTGGAAAAGTAATTAGTAATATAGATGAAAGTTTGAAAAACTTTAGAAAAGAAAAATTCTTTATGATAAACGATGTTGGATATGATGATTTTTATATTATACCTGGCGGAGAAGACTTATCCATTGAGGATGAAGAAATGAAGGTGGAATCTGGAGCATCAACTGCGAATTTGAAAAAGGCCTTTATGAATATGCAAAAAGGCAAGAGTGTGAATCGAGTTCTTTTGAACAGATTTGTAGGAAAAATTGCTTGACAGGAATTCAAAAAGGTGTTATAATTAATTATGAATTTTGAACAGGAGTTATATTATGTCTAAGTCTCATTTTACCCCAGAACAACGAAAAGAATTAATTGTAAAATTAATTTCTAAGTTTGGTTCTAATGTAACCAAGGAACAGATTGTTTCTTATTGCGAAGGCAACGGATTGCCTAACCCACATTTTCTTATCTCACGTCGAGACATTAAATCTGGGAAAAATTATATGTTGAATTTATTTGATAATGAAAGCGAGAATGTTGTGATGTCTAACGATGAGGAAATGGCTCCTGCTCTTCAAGCACAGGTAATTCCTTTTAAGCAAAAACGAATGACTGTGGATATTGATAGTGTTGTCCCAGACAAAGATAATACTTATGTTCCTTTTGGATTTTTCAAGCAATTGGAAATGATTCTAAAATCTAAAACATTCTATCCTGTGTTTATTACCGGATTGTCTGGTAATGGCAAAACTACTATGGTAGAACAAGTTGCTTCCAAATTAAAACGCGAATGTATTCGTGTTAACATTTCTGTGGAAACAGATGAAGAAGATTTGATTGGTGGCAATACCCTGCAAGATGGCAATGTTATCTATCGTGAAGGTCCTGTACTAACAGCAATGCGTCGAGGCGCTATTCTTTTGATTGACGAAATTGATCGTGGTTCTAATAAATTGATGTGTTTACAAAGTGTGTTGGAAGGCAAGGCGTACTTTAATAAAAAGACAGGTGAAGTTATTCGACCAGCGTCAGGTTTCAATGTTATCGCAACTGCTAACACTAAAGGTCGAGGTACGGAAGACGGTCGTTTTATTGCAGCGCAAATTTTGGATGAGGCTTTTCTAGAACGATTTCCTATTACAGTAGAACAAGAATATCCTAGCACAACTGTAGAGAAAAAAATTATTGCTAATAAAATGGAATTCTATAATTGTGTTGATAAAGAATACGCAGAGAAATTAGTTAATTGGGCAGACATTATTCGCAAAACCTTTAAAGAAGGTGGTATTGATGAGATCATTAGTACACGTCGTTTGGTAAATATTGTTCAAGCATATTCTATCTTTAATGATAAGACTGAGGCAATTAATTATTGTATCAATCGGTTTGATGATGACACAAAGACTGCATTCATGGATTTGTATACTAAAATGAATGCTCCTGTAGAAACAGTTAAAGAAAATGAATCAATGAAAGAAGTGACGGCAATTGATGATGAAATTCCATTTTAATTTAAATTAAACTAATTAGGGCACTTCGGTGCCCTAAACCTACCTATATGCACACTAACGAAATATTACACGATACCTTTATCCCAAGATGGTATGGAAGATTGGGAAACAATATACAGCAAATTTCTAATGCTATTTATTTCTGTAGAGAAAATGGAATACATTTTACATCTCCAGATCATCCCATGATTAAAGCAATAGATATTCCTTTTGGAACAATAGAATACAAAATACCAGAAACAAGCAATAACTGGTTTTATCACTTCGAAAAAGAATATAGCGATTTTGATGTAGACATAGATAGATTAAATTTGCTACGAAAAAATATTTGTGAGGATTATATTTTACCTAATCTAAAAGTAGATCATGAAAAATTAAAAGAACCATTACCGTATGATACTTTAGTTGTACATATACGAAGTGGAGATATTTATACTAATTTTCCAAATACTCATCCACAAAATCCTTTGATGTACTATATAGAATTATATAGAAGATTCAATGAAAAGGTTATTTTTGTGGCAGAAGATGATAAGAATCCGATTGTACAATATTTTCAAAGTATCAAGGCGGATATTAGAATATGGTGGGTTGAAGATACGTATACATTATTATTACGAGCACAAAACCTAGCGACTTCTGGCGCAGGATCTTTTGCAATATCATCTGCATTTTGTTCTACAAATCTTAGGAATTTTTATTGTACAGATTTATATATAGACCATAGTTTAAATCCGACTATGTTAAAAGAACAACTTAATGTTTTTATAGCGGATGTCTCAGGCAATAAATATTTTAGAGTGGGTGAGTGGAGCTCAGCTAAAAATAACATCAATAAAATTCTTGACTATCAAGAAAATATAATATTTAGGAGACTTACATAATGACAAACAAAGTAGCCCTTATTACGGGCATTACCGGACAAGACGGTTCTTATCTTGCAGAACTTCTTTTATCAAAAGGTTACGAAGTGCATGGCATTGTTCGTCGTAGCTCTTCTATGAATACTGGTCGCATCGACCACATCTATTCAAATCCAAATTTACATCTTCATTACGGTGACGTAACAGATTCACTCTCTATTATGAGCGTACTTAAAAAGTATAATCCTAGTGAGATCTATAATCTTGCGGCGCAAAGTCATGTTAAGGTTTCTTTTGAAACTCCTGAGTATACAGCAATGGTAGATGGTTTAGGTACTCTTAAAATTCTAGAATCTGTTAGATTAATGGGGATGGAAAAGACTACTAAAATTTATCAGGCATCAACATCTGAACTATATGGATTAGTTCAAGAAATCCCACAAAAAGAAACAACACCATTCTATCCAAGATCGCCGTACGGTGTAGCTAAGTTATATGCATATTGGATTGTTAAGAACTATCGAGAATCATATAATATGTTTGCGTGTTCTGGTATTTTATTTAATCACGAATCTCCTAGACGAGGTTTCAATTTTGTGACTAAAAAGATTGTTAATGGATTAGAAGCAGTTAGCGCTGGTCGCCAAGAGTGTTTGACATTGGGCAATTTAACAGCACTTAGGGATTGGGGTCACGCTAAAGATTATGTTGAGGCAATGTGGTTAATGCTACAACAAGATACGCCAGACGATTTTGTTATCTCAACAGGTGAGCAGTATACAGTTAAACAATTTGTAGAACATTGTGCCCCATACTTTGCTTTAAAGATTCGCTGGGAAGGCGAAGGATTGAACGAAGTAGGTATTGATACTAACACGAATAAAGTAGTTATCAGAGTTGATCCTAAATACTTCCGTCCCGCCGAAGTTCAAACTTTATTAGGCGATTCGTCAAAGGCAAGGAGTGTGCTCGGTTGGTCACCTAAACATTCTTTTGATGACCTAGTCGAAGATATGTGTTTAAACTTTGCATAATATGTTTCCTCCTTCATACAAAGATACAAATAGAGCAGTTACAGAAAAATATTTAAACTATGATAATGGTTTTTATATTGAAGTAGGTGGCGCCGATGGTATTACTCAAAGTAATACTTGGCACCTTGAAATGTATAAAAAATGGACCGGTATATTGGTTGAACCAAATCCTAACGCTGCAAAACAGTGCAGAAACAATAGACCAAATTCTACAGTATTCAATTATGCTTTGGTCGGTGACAATTTTGAAAACGATACTATAAAAATGTTGTATCGTACAGTATACGGAGACGACCCAGGATTAATGACTTCTACTATAGATTCTCCTATTAGACAAAATTTAGAATGGATGGCACCTGCAACTGATACTGATAAAACTGAGGAATTTGAAATTCAAGTAGCTACATTGAATGATATTTTAGAATCACAAAATGTAACAAAAATAGATTTCTTTTCGTTGGATGTTGAAGGATATGAATTAGAAGTATTGAAAGGATTAGATTTGAAAAGATTTACTCCAAAAGTTATTTTAGTTGAATGGCATTTGGATTTTGAAGATATTAAACAGTTGTTAGATGCGACACACGTATACGCAGAACAATTAACTAAACATGATTATGTTTTTTTAGCGAGGTAATATGGAAAAAAATAGTAAAATATTTGTAGCAGGGCATAATGGCTTAGTCGGCTCAGCAATAATTAGAAAATTAAAAGAAGAAGGTTACACAAATCTTATTCTTAGATCAAAGGCCGAATTAGATCTTAGAGATCAACGAGCTGTCAGGAATTTCTTTAGTACTGAAATTCCTGAATACGTATTCTTATGTGCTGCCAAGGTTGGCGGTATCAATTGGAACTGGACAAATCCAGGTGAATTTATTTACGACAATTTGATGATTCAATCGAATGTTATAGATGCAGCATATCGCAATAATACTAAGAAGTTATTGTTCTTAGGTTCTGCCTGCATCTATCCAAAGGTTACCCCTCAACCTATCAAGGAAGAATATCTTCTTACTGCTCCACTTGAGCCTACGAATGAGGGGTATGCATTAGCAAAAATTACTGGCTTACGTATGTGCGAATACTACAGACGTCAGTATGGATTCAATGCTATTAGTTGTATGCCTGCAAATTTATATGGTCCTAATGATAATTTCATTCCTGAACATGGTCATGTTATCCCAGGTATTATTACTAAGATGCACAATGCTATGAAAGCAGGTGAAAAAAGTATTGAATGCTGGGGTGATGGTTCGCCTACTCGAGAATTTTTATATGTTGATGATTTGGCAGATGCTTGTTTTTGGTTAATGCAAAACTATAATGAAGCAGAATTTGTTAATGTAGGCAGCGATGAAGAATTAACAATTAAAGAATTAGTAAATAAACTTACAAAAGAATTTGGATTTAAAGGTAAGGTTGTTTGGAATAAAAATAAACCAAATGGCACCCCAAGACGTAAGATGGATAATAGTAAATTGAAAGCACTGGGTTGGTCTTCTAAAGTAACCTTTGATGATGGTTTAAAGCGTACTATAGATTGGTATAAAAAAGAAAAGGGATTATCATGAGATGGCCTTTGATGGGTGAGACAATCACCTTTACTGATAGATTAAAGATGGCACACTTTGCTTTGACGGCAAAGAAATTTACCTTCGGCGAAAAAGTAGAACAATTTGAGCATGAGTGGAGCACCTGGCTAGGAGCTAAACATTCTTTATTTGTATCTTCGGGTAGCACAGCCAATTTTTTACTTATTGCAGCCGTTAAAGAATTATATGGATTAAAGAATGGAGATAAGGTTTTATTGCCAGCATGCACTTGGATGACGAATGTTGCTCCTATTATGCAACTTGGTCTTGAACCAGTATTTTGCGATATCAATTTATACAATTTTAGTTTTGATTTAGCTGAAGCTAAAAACATTGCAACAAAACATGATATTAAATTAGTATTCATTACTCACCTATTAGGATTTTCTGCAGATAATGAAAGCTTAAAGAAAATATTTCCAAAAGCTTTATTTTTAGATGACGTATGTGAATCGCACGGTTGTACTAATCTATTAGGCGAAAAAAGGGGTTCGGATAGCTTAGGTGCATCATTTAGTTTTTATTTCGGTCATCATATGTCTACAGTAGAAGGTGGTATGGTATCAACTAATAATACTGATCTTTATGATTTGATGCTAATGAAACGTAGTCATGGCATGGCAAGAGTTTCTACAAGATTTGATGATTATGCAGAAGCATATCCTAACATAGATAAAAAATTCTTATTTGTGACCGATGGCTATAATTTTAGAAATCATGAAATATGTGCGGTGTTAGGTTCATCGCAACTTAGTCGTTTGGATAAAATGATAAAAATTCGTAAAAGAAATCACGAATTATTTACAGAAATTATTGACTCTTGTCCTACTTTATTTTATAATATAAAGAATCCTGCAACAAATAGTAGTTTTTGTTTGCCATTCATTTGTAAGTCGCCAGAAATAATGAAGGCAATGAAAAAAGTATTTAACAAACATGGTATAGAATATAGACCAGTTGTTGCGGGGAATTTATTGACACAGCCTTTTCTTAAAGACTATACGATTGATACTAAAAGAACAGTTACAAATGCAGACATAATAAACAATCAAGGGGTTTATATTGGTAACAACCATTTTGTAACTGAAAAAGATATGGCATATTTAAAACAAGTTGTAGGAGAAATCGTTGACAAATTTAGGTGAGAGCATAGAATTAATTATTAAGGAAACAGTAGATCGAGTATTGATAGAAACTGGTCTACCTGATTCTGAATATGTAGCAACAGATAACTTAGGTGAGGTTATTGAAAAACTAGCTATTATTCATATTAGAATGTGGATGCTTGAAGACGCAATTCAAGCAGCAACATCTGCAGAAGAAATTGCTGAACTAAAACGCAAATGCGATATTTGTTTTAAAGTTAAGCGTCCCCGGTATGTCCAAGCAATTAATTTAATTGTAGACGATGCCATCAAACACAATAAATCTTTGAGAGAAGATTCCGTTAAACTTTATAAGGGTGTAGACAATGCCTAAGATAGTATTTTTTAATCATTATCACCGAGGTGATCTATTGACGCATAAAGAATTTATTCGCCATATACAAAGCGAATTGGATGTCCAATATGAGTATATGCATTTTAATCATCCAAAATTAACTAGAGATCTAGATATTCCGTTGGTGGGTGATCCTACTAATTTAGATCCTAAGACTCCTTTTTATCAAGAAGATGACTCTTTGTTTATTAATACTTGGATAGGTTGCCATTGGGATATATTCTGCCAACATGGCGGTATTAATATGGAATCCTTGCGAGGACAATGGTATAGAATTTTTGAAATGATTAATCAATGCTTTGGAACTTCGTTAGTTATTAATCCTATTAAAGAATTTTATTTGCCAAGAATAGATTTTACAAGATTTGATGTATCTAATATTGATGCATACTTACAGGAAAGTAAAAATAAGAAAATTTTAATTTGTAATGGTGCTCCTAAATCTGGCCAATCATTTGCCTCAAATATGAAAGAGTTTTTAGAACCCCTTGCTGAAGAAAATGATAGTGTAGATTTTATTTGTACAGAAAAATTTGATACTACATTTAGTAATATTAAATTTACTGATGACATTATTGGTGATACTGAAACAGTAGATAAAAGAGCTCCGTGGGAGGATCGATTAACTAATACATGTGACGTACAAGAAATTTCTTATTTGAGTGAGAATTGTGATGCTATTGTAGGTAAGAATTCTGGTCCATTTGTTTTTTGTGAAACATGGAATAACTATAAAAATCCGAATAAGAAATTTCTTTCATTCAATGTTAGTTGGGGCATTGGAAAAGAAACAACAGAAACAATGTCTCATGGTTTAGAAAAATTATGCGAATATAATATTATACCTGTTGAAGGCCCTGCAAAGGGAGATCTTAATAATCTAACTAGCGATGATATTGCTAATATTAACACAGCATTAGATACATTAGTGAGAAGCCTATGAGGAAATTGAAACTAGGGTTTACAGATACCCACGATCATTTACTGCAATTCTTTTATAATTTATTAGCTAATAGATTTGATATTGAAATTATAGATGTAGAAAAGGAAACTCCCGATTATTTAATTTTTGGTGATGCTAATTTTGGTACTAACAATAAAAAGTTTTCTAAAAAGGACTGTATAAAGATTTTTTATACTGGAGAAAATCAGAGACCTGAAGATTACGATTGTCATTATGCAATTAGTTTTGACCACAATTTTAATAATTGGCATTATCGTTTGCCGCTATTTGTTATCTATATGTGGTCATTAGATATGATCCACAATACTAAATATGGTTATTATCATATTTTAGGGGAACATAATCCTATTCTAAAAACAGATTTTGCCTCTTTTGTGGTTGCAAATCCTAAATGTAATGAACGCAACGAATTTTTTAAAAAGCTAAATGCTATTAAAAAAGTAGATAGCGGCGGCCCTTTATATAATAATACCGGAACAAATCTTGAAGGCGAAGTTGCTAAAATTGATTTTTTGGCTAAGCGTAAATTTAATATTTGCTTTGAGTCTGGTTCTTATCCCGGGTACACTACAGAAAAAATTCTACATGCATTTTACGCAAGAACTATTCCTATTTACTGGGGAAGTCCTACAGTAACATCTGATTTTAATATTCAATCTTTTATTAATGTACATGATTTCAATAATACAGATGAAGTTATTGAATACGTTATGAGATTAGATTCGGATGAAGATTTATATAATAGAGTTATTTCTGCACCTCCTTTAGCTTCCGGAATACCTAGAGATTATATGATATTGAATAATTTCCTAAATTGGTTTGATTCAGTTGTTTATAACAAAATAGATATGAGAGAAGAATGAATATACAAACTTTTATTTTTAATTGGCGCGGACAATACGAAAAGACAATAGAAAAAGAAATACAACTTTTGTCTATAGGTAAACATCCTATCGTAATTAATAGTGATGATGAAAAAACAAAAGAGGGTTGGTATAACATAGGTGAAGCTAGTTATTTTACAGATCAATTTCTAAAAGCAATTGAGTTATTTGATGGTGATGTATTATTCCATATTCAGGGCGACGCGTCATATGATGATTGGGAAAAATTATATGCAGATGCTGAGAAATATTTTGAAGAAACAGAATGGGGAATCTATGCCCCAAATGTAGATTATACTTGGTATGATGCCTCAAGAACAGATATTGAATCCATTGGCTTTCCTTTGGATAAATTAAAAATTGTAGCAAACACAGATTGTACTTGTTGGTTTATTCACAAAGATGTAATTAATTGGTACAAGGAACGTAAATTAGATTTTTCTAAGTACAAAATGGGGTGGTGCTGGGATATTATTTTTCCTGCATTATGTTTTATAAATCAAAGACCAGTTATCCGAGACTATGCTCATACTATTGACCATCCTAGAGGAACCAATTATAATACAGATCAGGCTGAAAAAGAGATGTGGCAACTATTTGAAACATTACCCAAAGATCTAAAAGAAGCGTTTAGTTATATTAAAGGCGAAAGAGAAAACCTATCTAAATACTATGCAGAAAATCATATCGTTTAGTCTATGGGGCAATGACCCTAAGTATTGTGTTGGCGCAATACGCAATGCTCAATTAGCGCAAAAATATTTTCCCGACTGGATATGTAGATTTTATTGTAGCAGAGATGTTCCGGGAATTTATATATCCGCATTAAATGCTTTTGATAATACTAGAGTTTGGATACGGCCAAAAGAAGATAACACCTTTGGAGCATTTTGGAGATTTGACGCAATGGAATCTAACACCATTGTATTATCTAGAGATTGCGATTCAAGATTATCTGAAAGAGAAAAACAAATTGTGGATGAATGGGTATCTTCTGATTCTAAATTATCTGTTATACGAGACCATGCCAATCATTATGAGTTTCCAATCCTTGCAGGGATGTGGGGAATAAAAGATGGATTGAGTAAAGATATGGTATTAGGGCAATCTAAGTATAATACTCATCACACTTATCTAATGGATCAATTATGGTTAAGAGATCTTGTTTGGCCTAGCCTACAGAACAATGCCATGATACATGGCATTAAAGAAACAATGTGGATGAGAAATTCTTATACTAAAATAGGTAAAGATTTTATAGGACAAACTTATGATAGCAATGACAACCCAGTATACGATGGAAAATTATAATGAGTAAAAAAGTAACAATCATCACACCAACAACAGGTTCACTTTATCTTAAAGAAAATTTGTTATCTGTTGCAGAGCAAACTTATGACAACATTGAACATCTTGTGGTAATTGATGGAACAAAATTTACCCCGAAGGTATCTTCAAATTGGACGGTTAAATCTAAAGCCACATTTATGCAATTACCACATAATACGGGACACAGTCAATATAATGGTCATAGAATTTATGGAGCAATACCATTTCTAATTGATTCAGACTATGTGCTGTTTTTGGATGAGGATAATTATATTAAACCCGATCATGTGGAGTCTTTAGTAAAAGTATGTGAAACAAATGACTGGGCATTTTCATTAAGAACTATTGTAGATCATGCAAGTAACTATGTATGCCTTGATGATTGTGAAAATTTAGGTAAGTGGCCTACTTGCTTAAGTGAACAAGAATATTTTGTAGATGTTGGAGCATACTTTTTACCCGTGCCGATAGCTGTTCAAATATCTCCTTTATGGTATCGCAGAGCAAGACATCCCGATGAACAACCAGAAGTAGATAGAATCATAATGCAAGTTCTTTTAGAACAAGGGTATTCTTATGATACTAATGGTAAATATACGTTACAATATAGAGTGGGTAATAGAGAAGATTCTGTTAAAGCCGATTTCTTTTTATGGGGTAACGCGCAAATGGAAGCAAAGTATAAGAATGGATTCCCATGGAGAAAATAAAACAAACAATACTACATACACATTCTGGGTTAGGTGATACTTTATGTCTATATGGCATGGTAAAATATTTACTAGATACTAAGTATGAAAATATCTATTTAGTATGTAAAGATACCTATCTAGATTCCATCGCACATCTTTATAAAGATGATGATAATGTACATATTATTTCTATGCCTAATCCGGGTAACGATATGGCACAAGAAATGGCATACGCAGCCCATTTTTCTGAGACAGAAAATATACCTATTATACGAATAGGATTTGAGAACTTACAGCAACCTTTTCATTATTCTCAATTTTTTAATCAACTGTCGGTACCATACGAAACCAGTTGGAATAATTTTCCGCACTTTGATTCTACGGATGAATCAAAAGAATTATATAAATCTTTAGATTTGGATGGAAAAGAATATGCGCTTTTAATTAATGAAAATTCATATGGTAAAAGCGATTTAAAAGTAACAACAGATTTACACACAGTATTACTACATAAAACTGAATTGGGTACAGGAGTATTTGATTGGTTGGATGTAATTAGAAATGCTTCTGTAATACATAGTGTAGGTACAGGACCCTTTCATCTTGTGGATCGCCTAGATAATTTAAAGGCAGTTGATAACTTATATTTTCACAATGTCAGAGATGACTTTAAAACAATTAGCACGCGTTTAGAATGGAATTTAATTGAATATGAACAAACATCACTTGGTTATTGGCGATCTGATACTTGATAGATTTATCTATGGCAATGCCAATAGAATATCTGCAGAAGCACCTTCATTAGTTTTAGATGTAGAAGAAGAAATAGATATGCTCGGTGGAGCATATAATGTTGCGGCTCATATAAGTTCTTTAGGTCATACTTGTAGTTTTGTAACTGTTACTGGTACAGATTTTGAATACAAGTATGAAAATTTTAAAGACAAATTTCATACAAAATGTAATCCTCTTATTTTAGGAGAGGAAAATCGTAGAACTTCCGTAAAAACTAGATTAATTTCTAAATATAAAAATACTCATTTATTAAGATATGATGATGAAACAATACGGGATATTGATGAACAGAATAGATTAAACATACTTTCCTATATAGATAGTAAAAAAAATGAGATTGATGATATCATTATTATTGATTATAAAAAGGGAGTTGTTACAAAAGATCTTGCTGGAGTAATTATTAGATTTGCCAATCAAAATAACATACCTGTATATGTTGATACTAAGAAAGATGACTTAGGATGCTTTGAGGGATGCAATATTATTAAACCTAACAAGTATGAGTTTGAGAAAATTAAATTAAGATATGCCCCAGATTGTGAAATAGAAGAAGCTTGTAAAATAATTTGCGATAAGTTAAATATAAAAAGAATTGTTGTTACTGCAGGGAATGAAGGTATATATGCGTATGATATAAATGAAGGACTTATTCATTCTGAGGCAATAAAGGTTGAAGTAAAGGAATTAAGCGGTGCAGGTGATTCTGTTCTTGCAGTATTAAGTTATTGTTTTTCTGAAGGTTACTCGTTTGCCAGTAGCGTGGATTATGCAAATAAACTGGCAGCAAAATTTGTTTCTTCAGGGATACAGTATAGAGCAAAAAAAGAAGATTTATTTGGAAGATAATATGAAACAATTTACAGCAGCAGTATTAAGGGAACATTATAAACCTTTAACCATAGAAACATTTAATGCAGAACAACCTCGCAAAGGCCAAGTTCTAGTAAAGATGATTACCTCTGGTTTATGCGGCGCACAAATTAATGAGATAGATGCAGTAAAGGGACAGGACAAATACCTACCTCATTTTATGGGACACGAAGGATTTGGACAAGTTATTGCTTTCGGCGAAGATGTTACTACAGTAAAAAAAGATGACTATGTTGTCCTACACTGGAAAATAGGAAGCGGTTGCGATTGTTTTGGTGGGAAGTATTTTAGCAAATTAGGTATAGTAGGTTCGGGTCCTGTGACTACTTTTGCAGAACAAACAATCGTTGCTGAAAATAGAGTAACACGAGTTGAGTTTGATACTGCATTAACCAATCTGTATCCTTTAATGGGATGTGCATTATCCACCGCATATGGAATTGTAAAATCAGATATTAAACCCGACTCATCTGTTTTGATTACCGGGGCAGGCGGATTGGGATTAACTATTGCATTCTGGCTAAAAGTGTTATATAATACTAATGTAGTTGTGATGGACAAGTATGAATCTAAAGAAAAATATGTTAAAGAATTTGGTGCTACATTTGTTACCCCCGAAAAATTAAATGCGGATAAGTATGACTATGTGGTTGACACCACCGGGAATGTAGACGTTATTTCCATAGGATTTTCTTTAATTAAAAAGAAAGGTTCTTTGATACTTGTAGGCCAACCTAGAGTTGGAACAGATTTAGTTTTAAAGAATGCATTATCTATATTTGACGGAATAAAAATATTTAGTTCAGATGGTGGAAATTTTGTTCCAGATGCAGATCTTCCGAACATTATTAAACACGTAAAGAATAATTTAAGTATGGCTAATAAATTAATTACCCATACTATAAAACTAGAAGATATTAACGAAGGCTTTGCCAAAATGAGGGGCGGCGAAGCAGGAAGAATTATTATTAATTTTAAGGAGTAAGAATGAGAAAAACATGGACAGAACAAGAGCTTATTGCTTTTGAAGATAGGATCGGCGAATTATATTTAGATAATAAATTGCCATTTTTGTTTCATTTATCTGGTGGCAATGAAAAAGAATTAATTGATATTTTTAAAGATATCAAAGAAGGCGATTATGTTATTTCTAATCATAGAAGCCACTATCATGCATTGCTCCATGGCATTCCCCCCGAAGTGGTTGAGGATAGAATTTTAAATGGTCGTAGTATGTTTATCTATGATCGTGAAAGAAACTTTTTCTGTTCTGCTATTATTGGTGGCACTCCCGCAATTGCTGCAGGTATTGCCTGGGCATTGAAACGTAAAGGATCCGATAAAAAGGTATGGTGTTTTATTGGCGATGGCACAGAAGATAATGGTCACACATATGAAGCAATTCGGTATGTAGATGGTTGGGATTTACCGTGTAAATTTGTAATTGAAAATAACAATCGTTCTGTGGAAGCATCCAACGAAGAGCGTTGGGGCAAGCAAGCAGACTATGTTTGGAACTCACCTTCAGTAATTAAGTATTACTATAACATCACATATCCTCATGCTAGAAAACCCGGTATGATTGATTTATCTAAAGCTGTTAAGAAAACTGACGATGATTACTTTCCTAAGTTGCCAGAAATATCCTATCCAAACATTACTGGATCTGGTCTAAGTTATAAAGAAACAGCAACAAAAGTTATGACAGAGTTAGGCAATGAAGGTTTTATCTTTGTTGGTTATAATGTTAACAATGCCCCAGGCGGTAATGCTATGGGCACACTTAAAAATGTTCCAGACAATCAAAAATTAGAAACGCCTGTTGCTGAAAATTTAATGGCTGGACTTTGTATCGGTATGAGTTTTGAAGGATATAAACCTGTACTATATATTGAACGACATGATTTTATTCTAGTTGCAATGGATGCTATTGTAAACCATATTGATAAGATTGAGCGTATATCTCATGGCGAGTATAAAGTCCCAGTTATTATTAGAGCAGTTACTGCCGATGCTGGTCCTTTCTATTCAGGCATTACCCATACACAAGACTTTACTAATATGTTTAAGGCAGCTGTTAGTATTCCAGTTTATGATCCTGTAACAGGAAATGATTTAGAAGAAGCATATGCTAAAGCAAAATATAGTGGCAGACCTGCTATCATTGTTGAAAGAAAGTCTAGATATTGATGGAAAAATATTATGTCGAGGATAGCGAATTTAATTATATTCGTTATAATAGTTTACCGATTCTTGCAGACCATATATTAGATCATCCTGTAGAATACTATAAAGGATGGGGTGTTACTGTTGCACATAATAAACCTATAGGATTAGGTGAAGTAGAACAGTATCATTCTGTTTTTGTTAATGCGGATTTAATAGAACAGTATATAGATACACTTACTAGTATTACGGTACCATATCATTTAATAACCGGCAATGCCGATAGAATAATACCAGATGAGACAATACAAAGAGTATTGCAAACTAAAATTGTAACTTGGACTGCTCATAACTGTAAAAAGATTGATGAAAGATTTTTACAAATACCAATGGGCTTTACAGAAATGGGGTCTCAAAGGCCTAACAGTTTTACTGAGTATATGGAATGCCCAAAAGAAAAATTAATTCCAGTTATAGTAACTCCGTTTGGTGCTACTCATGGTAGTAGATCTGATCTTAATAATTTATATGGAGATGGAATTTTAAATTTAAAAGGCAGAATAGATTATGAGCAGTTTTTAACATTGCTTTCAATATCTAAATATTCTTGCTGCCCTCGAGGCAATGCTTTGGATTCTCATAGATTTGTAGAATCCATATTATGCAATAGTATACCTATAGTAATGACTTCTGATTTAGATCCTGTGTATAAAGAAATGGGCGCAATTATAGTAAATGATTGGAACGAATGTAAAGATATTGAAAATTTGCCGACACCTATTTTAAATCGCGATGTAATAACAATGCAATATTGGCAAGATAAAATTACAGAACATCAACAAAAATATGAAAGATAATAATGTACAATACAAATCCTGAATATCTTACACTTAAAAAATTAACTAATATCTTAGGAATTCAAGGTGGCTTGATATTAGATATAGGTGCTCATGATGGTATATCTGGTTCTTGTGCATATCCATTTTGGAAAGATGAAACCGATAAATGGAAAGGCATAGCTGTAGAAATAGATCCTACAAGATGTGAAATCATGAAAAGTTCTTATGCTGGATTAACTGTTGCCGTAGAAAATATGAAGGTTACTCCTGAAAATATTGTAGAACTTTTAGATGGTTATGACATAGACGAAGGAATAACTATTATGAATATTGACATTGACTCATATGATTTAGAAGTTGCTGATACAATGTTAACTGCAGGATATAGACCTGGAATTATAACTATTGAAGTTAATCCTATTATACCTCCTCCTATATATTTTGAAGTTTTATATCATCCTGAGCAGCATCATAGAGCAAACAATTTCTTTGGTTGTTCAATAACTGCAGCAATAGAAAAAGTTATACCACATGGTTATGTTCTATATTCTTATGAAATAGGAAATGCTTTCTTTATACGAGAAGATTATGCTAGAAATAAAATAAAAAATATTAGTGCAGATGAAGCATATGATATGGGATATAGAAAAATGTCAGATTGGAAAGATCACTTTTGGTACCACGAACCATTGAGGGAATGGTTAGATATGGATCCCAAAGTTGTTATAGAAGAACTAAGAAAACATTTTACAGATATTATCAATGGCGAAGGTCCTCACGTCAATCCTAGTTGGACTGGCAAATATTGGTGGGAACCTAAATATATTTTAGAAATGAGGTAATAATGATTAATTACAAATATAATGAAGATGCTCTTTTAATAGAACTAAAAGAATATATTGATGCAACATATGGTCAGCATTATTCTCAAAATAAATTTCAAACAACTGAATTTATAATTGACAGCGGCCACGGTGTAGGGTTTACCGTTGGTAACATAATGAAGTATACCCAAAGATATGGAAAGAAAGCCGGAAGGAATAGACAAGACATACAAAAGGTGTTACACTATGCTTTAATGCTGTTATATACGCATGACATTGAAACCAAGGAGCTATACAATGCAAATAAGTAATGAGACGATTCAAATTTTAAAGAACTTTGCTACAATCAATAGTAACATATTGATTCGAAAAGGCAAGGTATTATCAACAATTAGTACAGCAAAAAATATTTTTGCTCGTGCAGAAGTAACCGAGGACTTCCCTGAGGAGGTTGCGGTATATGATTTAAATTCTTTGTTGGCATTGCTGACATTAATGGAAAATCAAAATGTAGAATTTGGCGATAAGAGCTTAACCATTTCTAAAGACAATGGTAAGTTCGAATATTTTTATTCGGCACCAAATGTAATCGTAGCAGCCCCTGCTAAAGAAATTGAAATTGATACACACTATGAATTTAAATTGACTGCAGAAGATGTTAATATGATTATGAAGGCATCTGCTATTACGGGTGCTCCAACAATTACAATTTCAAGTAAGGGTGAAAATGTAACCTTGACCGTTGGTGATAAAAAGAACGATACTGCAAATACCTATAAGAAAATTATTGGCACTAGTGAACATTCTTTTGATTGTCATATGGCAGTTGAAAACTTTAAGATTGTTCCTGATGCATATAATGTTACAATCTCAAAGAAAAAGGCATTTCAGTTTAAACATGCGACAAAGCCACTGGGATATTTTATAGCAATGGAACCTGATTCGGTGGTATAATGAATGGACGTCGTTCTTTTGTTAAAGGCATCAGTTTGTTTGGTGCTTTGGGTGCTGGCTATGCTACAGCTCTTCTACAAGATAGAGTCACCCAAATGGCTAGCACCAGTGTACCTGATGCTGATAGTAATCCTGTTGTTGAGGACATAAGTCACCTAGCTCCGCTAGGATCTACAACACTTATTCTTTCAGCAAACAATGAACCGCCACCGCCGCCGCCACCGATAACATCTAGTGATGGAACTATATTCACAACAACCGGCGGGTATTATAGCATGGTATCTTCTACATTACACATTAACAGTTCAGGTAATCCTGAACAAAATAATGTAAAAATGTCTGTGGGCAAAGATGATAGGTTGTGGATTGAAGTTGGTGGTAAGTGGCGCCGAGTTGCGCTTGACGCTTAAAATATTATGAGGTTATTATGGATTATCGTGAAAATGAATTTTTGTGGGTTGAAAAGTATCGACCACGCAAATTAGAAGATTGTATTTTACCTGCAGATCAAAAGAACATCTTTCATGAGATGTTGGCTAAGGGTGAAATACAGAATATGCTTTTATGCGGCGGCGCAGGTATGGGCAAGACCACAGTTGCCCGAGCATTATGTGAAGAGTTAGAAACAGATTATATCATCATTAACGGTTCGGAAGAATCTGGTATTGATGTTCTTCGTACTAAAATTAAACAGTTTGCATCTACTGTATCGTTCAGTGGTAAGCCAAAGGTTGTTATTTTAGACGAGGCAGACTATCTAAACCCTAATTCTACACAACCTGCATTGAGAGCATTTATAGAAGAGTTCTCAGCAAATTGTAGATTTATTTTAACCTGCAACTTTAAGAATAGAATTATTCCTCCACTTCATTCTAGAACTGCGGTTATTGAATTTAAACTTCCGAAGTCTGAAAAGCCAAAGATTGCCGCAGCATTCTTTAAACGTGTTACGGAAATCATGGGCATTGAAAAGATTGATGCCGATGGTAAAGTAATTGCAAAAGTTATTGAGAAACACTTTCCCGATTATCGGCGAGTCTTGAATGAGCTACAACGATATTCAGCTTCGGGTAAAATTGACGAGGGCATCTTTGTTAATCTAGGTGAGTCCAATATGCAAGAACTAATCTCATCTTTAAAAGATGGTGATTGGAAGAAAATGCGTACTTGGGTTGTTAATAATATTGACAATGATCCCGGAACTATTTTTAGAAAACTATATGATACATTAACGGATCAGGTTAAACAGGTTCCGCAACTTATTCTTCTGCTTGCTGATTATCAGTATAAAGCAGCATTCTGCGCAGATCAAGAAATTAATCTAGTAGCCTGCTTGACTGAGATTATGGCTGCGGTAGAATTTAAATGATTGATTTATTTAGACCTACTTTTGAATGGATTCGTAATGATTATCGTACTAATCGCTTTCGTTTTGCTGTTGAGCTCCTGGCTTGGTCTATTAGTGTTGGCTGCTCAATTACCATGGCACTCACAGTACCAACCCCTCCTCTTCTTTACATGTATCCTGTTTGGATCAGTGGTTGTGCCATGTATGCTTGGGCTGCATATACTAGGAAATCATTTGGCATGCTTGCCAATTATGTACTCTTAACAACTATTGATACTATTGGTTTGGTGAGAATGCTATGAGTTTATTTGGAGAACCTGTAGTAAAACCTGTAGCAGAACCATATAAAGCGCCTGCTATATCTCCCTTTGATTTTATCAATGCAATTCATCATGGCAAAGATAATCTTATTGTGGACGATTGGTCTGAGAAACAATATAACCCCTATATCATTAATAAAGGATTATCATACGGTCACGATACAGTAATTCCTGCCAACGAGATGAATTCTCGCCCCCATTTGGACAAGATCCTACAATTTCATTTTCTTATAAATATTGTTAGGCCTCGGAAAAGATACAACAAATGGATCAAGGCCGAGAAGATCGATGATTTGGAAGTTGTCAAAGAATATCATGGCTACAGCACAGAAAAGGCCAAACAAGTTTTACCACTTCTAAACTCTTCGATTATTGAAGATATGAAAAGAAAAATAACAAAAGGTGGTAGGAATGAGTACTAATATGATCAATATTAATTTCTCTGGGTATAAGCCCTTAGAAGTTACACTAACAGAACCCGACGATTTTTTAAAGGTAAGAGAAACCTTGACTAGAATAGGTGTGGCATCTAGAAAAGACAAAACACTATTTCAATCTTGCCACATTCTACATAAACAAGGCCATTATTTTATAGTTCATTTTAAAGAGCTCTTTGCTCTAGATGGAAAGACTGCTGATCTATCAGACAATGACCTGCAACGAAGAAACACTATTGCTAAATTATTAGTAGATTGGGGATTAGTTAAAATTAACGATCCTGATTTATTTAAAGATTATGCTCCGTTATCTCAAATTAAAGTTATTTCCCATAAAGAAAAAGATGACTGGAAATTGGAAACAAAGTATAATATTGGTAAGAAAAAATTAGGCAACGACAATAAATAATTTTATTCCCGGGATGGGAAAGGGTTGACGGATCCCAATAAAACCGTCACTTAACGCTACGCCGCAAGGGTAGTATTTTTAACTCGCTTATTTAAGGAGAGCACTATGACACATTTGTCAGTATTTGGTCCAGGCTTTAAGGACTTCGATAAATTCTTTGTTGGGTTTGACGATCAATTCAATCGCATTGCAAAAATGCATGATGATCTAACAAAAAACATTCCCAACTATCCTCCATACAACATCAAGAAAACAGGCGATAACACCTATGTTATTGAATTAGCTGTTGCTGGTTTTGCTAAACAGGATATTGAGATTGAGCTTGCTGATGGCAAAATGCTAATTAAAGGTAATACGCAGAGCCAAGAAGAAGAAGAAAATTTCTTGTTCAAAGGTATTGCAGGAAGAAACTTCATTAGAACATTCGCATTGGATGATCAAATTGAAGTTAAAGATGCAGCTATGTTGAATGGCATGCTAAAGATTTTCTTAGAACGTATTATTCCCGAACATAAGAAACCTAAAAAAATTGAGGTTAAAGATGTAGAAGAAGGTACAACTAAAACATCTAAAGCAAGCAAAAAACAATTGCTTACAGAAGATCCTGAATCTAGGGTACTATAATCCATGGGGCTTCGGCCCCATTTAACACAAAGGAAATAAAATGCTAGATCCAGTAAATCTAACTATAGACGCAATACAAAATGGCAAGAAACAATTCATTGAACAGTACATTAAAAATGCTAATCTCAAAAAATCTTGGACAAAGTATGTAGACACACAAGGTGCATTTTTGCATAGTGCATTAGAAACACAATTAGAAATGACATCCGAATTAACTAAAACATTTATGGATACTAAATTGGAAAAATTATATAATCCATTTGGTATAGATTGGTTTCAGGCCGGTTGGGATGCCTACCAACAAAACAATAGGAAATGATAATGATTAAAATACTTAAACTTGTTACAGGCGAAGAAATTATTGGGCAATTGACATATGGCGATACGCACATTGAGGCGGTTCGTCCATGTGCAGTTATGTTGGTTGCTTCAAAATCAACACCAGACCAACATTCTATGGCATTAATTCCGTATGCAGGATATGCTAAAGATCATACTATTACAATTGATAAAACGGCAGTAATTTGGGAAGCAGACTTAGAAGATTCTGTTTATAATCAGTATCAATCTATTTTCGGATCGGGCATTGAGATATTCACACAAGATGCGGCAAGCCCAAATAACGCATCATTAAATATTGTTAGAAGTTAATCTTTTTTATTGATTCTTTCTGTCACTATGTCGGGACAAGTTTTTGATGCATTATAGTAAGTTCTATATATTGAAACCTTGTCCTCACCTCTACATTGATATTCGCATACTAAAAATTTATTATCAGTAACAGTCTTGCTTTTTATATCGCAGACCGCTTCCGCTGTCCTATAAGTTTTTTCTTTTTTGCCGGATTGTTCCATTGTAATATTTAGATTTACAGTTTTTGGAATCAAAGGTGCGACTATTGCTGCTACCGTAGCAATACTTACAAGTGTTTTTTTACTTAACATTGTTTAGTAACGTGTAGGATCAGTTACAAACCAAACTATTGTCAATGCTGTTACTACTGCCACCACGGCAATTAGTGAAGATACCATTATAAACTTTAATGTATTTATTTTCTCAAGCCACATCCATAATTTTGATGCGCTTTCTGTTGGCATAATGCCCTTCTTTAAAATTAAGTTTTACTGTTGAATATACTATGTTTTTCAATCCAGTGTTCTAATTCTTTTAAATTAATGTCTCCGTCAAAGTGTTTTTTGAATGCGTGATATCTTTCAAGCAATTGTTTATTACCATGAAACCTGTGTAGCATTTGTTCTTCTTCTATTTCATGTTTTCTAATTACTGGTAATAAATCGTGATATGCATAATAACTAACCAAAGCAAAGCATGCAATAGTTGCAGACGCAAAAATTATTGCACTTATATAATTATGTAATAATATTAAAATTCCAGGTACTAAGAATATTGCGAATAACAAACTCAAAACAATTAAAAATGTTTTAGTTGTTGGTTTCATTTTCCTTTTGAGAATTTTTTAAGTATAGATAATCCTCATATTCTTGTAGTTTGCGCTTATGGTCGTACCATTCTTGTCTTCTAACTGCTTCTAATCTTTTTTGATATGGTTTATCATCTAGATCTCCCCATCGTTGTTTTGCGTCATGGGCAATATACATAAACAACATCATTGTAAAAAAGAAAAATATTATGCCAGCTATAGCTATTGCAATCTCAAAATAATATATTGATCTTCTTTGACGACGTTGTCTATCTTTTTCAATTTGTTTTGTAATAAGAATTTTTTGTTGAGCCCCTAACACTTTAGTCATAGACTCAACTTCAGTATATAATGCTCCTAACTCAGGAGGGCTTTGATATATCATTAACTCTCGTAATTCTTTTCCCATTTGTTCTAATTGTTTTTGCATTAGAACTCTTTTTAGGGCACGCTTTGCTAGACTGTCGCCGCCAGTATATACCTCAGTAGAACTTCTTTTTTCTTCATCCTCAAGAACAGCGACACATTTAAAATAGTTGTCATAATATTGGCCTAGATAATCACCTATTTCAACATAAAGATCAGAAGTTTCTTCACTACGTTTGTTTAATTCTGTAACACGAGCTTTTTCCTCCGCTAATTGTTTTTTAGCTTCAGGGGGTGCGGCTTTCCCCTCGTACTTTTTATGGAACTGATCATCAAGATCTTTAAGTACGCCTTTTACATCACCAGCGGCACTTTTGATGTCTTTATATAATTGACAACCTTTTTTTACTGCAGCCACCGCACCATTGCAAAGAGCAAATAGTGTTAAAGGATCCATTTACAACATTAAGGGAATCCATAACCAAATAGCCTGGCTCATCAATAACATAGCAAAAATGCCTACTCCTAGACTTGCCCAGTATAATCTATTGTTAACTGCTAGTATACTTGCTGTCAATAGAACAATCGCAATTTGAAATAATGAGCCTGCATAAGTATACCAAGGCCCGCGACTTTTTGCTATAGCACGATCTGCTTCTAACATGCGAGCCTTTAAAGATAATTCTTTTTTACCCTCATTTGTAACAGGATCAGATTCATATCTTTCTATTTTAGCTTTCAATGATTCCATTTTCTTTTTATCGTGTGCTCTTTCAGCATCATCATACGCCATTTCTGCAAGTGTACCTTTAATACTTTTTGCCTGATAAAAAGCCCAGGTGTTATTTGCTTCTATAGTGTTGTTTAAAACTTTGCCCGAATTACTTCCGCCCATTAAAGTATTGATTGCCAGTAATGCTGCAAGTACCGTAATTACCCAACCCGCTTTATCCTTTATTAGAGCTTCTTTTTCGCTTCTGGATAAAGGTTTGATTGTTTCAGCCATTTTATTCTCCTTATTATATTGACACAACTTTGTTTTTATAATATAATGTTACTTAATATTTATGATCTAAAGGTTTTCTAATGAAGTTTTATACTAGCGTAAATCAGTATGGCAACAATATCCTTGTCCGTGGGATAAATAACGGGCACAAAGTACAGGATAGGATTCCCTTTAAACCTACTCTGTATGTAAATTCTCAAAAAGAATCAAAATTTAAATCAATATATGGTCAGAATCTTGCTCCTATAGAATTTAGCAGTATTAATGATGCAAAAGAATATGTCCAACAATATAAAGAAGTTGAGAATTTTTCAGTATTTGGTAATACAAATTTCGCATACCAATACATATCGTCAGCATTTAAAGATGATGTAGAATTTGATATTTCTCAAATGAAGATATGGTCATTGGATATTGAGACTACTGCAGACTTAGGATTCCCCGATGTAGTGAACACTAATGAAAAAGTATTGTTGATTACCACACAAGATTACGAAACAAAACAAATTGTTACCTTTGGTTTACACCCCGCAAAACCTGTTAGTGAAAAACATACTTATGTTCATTGTTCTGACGAAATAAGTTTACTAAAAGAATTTTTAGATTATATTTCTGAGGATCATCCTCATATTATTACAGGATGGAATGTGGAATTTTTTGATATCCCATATCTATGTAATCGTATTACTAAAATTCTTGGCGAGGATGCTTTAAAGAAATTATCTCCTTGGAAAATAGTAAATGAGAAACGTATTCTAAAATTAAAAAAAGAAAATGTTTCTTTCGAGGTAATGGGTGTAGCCATTCTAGACTATCTGGACTTGTATAAAAAGTTTACATATAATGCACAAGAATCTTATAAGTTAGATCATATTGCTAAGGTTGAATTGGGTAGCGAAAAATTATCATATGATGAATATGATTCTTTTACTGCATTTTATAAAGGCAACTGGCAAAAGTTTGTAGAGTATAATATTCGAGATGTAGAAATTGTTGACCAACTTGAAGATAAGATGAAATTGATTGAACTTATTCTTACAATGGCATATGATGCCAAGTGTAATTATATTGACATTTTCTCTGCAGTAAGAACTTGGGATTGTATTTTATATAATCAACTACTAAAGAAAAATATTATTGTCCATCAAAGAGAGGATAAGCCCGGTAGACAAATTGCAGGAGCATATGTTCAAGAACCTAAACCGGGAAAATATAATTGGGTGGTTTCATTTGATGCAACAAGTCTGTATCCTAGTATTATTATGCAATATAATATGTCTCCAGAAACACTTGTTAATAATCCAAAACACTTTGATATACAAATTAAAGATCTTCTAAAAGGCGATGATTTATCTGATCTAACAGTTAAAGATTATTGTATGGCATCTAATGGTAGATGTTTTACAAGAGATAAACAAGGCATCTTTCCTGAGATTGTTCAAAAGTTATTTGACGATAGAAAGCAATACAAGAACTTGATGTTGGATGCACAAGCCGAATATGAGAAAACAAAGAATCCAATTTGGCAAAAAGAGATATCAAAATATAACAATTTTCAGATGGCTAGAAAGATTCAAATGAATTCTTTATTTGGTGCCTTAGCCAATGAATATTTCAGATTCTATGATTCTAACATTGCGGAAGGTATCACTTTAACCGGCCAATATATTATTCAGAAAGTCGGTAGAGATTTAGATACATACTTGAATAAAGTTTGCGGAACAAAAGATCATAGCTATTCTTTTTATTCTGATACTGATTCTTGTTATGTTACCTTCGCACCTCTTGTAGAAAAATTCTATAAAGGAAAAGATCCAGAAAAGATTGTAGACATTCTTGATGAAATCTGCGAGGGAAAGATTCAAGAAATTCTAAATAAGAGTTGTAATGAAATTGCAGAGTATACTAATGCGTTTGATAAGAAGATTTATTTTAAACGAGAAGCAATCGCAGAAACAGGAGTATGGGTTGCGAAGAAACGATATGCTTTAAATGTTTATAATAATGAAGGGGTTAAATACTCAGAGCCCAAGCTAAAGGTTATGGGATTGGAGATTGTAAGATCTTCTACCCCTGAACCTATTAGAGATGGTTTGCGAAAAGCAGTTAAATTGGCTTTGACTTCTGATGAACAGACTCTTCAAGATTATATTCGAGGATTTGAGACAGAATATAGAAAAATGAAACCTGAATTGATATCTTTTCCTAGAAGTGTTAACGGATTGGATAAATATACAGATAGAGCCAATATATATAAACAGGCTACCCCGATGCATGTCAGAGGGGCACTATTATATAATTTTTATCTTGACAAATATGATCTAGGTAAAAGATATGAAAAGATTAAAGAAGGCGATAAAATTAAGTTTATTTATTTAAAAGAACCAAATATTATCGGTGAAAATTGTATAGCATTCAATACTATTATACCCCCTGAATTAGATCTGATTAAGTACGCAGATTATGATACTATGTTCGAGAAATCATTTCTGGAACCTATGAATACAATATTAGATGGAATAGGTTGGTCTGCTAAACCTCAAGCAACATTAGAAGGATTATTCGGATGAAAAAATTATTAAAACAAACAATATGGGCAACACTTGCTATAGCAGGTTTATTATTTCCCGCATGGAATAACCATGCATTTGCCTGGGATCAACGACAACCATTGCCGACAGAGCAATGTAAAATACATAGCCCATTCGGATTTGCTGATAGCGCTAAAAAATATTCGCCTATTTGTCGACAAGCATATTTTGTGGCATATGATGCACCTGCAAAAATTCCCGCATATGTGGCATATACATTGGAGCCAAAGAATGCTCTTGGGTGTGTTGCAAGAACAAATGCTTTTGCAACAGATCAATCTGTTAAAGGTGGCGCTGTTCCTGCAGACTATGCAGGAACAGGATATGACAAAGGTCACGTATCACCCGATGGGGATTTATCCTGGGATACTCAGGTTGAATTTGAAAGTTTCTTGATGACAAATATGTTACCTCAAGCGGGATCTTTGAATCGTGGAATTTGGAAATTGTTAGAAACATCTGTACGCGGATGGGCAGTCCAATTAGATTCGCCATTTACTATTTACGGCGGTGGTATCTATAATGATACTAATAAAAAAATTGGTAGCGGAGTAGTTGTCCCGCACGCGTATTATAAAATTGTTATTAATAGAAAAACAAATGAATATGCTGCATGGATGTTTCCTCATACTGCACCATATCCAAATTTAGGAAATGATTTAACAAAATATAGAACACAAGTTTCTGCTATTGTAAAAGAAGCAAAGATCGGATTTCTTGTGCCACCAAATGGTAAAGAATTGCAGCCAGGAAAAGAATGGCCTGTTGATTTTGGCAAATTGACTAATGCTAAAAGGACAAAGTGCGGCAAAGATGAATAGACAAAAAATACATTATGCTATATAATATTGAAACATACTTAAGGAGTTATTATGTCTTTACTTGACAAATTGAAGAAAAATTCGACGATCAAGGAAACAGAGGTTTTAAATAAATCAAAATTCTTTCAAAAGAAAGATATGATTCAAACATCTGTTCCTATGATCAATGTGGCGCTGTCGGGAAGTTTAGAAGGTGGACTAACACCTGGTTTAACAGTTTTTGCTGGACCTTCCAAACATTTTAAGACAGCTTTTTCATTATTACTTGCGAAAGCTTATTTGGAAAAATATGAAGATGCTATTTTATTGTTTTATGATTCTGAGTTTGGTAGTCCTCAGTCTTATTTCGATAGTTTCGGAATTGATACGAACAGGGTATTACATACTCCTATAACAGATATTGAACAACTAAAGTTTGATATTATGAGTCAAATTAATAATATTGAGCGAGGCGATCATGTTCTTATTTGTATTGATTCAGTAGGCAATCTTGCTTCTAAGAAAGAAGTTGATGATGCACTTGAAGGTAAATCTGTTGCAGATATGACCCGTGCTAAACAAATGAAATCTTTATTTAGAATGGTTACGCCGCATTTGACTATTAAAGATATTCCAATGGTCGTCGTTAATCATACTTATTCCGAAATTGGTCTGTTCCCTAAACAGATTGTATCCGGAGGAACAGGCATTTATTATTCCGCGGACAACATCTTTATTATTGGTCGCCAGCAAGAAAAAGATGGCACGGAGGTGGTGGGATACAACTTTATTGTGAATGTAGAAAAATCTAGATTTGTAAGAGAAAAATCTAAGATTCCTGTCGAGGTAACATTTGAGGGTGGTATTAGTACTTGGTCTGGTCTATTGGATGTAGCAATTGAAGGTAAGTTTGTTATTAAACCATCAAATGGTTGGTACTCAAAAGTAGATACAAAGACGGGCGAAACAGAAGAAAAAAAGTATCGTATCAAAGACACATACACAAAAGAATTCTGGATGCCTATTCTTCAATCAAAAGCATTCCGAGATTATATTGAAGGCCGCTATAAAGTAGCATCTATTGATATGGTTGGAACAGAAATGACAAACATAGATATAAGCGAGGAGTTCGAACATGCAAGTGAATTATGAACCTTGGGTAATCAGAAAAGATGACGAGGAAATATGGGGCGTTAAATTATTGGATGGGGAATTTGCAGGTACTGCATTATCCATTAATGAATTAGATGAAAAAGATGGGTCAAAAGAATTGATCCTAGATTATACCGTGGTACAGCCACCCGACGGTATGACGGTTGAACAAGTTGCAGGAAGTAATTTTGATGCAATTCTAAATTTTATTATTAGTGATATATTACAAAAGGCTGTCGATGAATACGAAAATAGAAAAGGTAATACTTCAGAATCTAGCGAATGATGATGTGTTTATGAGAAAAGTAATCCCGTTTCTACAACGCGATTACTTTATAGAAAACACAGAAAAAATTGTTTATGAAAAGATAAAGAGTTTTATTGATGAGTATAATGTAATCCCTACAAAGGATGCATTGGTAATTGCTGCACAAAATGATAAAACTTTAAATGAAGATCAGTATAAGGAAGTTGTGGAGCTTATACATGAACTAGAACCCACAGAACATAATAAAGATTGGCTTTATAAAGAAACAGAAAAATTCTGTAAAGATAAGGCAATCTATAATGCTATTCTACAATCTATTTCTATTATAGATGGAAGAGATAAAGCAAGGTCCGAAGATGGTATTCCTCAATTATTGCAGGATGCACTCGGTGTTTGCTTTGACAATAATGTGGGACATGACTATATTGAAAGCGCAGATAAACGATATGAATTCTATCACCGCGTAGAATCCAGAGTTCCTTTTGACTTAGATTACTTTAATAAAATTACCAATGGCGGAATGCCTAACAAGACTTTGAATGTCTGCCTAGCTGGTACCGGTGTTGGTAAATCTTTATTCATGTGCCATGTTGCTGCATCAGTACTCGCACAGAACAAAAATGTATTATATATTACTTTAGAGATGGCAGAAGAAAGAATTGCAGAACGTATTGATGCAAATTTAATGAACATCACTATGGATCAGCTTAAAGATCTTCCTAAATCTATTTTCGATAATCGTATTGAAAAGATTAAAGCAAAGACAGAAGGTACTTTAATCATTAAAGAATATCCTACAACTGGCGCACATACCGGACACTTTAAAGCATTGTTGAATGAGCTACAACTAAAGAGACAATTCAAACCTGATCTAATTGTTATTGATTACTTGAATATTTGCGCATCATCTAGATTTAAAGGTGGGGCAAATATTAATTCGTATACTTTAATTAAATCTATTGCTGAAGAACTTAGGGGGTTGGCAGTAGAAGAGAATGTTCCTATTCTATCTGCTACACAAACTACAAGGGGTGGTTATGGTAATACGGATGTAGAATTAACAGATACTTCTGAATCTTTTGGTTTGCCTGCGACAGTAGATTTTATGTTTGCTTTGATATCCACTGAGGATATGGAAAAGATGAATCAGTTAATGGTCAAACAACTTAAGAATAGATATAATGACCCTACACTTAATAAGAGATTTGTAATAGGTGTAGATAGAGCAAAAATGAAACTATATGATTTAGAACAATCTGCACAAAAAGGTTTGAGTGATTCTGGAATTGTTCACGAACGTCCTTCACATAAACCTGCAGTTGATCCGGCATTTGATGGAATTTTTAATAGTCCAAGACGAGACTTCTCAAAGATAAAGGTCTAATATGCAGAAATTAAGTAGCACTAGATTAACAACCAGTAATTTAAAATTAAAAGCAAATGTAAATAACACGATACAGGAAGTGGATACTCCAATCCCAATGAACATTTCAGATTTTAAGTCGAGCCAAAAATTAGAATCCACTCAAAAGATTGAAGGCGTAGATTTAACTTATATTAAACATATAAATAAAATGTAACCAACAAGGAGGCGATATGCTAATTACTGTTAGTGGAGCGAAAGATATGCATCTTACAAAACTACTAAAATTAGCAGCACGATCATTCGCAGACAAACTCCTGTCCTCTCAATTAGAAAAAAATATTTCAATTAAAATTAACATCAAAGAAAAACTTGATGCTGGCGGATATTGTGATTTTATAGAAGAAGGGTTACCTTGCCCTAGAAGGTTTGTAATAGACATTCAAAGAACAAAAAAGAAAATACATATGTTTTCTGTACTTGCTCATGAAATGGTTCATCTTAAACAAATGGCTACGGGCGAGATGAAAGATAGATATAAAAAGACAAAATATGTAACAGTGTGGAGGGGAGAAACTTACGAAGACGATGTTCATTACTGGGATCAGCCTTGGGAGATTGAGGCATACGGTTTGGAAAATAGTCTTGTTGCAAAGTTTTTGATAGAACACAACCAATTTAAAAATCTTAGACAGCGGCAAAAAGATTGGTTTGTGTATGAAGAAGATAATGTTTTGGATGATTGATAGGAGTATATCATGTAATTCAAACTTAATTATAAGGAGAAGTAATGGAACATTTTACATTTACATTTTATGATATAGTGCAAATCATTTTATTATTAGCAGCATGCTGGGCTTGTAAAATTAATGGATACCATCAGGGCATAACTGACACTGTTGGTTTTTTTGAAGATAAAGGTATTATAGAAATAACCGAAGACGCAGAAGTCCGAAAAACCAAAGATTAATAATAAATTATTACCCCAGTAAGGACTGGGGTATTTTTTTGGCAGAAAATGCTTGACTTCTGATCCAAAAGGTATTATAATTATGGTTCGAATGAGGAAAAGGTTATGAATTTTTCAATTGGTGCGGATATAGAATTGACAACAAAATGGAGATCTAATCTCTTAGGTCAGGAGTTCGATATCAAGTCCTTTAAGGGCAAAGTAGTTCCTAATCCAAAATGGTTGGACGGGGATTACATATCTCTTCGTACAGGCAATCCAGAATATCCCATATCCTATATTCATAAGAAGTTTATAGTCGGGCATACTTTTACAGAAACAAGAAGCATAGCGCGCATATTTGTAGTCAAATCAAAATCGTCGGGCAAGACCTATAACGTCATGTCCGAAGATGGCGAAGTTACTTGTGATTGTGTTGGTTTCCAATTCCGTAGAATGTGCAAACATTCTGCTAAAGTTAAGTCGGTGTTGTGAAAGAACAACACTGCCAAACTTTATGCTTGACACAGGATCGAATCGGTGTTATAATAGAGTTTGAGAGCAGATGCTTTCGGTGAAGTTTGTTTTTTTTTATTATTAAGGAGTATTTTATGTTTTCAGTTGCCGGTGTTTCTACACAAAATGGTATCACAAAAGTTCGTTTCGCAAACGATATCGTATCCCGCACTAAGGTCTTGGCCAAGGGCGGACATTCTCCCTTGGAACTCATTGAGTTGCCCAATCTAATGACTAAGTATGATGCTTGTCAGTATCTCTTAGATCGCGGTGGCGTATTTGCACAATGGTCTGGTCTTATCATCGAGACAATGTCCAAGAAAGATGACAAGGCCCCTGCTAAGCCCGTTAAGGCTCCTGCAAAGGCACCTGCTAAAAAGACAGCACCAGCGCCTACTAAGACCCCTGCCCCAGCAAAGCAACCCAAAATTACTAAGCCTGCAAAAGCAGAAGACGATCTAGAAATTAAAGAGATCAAAACTCTTGCAGAAGTAATGGCAGAACCAGCATTAGTTTAATTAGGAGAACAGCATGCCCAATTGGTGCCAAAACGTATTGACTCTTACACATGAGAATCCAGAGGTTATCAAAAGGGCAGAATCTGCTTTTGTTAATGGTAAATTTTTAGAAGAATTTATTCCAACTCCCGAGGAGTTGAAATCGGATGATTCTACTACCCGAGGTGGACCTAATTCTGAGAAATATGATAAGTTGCGTGAACAACTATTAGACAAATATGGTTATGATAGTTGGTACCATTTTCGTATTAATGAATGGGGTACCAAATGGGATGTGGGCGATGCACACGGAATCAACGAAGTGTCCGAAAATTCGTTATGCGTTTATTTTGATTCTGCTTGGTCTCCTCCGATTGCAGCATATGAAAAACTAAGTGACCTAATTGGGTTTAAAGTTGAAGCATATTACTGTGAAGAAGGTGTAGGATTCTGCGGTAAGTGGACCACTGAAGGTGGGGATGAGGAATATGAAATTCCTAGTTCTCTTGAAGAAATTAAAGAAAAAATTCCTGCAGAATTAGATGATATGTTTTGTATATCTGAAAATAAAGCAGAATTTGATGAAACTATAGATTGACCTAAATTTCTAATTGGTATAAATATACAGTATATCAATTAGGAATAATATGGAAATTGGTCAAGGTATAACAATATCTGGTGGTACTGCAATAAGTACCACCAAACCTTCGTTTGGTCAGAATATTAATTTTTTATTAGTTGCAGGTGGCGGGGGAGGTGGTGGTTTGGCCTTTGGCGGTGGCGGTGGAGGCGGGGGATTTGTATCATCCACTACTACTATAAATGTTGGCACAAACTATAATGTAATAGTAGGTGCCGGCGGCGGTGTTGTTCAAAATTGGCCGAGTTATCCTAATTATGGGTATTGTGGTGATAACGGTGCAAATACCACGTTTAACGAAATAACAGCTGTCGGTGGTGGCGGTGGCGGAAATTATATTAGTCCTTTTGTAGGAACTCCTACATCTGGAAACCATGGCGGAAGCGGCGGTGGCGGCACTGCAGGTTCTAACCCAAACGGGTCTGGTGAAACTGCAGGTGGAGCTGGATATGATTATCCGTCACCTACTCAACAAGGTTATCCAGGGGGATATGGGAGGATGGGCCCATCGGGTGGCGGCTCAGGTGGCGGCGGTGGCGCTGGCGGATCAGGTGGGGTAAATCCCGGGAGGTATAATGTTTCAGGCGGAGGCAATGGTGGCATTGGGCGACAGTGGTGGGATGGTAACTACTATGCTGGCGGTGGAGCTGGTGCTTCCAATTTTTCAGCTCCAGGACAAAATTTAGGCGGCCTCGGAGGAGGCGGCAACAGCGGGGTATTCGACAACTCCTACGGTGCAAATAATAACGGTGCCAATGCAGCAATAAACACTGGCGGTGGAGGTGGTGGCGCAGCATGGTATAATTCTTCGGGGGTTCCTCCGGGATCACCAATCAATTCAATTGCAGGACAGGGCGGTTCTGGTATAGCAATATTTTCTCACCCGACAAAAATACCTGTAGCAAATACCACAGGCTCACCTAATGTAACATATGTTTCAGGTAATATAATTTATAAATTTAATCAATCTGGCACAATACGTTGGGACTTTTCTAATTCTTTAGATTTCATATAGCAGGAATACAATGATAATAACCAATGGAGTAGTAATTAGAGGCGGTGGTATATTAGACACAAATGCGCCTTCGGGTTCTGCAGATTTTATTACCCCAGGAATTTATACGTGGAAACCTCCAGTAGATGTATCATTTGTAGATGTTACAGTTATTGGTGCTGGAGGTGGAGGAATGAGTTATATTTCCTCTGCACCATATGCAGGTTCATATGCCGCAGGCGGCGGCGGCGGACTTGGATTTATGTCAAATTATCCAGTTAATCAAAACCAAGTTTATTACATAAAGGTTGGGCAAGGTGGCTCTGCTGGTTTTTATAACATGCCTGCCGGTCCAGGTACAAGTGGCGGTACGGGCGAAGACACTGCTTTTAATACAGATAATTCATTCCCAGCAGGCAGTAGTTTAGTTTACATATATGGCGCAGGTGGAGGTCAATTTCCTCCTTTTGTTACTAACGGTGGCACAAATAACGGCGGCACTCAAGCCGGCGGCAAATTAAATTGTAATGGTTATTTATATGCTGGGGGAACGGGACAACCCGGTAGTCCATCTGACACATCTGGAAAACAGGGCGGCGGTGCAGCAACCCACACCGGAGTAGGAACTCCTGGTTCTACAAATATAAGTGAACTTGGAATTGGTTCTCCCTTATATGGTCCTAGTGTCACTCCTTCTTTTCCTACTAAGGCAACGGCTTTGTATGGTGGAGGTGGTGGCGGCTCAGGTACAAATCCAACAAGACGCACAGCCATAGATGGTAGCCCAGGCGCAGTTCGTATTTCATGGGGTTCTGAAAATTCGAGACTATATCCTCGTCCAACCGAAATTATTTTATTAGATTTCATTGTTGTTGCGGGTGGGGGTGGAGGCGGAGGTGCCAATTTTGGTGGTGGCGGTGGCGCAGGTGGATACATACAAAATTCTGCAAGACTTCAGGGGCCTGGTCCGGCAGGAGTGGGAAGTAGTTATACTGTGATTGTGGGTGCAGGTGGCACCGAATCAGCGACAGCTGCTTCCTCCCCTGGCACAAATTCTTCTTGGTTCTCAAACGTTGCTATCGGTGGCGGCAGAGGCGGTACTGGTCTTGGCACTGTAGGTGATACTGGGGGGTCAGCTGGTGGTGCTGGAGGGTACCAATTGTCCCAACCAACACCAACTAGAGGCGTATCGCGCACAGGTCCTAGCAATCCTACTCAAGGATTTGCTGGAGGCGGTGGAGAATTTGATCAAAATATGGGACCAGCTCCATTCTTTGGTACGATGTCCGGCGGCGGCGGCGGCGCTGGCGGCGCAGGCACATACAATATTTCTAGCCCATATCCATACGGTCCTGGCGGCAGTTCTCCCCCAAGCGGCACTGCAAGAGGAGGCGCTGGCGGTATTGGAAGACAATCTTCTATAACAGGTTTATCTGTATACTATGCCGGGGGCGGTGGTGGTTCAGGTGCAATTTCTGGATCAGCTGGTCTAGGCGGAGGTGGTGCTGGCGGAATAATATCTACTCCTGGCACAGGTACACATGGAGCTAATGCAACAGTAAACACCGGCGGTGGCGGTGGCGGTGGGGCATTTAATACCTCTACCGGGCCTTCGCGAGGTGGCGCTGGAGGTTCAGGTGTAGTTATTATTAGTCAATATGCTGCAAATGTTTTACCAACAGTTACAGGTTCGCCGAATGTAATATACAATGGAGATAAAATAGTTTATAAATTTTGGCAATCTGGAACAATACAATGGTAATAAGATGTATAAATAAATATATGAATAAAGAAACCAACATGCTCAAATCCTCCCAACCCATTATATGTAAAGATACGTATGGCAGACAGCCACACGCCTTTGCACGTAAGGAATCAAATTGGAGTCTGTATCGAGGTTGACGTAAGTATTTTCATATTCTACAAAACCTCGGTACCCTAAAGTCCGAGGTTTTCCTTTCTTAAAACCTTTTTATTAATACCCTTATGCTTGACAAGGTTACTAAAAGGTGTTATAATAGAGACATAGAACAAAGAAACCGCAAAGTTCAAGTACCAAAGCAAGCTAAAGGGTTATTCTTTTTAGATTTGACAAAAGTACTAAAGGTGTTATAATAGTGTTTTCGGTTGATCGTGATCGAGACAAAGTTCTTTTAAAATTTGCATTCCATTTCCTCTTGTAGCTCAAAGGTAGAGCACTCGCTTGATAAGCGATAGACGTTGGATCGTTACCATCCAAGAGGACCATATATCCCGTTCATCTAGAGGCCTAGGATACCGCCCTTTCACGGCGAACACACCGGTTCGAATCCGGTACGGGATGCCATTATTTTGTGTACAGGCTACAAAATAATGGTTTATGCCTAGGTGGCAGAGAGGTCAAATGCAACGGATTGCAAATCCGTAAAATCGTCAGTTCGAATCTGACCCTAGGTTCCAAAATTAATGCTTGACAAATATTGTAATGATGTTATAATAGAAACAAGTAAAAAGATCCCGTTACTATTTTCGTTAAAATAGCGTTTGATTAGCGATAGAGATCCGGTGGCAGAAAACCGTTAGCGAGGTTCCCTCAGACTCTGATAGGCAGAATCCTAACTGCACACAGACGTTAGAATAAACAGGATGGACAGAGTAACTGCTCAATTAAGGGCTGGCCTGGAAACCAGTAGCTTATCCTAATATGGTCTTAAAGTGTTCATGGACGCACGACGGCTTGTCACGCCGTAAGAGTGGGGATCGTTACCCCCTAAGACCGCCAGTATTTGCCCCGGTGACGGAATTGGTATACGTGTTGGTCTTAGAAGCCAAATTTTGCGAGTTCGAGTCTCGCCTGGGGCACCAAATAGGAGTACAAGCTCTTTATAAATCTTGTCTTTGTGTGGAACCGAACAATGCTACTACTTGTATAAGTATCGGTTCAAAGAATTTCGGGGGATTGGCGTAATTGGGAACGCAGTAGCTTTGCAAGCTTCAGTCAGGAGTTCGAATCTCCTATCCTCCACCAAATTTATCCGTGTGTAGCTCAGCCTGGTAGAGCTCCTGGTTTGGGACCAGGTGGTCGCATGTTCGAATCGTGTCACACGGACCATGTATATTCCCTTGTAGCTCAGTGGTAGAGTAGATGACTGTTAATCATTTGGTCCGTGGTTCGAGCCCACGCAGGGGAGCCAAATTGGAGGTACGGCGCAGTTGGAGAGGCGCGGCAGACTGTAAATCTGTTCTTTCGGGTGAGTTGGTTCGAATCTAACTACCTCCACCAAATTGCCTGGTTAGCTCAGTGGTAGAGCGTCTCGTTTACACCGAGAGGGTCGGCAGTTCGAAACTGTCACCAGGTACCAATGCCCTATTAGTATAATGGTATTACACCTGTTTTGTAATCAGGCTACGGCAGTTCGATTCTGTCATGGGGCACCAAATTACTGCCGATAGTTCAACGGATAGAACAGTAGCCTTCTAAGCTATTAATAGAGGTTCGATTCCTCTTCGGCGGACCAAATCAGTTGGGGGTTAGTGTAGCGGCAACACTACAGACTTTGACTCTGTCATCACTGGTTCGATCCCAGTACCCTCTGCCAAATTTGACAAAATTTTAAAAAGATGTTATAATAGTGTTTTAGGAGATAAAAATGAAGCACAAGATAATCGTCAGGCAACGTAACCCCTTCGTTGTTTTGGCATTAAAAAGAAAAGCGGGTAGCCATCGTAAGCCTAACAAAGCATTACGAAGAGCAATGAATGCGGGTATAGCTCAGTCGGTAGAGCAGTAGACTTTTAATCTATTGGTCGTGGGTTCGAATCCCCCTGCCCGTACCATATAAAAACATATTTGACTAAACTCGGGTTCATCCGTGATAGCAAATGCTACTATATCAAGTGTGTTTCTATATGGTAATATATAATCGGTCCTTAACTCAACTGGATAGAGTGTCAGTCTTCGAAACTGGAAGTTGGGAGTTCGAATCTCTCAGGACCGGCCACATATGGTGCTTGTCGTCAAGCGGTTAAGACCTCGGGTTGTGATTCCGATATGCGTGGGTTCGAATCCCATCAAGCACCCCAATTAATTTGGCGACGTAGCTCATCAGGTAGAGCAGCAGACTGAAAATCTGTGTGTGATTGGTTCGAGTCCAATCGTTGCCACCAAGAGGAAATATATGAAAAAATTTTTATTTGTATTACTTTTTTGTTTATGTTATAAAGCATTTGCCGATACTAGCGTAATGGTATATGATATTACAGAAGACAACCATCAATACAATAGTAACATTAATAAGACCAGACCAATAGCAAGCATAACTAAGTTAATGACTGTTATGGTAAGTTTAAACAATGATCAAAATTTACTTAAAGAAGTTAGATTGGTTAACAAAATTAAAAGTAGTTTGCCAATGCAATCATACAAAAGATATGATTTAATTAAAGCAGTATTAGTTAAAAGTGATAATGGTGCAGCAGAAACTATAGCAGAGGATTATCCAGGTGGAAGGAAAGCATTTATTAAAGCAATGAATGATACTGCCAAAAAAATTGGTATGATGAGTACGCATTTTGATGATCCAACAGGACTTAGTTCTAAGAATACTTCCACTGCAAGTGAGGTTGCTATCATGGCAAGTTATGCTGCAAATTATTTAATCATTAGAGAAATTAGTATACAAAAACAAATAGCAATTGAAGCAAAGTTTAAAAAGAAGATACGAACAATAATTTTAAATAATACTAACAAACCTATACTATTTGAATTTGATACTATAATAGTTAGTAAAACAGGCTTTACCAATCCTGCAGGTTGGTGTAATGTTTTGATTGTAGAAAAGAATAAAAAAAGATATGCGATTGTTGTATTAGGTGCGCCTAATAAACAGGCAAGAATAAAAACAGTTGAGAATATGATGTACAATCATATCAACGATAACGAAATTTAGGAAGATGATGCAGCGGGGTTGGTCCTGCGACTGGCCTTGAAAACCAGGTTCTCTTAACAGGGATGGGGTTCGACTCCTCCGTCTTCCGCCAGAGTCAGATAAGGAGAGTGGGCCGGATGGTAAGGCAGCAGTTTGCTAAACTGTAGACCCGCAAGGGTCAATGGGTTCGACTCCCATACTCTCCGCCAAAGTTATGCCAGCGAGACTGGGTAGTCAGAGAGGTCTTATACACCTTTTAGCGCCAGATTAGCGTTCTTGAGAGAGTTCGAGTCTCTCCGCTGGTACCATATGGTAGTGTAGCATAACGGTAGTGCAACAGCTTCATACGCTGCAAAGTGTAAGTTCGATTCTTACCATTACCACCAGTTTGATGCGGAATAGAGAAATGGTATCTCGTGAGTCTCATAAGCTCAAGTTCTTGGTTCGACTCCAGGTTCCGCTACCAATTGTTTTAATTCGTGAGAAATAGCAATACGTTCTATTAGACCATAACTATAGTCTTTAAGTATTTCTATTTCAAGATCACACACTAGAATACGACGAGTAAAATCTGCGTGTTCTCGATCACGTTGTTCCAATTGTTTTTGTACGAATTCAAGTAATAAATTTTTCTTATTGTTATTTACATTTAATCTCGCAATAACTTTATTTAGATTGTCCTTAAACTTATTGCAAATAGAAATATTATTTGTTGTTTCTGCTTTTATATTTAATACTTGATTTCGCATTTCCTGTATTAGATCACCTGCCTCGGCATCGAAGTTGGGTATAACAGAGTTTAGCATTTGATTAATATGATCTATAGCATTGTTTCTAATTTGCAGATTTGATTCTGCATCGCCAGATATGTCGTAAGATTTTCTTCGAATAGGATCAGATAAAATTTCATACGCTTCTTTTATGCGTTTAAATTTTTCCTCATCCCCGCCCTTATCAGGATGATGTATGTTTGCCAAGTGTCTGTATTTGAGTTTTATTTCTTCCTCATCTGCATCAATTGGCAATTCTAGTTCTAGATATGGGTCCATAGAGAGATATATATTAGTATCAATTATTTATAGGAGTGTGCAAATGAGTGGAAAAGGTTCGGCTCCAAGGCCATTTAGTGTCAGCAACGAAGAATACGAAAAAAGATGGGATGCAATTTTTCAAAGAGATATCAGAGAAGTTGAGGATGATTTGAATGAAAAAGAAGAATTTGAAAGAATTCTAAAACATAATGAGAGTAAAGAAAAAAATTCCGGTGTAGTATAATGGCAGTGCGGCGGTCTCCAAAACCGTTAGTGGGAGTTCGATTCTCTCCACCGGAGCCAAGATGAAAAATGCGGGATTGGTTTAATGGTAAAACGAAACCTTGCCAAGGTTTAGTCACCAGTTCGATTCTGGTATCCCGCTCCAACAAAGGTGCACTATGAAAAAATTAGACATGAATGAAGTTACTGCTTTTATCGAAGCGCAAAGTCCAGAGACCAAAATATACATTGGAGCGGATTCCGAACGATATAGAAGAAACGATAAATGGTACGCCGACTATACTCTTGCTATTGTAGTCCACATCGATGGACGCCATGGTTGTAAAATCTTTGGTGAAGTTCAAACCGAAATTGATTATGATGCAAAAAATAGCAGACCTTCCATGCGTCTAATGAATGAAGTATATAAAGTTGCAGAACTATATCACAAACTTATAGATGCAGATGTAATTGGTGAAAAAGAAGTTCAAATTCATCTTGACATTAATCCCAAAGAATGTTATAATAGCTCTATAGTGATTCAACAAGCAGTTGGTTATATTAAAGGGACCTGTAATGTGGTACCGATGGTTAAGCCAAATGCTTTTGCAGCTAGTTATGCTGCCGATAGACTGAAAGAGGTCATGGCAATGGCGGCATAAATAATTTTATTGTTGTATGAAGCGAAGAGAAATGTGTTCTGGACGGGGGTGCAAATCCCCCCAGGTCCACCATAAACATACTAGCCTTTGGGTGTAGTCCGTAAGGATCAAGAGATAATTTCAAAGACCCCATATAACCAAGTTAGTATGTTTTTGATGGGCCTGCATAGTTTCGACAGGGCAAATAGTAACGGAGTGGACAGCACATCAGAGTAGATGTTAAAACTAAAACAACGTAAACGCAAACGACGAAATGTTCGCATTAGCAGCCTAAACACTGCTTAGGGTTTCGGTAGGTTTCCTCGTAACAGAATAACCTACCTTTTTAAATTTAAAAAGGAGTTTTATGAAAAAAACAGTATTAGCACTTGCGCTTTTGGCAAGTTTAACAGTCTTTGCTAGCGATAATGTAGCAGTAGACTATTCAGTTAAGAAAAAAGTTGATTCAACACAACACAATGATGTATATGGATTAACCGTTGGTCATAAATTAGACAACGGCATTACTTCAGAAATTCGTTTTGAAAATGAAACAACTAACACTGGCAAACAAGAAGGTTTAATGCAAGTTAAAGGCATTTATGATTTGACCGGTGTGGCAGGTGTTACACCATATGTTGCAGCAGCAGTTGGTCATAAAATGAAAGCAACTGAGAATTTTGAATTCTATGTTGCGGAGGTTGGCGCAAAAACAAATTTAGGTCCTGTAGGATTAAAATTTGCATCTCGTATTCGCTCACCCTTTGATGAAGGACATATTGGTGCAGGTAGTAAATATCGTACATATGAAAATAGTTTGACTGCAGGTTATAAGTTAAACAAACTTGATACTATCAGTGTCAAATATGCAAATGAAAAAGGTGATAGTAACTATCATACAACAGGCGTATCCTTTAGTCACGCATTTTAATTAACGCGAGTTTAGTTTAATGGTAGAATTAGAGCCTTCCAAGCTCAAGGCACGGGTTCGATTCCCGTAGCTCGCTCCAAACTTCCAGACCTGTAAATTGCTTACAAAGCACTCTGGATCCGCTGACGCGAAAACAGGATGGGCTGCGCTCACGGGGTTTACTGGTTTCCTGACACAAAAATAACCAGTCCTACCCTGCTTGACAGGGTTTCTTTTTGGTGTTATAATATAGGCATAGGAGAGATCAAATGCCAGCAGTATTTTTAGTTAGTGATACACATTTCGGTCATGCAGGGGTGTGTCGTTTCATGCGTAACGACGGTATTACTAAACTTCGTCCATGGGATAATCCAGAAGAAATGGATGAAGAAATGGTCAAGCGCTGGAATGAAATTGTCAGACCAAATGACAAAGTTTATCATCTTGGTGATGTTGTTATTAACCGCAAGGCTTTAAAAACACTTGAGCGTTTGAACGGTGATAAGGTATTGATTCGTGGTAACCATGATATCTTTCGAGATGATGAATATAGACAATACTTCCGAGAGCTTCGTGCATATCATGTGATGAACGGAATGATTCTGTCGCATATTCCTATTCATTCAGAATCTCTAGCTAGATTTGGTACCAACATTCATGGACATCTTCATGCCAATCGAGTAATGATCCGAGACTTTTTTAGCGACGCACTAGAGATTGATACTAGATACCATTGCGTATGTGTTGAACAAACCGACTTTAGGCCTATTCTTTTTGAGGATGTTATCAAACGAATTACAGAAGAAGGTGGTACTGTAGGTTTTAAAAATGGCAACGGTTCACAATGCGCAGATTAGAAAATGAATCCTATAATGCATGGGTAGAGCGTGTTCGTTTATTTGAACATGGATACGCTCTACAACGTGTTGCCAAGGGCGAAGATTCGGAAACAATAATTGAAGAAATGAGTATTCGCATGATAGATAAACTTATGAATCCTGTTTACAAAATCATACGTGATACTGGTCGCAAAACTTTTAATGTTGAAAAATCAAGAAAAGATTACTATGATAAATATCTTAGCAAGCATAAAACAAAACCAGATCATGTTTTGGATGACTAAAGGTTGACAGAATATTGAAAAGATTATATAATATTATTTGAGCCAGAGTGGTGGAATGGTATACACAGCAGACTTAAAATCTGCCGCTCGCAAGGGCATACGGGTTCGAGTCCCGTCTCTGGTACCAAGATAACTAAGGAACAAAATGATTGATTATGTTATAACATTTTTTGCAGTATTTGTTACAGACATCCTATATACTTTTTATTTAAAATCAGTACAACATAATAGCCCTTTAAAAGCTAGTTTTTGGGCTACTGTAGTTACAGCGACCGCAAGTATTGCAGTAATTAATTATACAGAAAATCATTTGATGTTGATCCCAGCTTTGATAGGTGCCTTTGCTGGGACATGGTTTGGAATGAAATTTAAAAAGAAGGAGTTGGAATGAGTATTACAATAAAAAATTTAGAAGATGCGCTGGCAGGCGAGAGCCAAGCACATATCAAATATCGTTATTTCGCAAAGATTGCCCGTGAAGAAGGTCATGAAGAAGTTGCACAACACTTCGAACATACTGCAGATCAAGAGTTGCTTCATGCCTGGGGTCATCTAGAATTGCTAATCGGCAAGCCTAGTACAAAAGAATGTCTACAAAAAGCTATTGATGGCGAGACATATGAGTTTACACAAATGTATCCTACAATGAAAAGGCAAGCTGAATTAGAAAATAATCAAGAAGCAGTTCGTGAAGCAGCCCATCAAATTGCAGAATCACAAACTCACGCTGAAGAATTTCGTGCAGTTCTTGCTAAAGCAGAAAAGCGTTTCTCGGCTTTAACTAAAATCGAAAAGCGTCACGCCGCAGCTTATCAACAAGTATTGGAGACATTATAATGGAACACGTATGCGTAGTTTGTGGCCATGTCCACGATGAAGAAATAGAAGGCAAATGGGAATCTCTTCCAGAAGATTTTCTATGCCCCGAATGCGGTTGCGGAAAAGAAGATTACGAAGCAATATAACTAACACGCGCTTGTAGCTCAGTTGGTTAGAGCAGTGGACTCCTTAAAATTTATTTTTTATAAATATAAAAAGGAGTAAATATGCCTAACCAATGGACTAAAGCTAAAGAAACAGGAATACCCTACATTATTAAGGATTCTACTAGAAAAAAACTTAGCAATGCTGCAACAGAAAAAAATCTAAAATATTTTTCATCTAAAGAAAATAGAGATAAGCATTCTGATGCTATGAAATTAGCAGTAGAAAAATTTCCAAATTCGTATACATCTTCTAACAGAGGAAGAACCAAGCAAATAGTATATGATGGTATAAAATTTCAAGGTAGGTGGGAATTAGATTTTTATAAATGGTGCATTTCTGAGAATATACAAATTAAAAGATGTGAAGAATTTTTTGAATATAAATGGAATGGTATAAGAAAATATTTTCCAGATTTCTTTTTGCCTGAGCAAAATTTGTATGTAGAAATAAAAGGGTATGAAACTGAAAGAGATCAAGCTAAATGGTCTCAGTTTCCAAAAAAATTATTTGTGGTTAAACGAAAAGAAATATTACAAATAAAAAAAGGTAATTTTAATAAAGCGACTCTAGCATAGCGGTAGTGCCGAGAACTCATAATTCTTACGGGACTGGTTCGAATCCAGTGGGTCGCACCATTTAAGAAAACATATGAAACATTTTTTCGACATAGGCGGTAATCACGGACAAACTTTTGATTACCTTGCCACATTAGATCGTAGTTATAAAGATCACAAATTTTGGGTTTTTGAACCTTCCCCTAGGCATTTTGCTGTTTTGTTGGACAAGTGTAAAAGTATGTCTGCACAATATGACATTACAGTATGTCCGTTTGGTATAGGCGGCAAAACTGAGGTTAGGCACTTCCTAGAAAAAGATGATTACATGGGGGATTCATTTCAAACATGGCATGCATCTGATCATGAGGTGTTTAATTTAGACAATGGATATTCTGTATTTTCATCTATTATTAGTTTGCCAGAGTTCATTATGAAATATACTAATTCAGATGATACTATTGTTTTGGATATTGATACTGAGGGAAGCGAGTATGAAATTATGCGCGCATTGCTAGACCATCCTCAAGCATTATCTAGGGTAACAGAGGTTATGGTTGAATGGCATCATGTAAAAGAAGATGTGGCTACAGTATCTCCTGAGGAAGTTTCATCGGTGTGTGATCAACTTGGCATTTCGCTAGTACATAGAGGTGATAGTAAACTATTTGAAGGGATGGCGGTATGAAAGATTTAGATAGAGGCAGATATACATCAGAGGATGCTGCCAATAAAATTGGCAATCGATATGATTTGGTTTTAGTTGCAACTGCAAGAGCACGAGAAATTAAAAAAGAAAAACATGGTTCTGCACGAAGTAGCATTTTGACTGCACTTGAAGAAATTGAAGATGGTAAGATTGGTCGCGAATACTTAAAGCATTATGCCAAAGGAAACCGTTTGAGCAGACATCATCGAAATGGATAACTTAGTGCTTGACAAGATTCGCATTATATATTATAATAGTGTTATAGTAATGAAAGATCGCCGTTACTGTAATTTTTTCTGAGCGATTATATTTTAATGGAGTTGACACAATGTTGAAACAACGTGTTTTGAAAGTACTAGAGTCTGGTCGTCAGTTTACCCCAGCTCAATTGGCAGGTCTTACAGGTAGCTCTGAAGACAGCATTCGTCCCCGTATCAGCGAACTTCGCGCAGAAGGTTATGCTGTTTACACTAACCAAACTAAGAATGGTAAAACCGCTTACCGTCTAGGCACACCAAGCCGTAAAATGGTAGCCGCTGCTTACGCAATGTTCGGCGGAGACGCATTTAGCCGCGCTTAATGCAAACATACGAGCACTCCCCCTACCTTTTATCGCAACGATAAAAAAGTGCTTCCGTAAGGCGTAAGCGGAATCTTTTTATAATTTGACTTTGAACACATCATGACACACAATTTTGAAGACCCAGTAATTCGTAAAGAAGCAAAGCGTTTACATTTAATTCGTCGTATTGATGCAAGACCATTAACTGAAGAAGAAGATGCCATGGCAACTGCCTTTGGTAAATGGGACTATCAAAAGAAGAAAGATAATTTGACTCCCTCACAAAAAGAAGCTATTCGTAAAAAAGTACGAGAAGTTGCGAGAGCAAAAAAAGCATTACCTGAGAACTTTGGTAAGCTTGAATTTACTGCTCTAAAGAATCGAGTTAAAGCAAAGGCCAAGGATGGTCGAGTAATGGGTTTCAACCTTACTCCTGAGTATATTCAAAAGGTTTTTGATGAGTGCAAAGGCAAGTGCACACTAACAGGTATTGATTACAGTATGGAATTAGGTACCAAAAAGAAACGTAATCCGTTTCGCCCTAGTGTGGATCGTATCAGTTCCAGCAAAGGATATGTCAAGGGTAACATTCAAATTGTTTTAGCAATTGTGAACACTATGAAAATGGACTACACCGACGATATTTTACATCCGGTAATTAAGGCATGGGCTGCCAAAATTTAAAGTTAAAAACCCCTTTAGGGCGCTTCGGCGCCCTTTTTTTTGCTTAGTTTACACTAATGTCTGTAGGTATAAATATTATGTACTTATATAAGGGCGTATCATGGAATCATTCAAAAGTTATGTAGAAAAACATACACCAAAGCTAGTCCAAAAACTACACCATCCCGATAAAACCAATTATAATTTATACGCGAAGGGCAATGGATCACATCATATTAAAGATATCCACGGTGAAGTATTACACACATTCAAAGGAATGTCTGCAAAAGAAATAGTAACTTCATTAAAAGGATTGGGATTTAAGGAAGGGCACCATGCTAAATTCCATAAGTGAAAGAGCATTGCAATCTGACGCAGCAGGTGCTAACCAGACAAGAGGTGCTTATAATGAGCATATGTTTGCCTATCATTTAAATGGTATGAAATGGACAGACTCTGATCATAAGAATCAGGCAATGAAGTTAAAGAAAAGTTTAGATTCTATAGGCCCCCAAGAAGCAAGAATACAAGATGACAGAGCGAAAGAACAAGCGTCTGCATTTTTAGATCATGCAAAAAGTTTAGGATATTCTGGAGTAGATGAAATACACAATACTGCGAAGGCGGGTGGTATAGAAGCTGCTACAGGAATAAAATTAAGCCAGCAGGAAAATCCATCAGATATAATTGTAAAATTTAAAAAGAAACCGGCAAAAGCAACTCATGGATTTTTTGGCGCATCATTAAAATCTTCAACCGCAGCAAAAATTGGTTTTCACAATGGCGGCGCTGGTACTATGGATAAAGAACTTGGTACAAACATTGAGGCTATTGCAAAAGAACGACACGAAAATTTTAGAAAGAAAAATAACTTATCTACAGCAGTAGGTGAGAGAGCCAAACAAATTAAAGGCGAAGGTGACCAAAAAAGAAATAATTCTTTATATGATGCTGCATCCGAGGCGGCAAATAATACTCATGAGGATATTAGAAATCATTTAAATGATCACTATTCTGGTATGAAACAAAAAGATTTAAAGAGTCATTTACTTAATACATTTTTAAAAGCAGATTCTAGTAAAGAAAATATTCCTTATGTTAAAGCACACGGAAGAGGCGGCGGCGATAAAGATGCATCTGCACATATAGAAGCACCTCACGACAATCCTGTATATCATGCAATTAAAAATGCTAATAACATAACAATGGAAAAATCTGGTAAATCATATTTGCGAGTAATGGCAGATGGAAAGAAAGCATTTTCTATTCAAGTGAAACATAATAATGAGCCAATGGCATCGTCAATTAAAATATTAGGACAACCATGATATCTTTCTTTCAATATTTAACTGAAGCTAAAAGTAAAGCCATACCTCACCTATCACACTTAGGTGGCGAGGAACACTTGTATGGTAAAGATAGAGCCAATGATGAGATGTCTCGTATGGAAGACATGTCTAAGTATTTTAAAGGCGAAAAATCTAATGTAGATACTGTAGGAATTAAGGCAGACGGTTCGCCATCGTTTGAAATGGGGCACGTAGTAAATCCGCATACAGATAAAAGAGAATTTGGAGTAGCATATAAAGGTGCAGCCAAAGGTTATGCATTCTCTCAATCAGACGTTAATAGAATGTTTGGTCACAATGAGCATCTAAAATCTAAGATGTCGCAACTATTAGAACATGGACATAAGATAGTAGGACCTATACATGGTGTCATTCAGGGCGACTTTATGGGGAGCAAAAAAGATGGCACCATAAAAAAAGAAGGTAACGAAGTAACACATAAAGAAAATTTAATTAAATATCATTATCCTGCAAATTCGGATGAGGGCAAAGAATTACAAAAAGCAAAAATAAGTGTATCCCTGCATACAAGAATAGATAAAGAAAATCCAGAGTATAATATTGATACTAAAAAATTACACGAACACCCAGACGTACACGTATTCAATAATAAATTAAATAAAGAAAATGTACACTATACACCTGAGGATGATAAAGAATACCAATCCAATATGGACAAGGCAAAAAAGAGTTTAGGTAAAATAAAAAATCACGATGAGCTTGTCGAAGGACACTCTGAGCATCTACAAACATACATCAATAAAACCGTTAGAGAAGGAACTGCCCCATCCGCATCCGGTTACAAGAAACATCTACACGAAAAACTAATGAAGGAAGTAGATAAGGTTTCTAGAGAAGATACTAAGAAACGCAAAAAAGAACACGCCGAATCAATGGCAGAAGATGTGGAAAATAATAAGGAAGACTTTACTCATCTTTTTACTGCGCATAAACATTTAGACAAAGCAAAGAATGTATTCTTAAGAACACTTGAGAATAGTGGACAGAATCAAAAACACACTATTAATGGTGTGTCAACTAAGCCAGAGGGATTTGTAGTATCCTATAAAGATGGTAACCCTCGCAAGATTGTTAACCGAAGCAAAGAAGGCTTCTCCGGACAGAACTTAAACAAATGATAAATTTTAAATCTTACATCAAAGAAGAAACAATTTTAGATGAGTTGTTTGATATAGTAGAAGACTATATAGAAACTTTATCCGCGGAACAGGGAATAGACTCCGAAGTCCTTTGGGAACATTATGAGGATACAGATGATGATACTCTATTTGGTTTAGCCGAAGATTGGCAAGACTCCAAATACAAGAATCCAGAAGGCGGTTTGACCAAATCTGGGGTAATGGCTTATAGAAGAGAACATCCCGGAAGCAAACTACAAACTGCTGTTACTACTAAACCATCTAAACTAAAGCCCGGAAGTAAAGCAGCAAATCGTCGTAAATCCTTTTGTGCTCGTATGGGCGGAATGAAGAAGCGCTTAACATCTGCAAAGACTGCTAGAGATCCTGATTCAAGAATCAATAAAGCTCTGCGTAAGTGGAATTGTTAATGCTAGAATCAACCGGGGTACATAGACAATGATAACATCGAGTCAATAGAAAGTCAATATATTTTGAATAACTTTGGAGTAGTATATGAGTTGGTATAATAGAAAACCTAGATTAAAGGAACCTAAGAAATTGATTTCTCCTAAACACATTAGTCCTGCAACGGAGAAGATACTAAAAGATACTAAAAAAAGGGTATCAGCTAAAGAAATTGTCGATGAGAATCCAGTACACAAACATATACAGAATTAACCAAACAATCAAAACATATAAATAAGTAGATACAACTAAATTCTAATAGATTTCATGAACTTTAAAGACTATATCAAAGAAGCCGCAGCAAAGGCTAAAAAGCCTGAGAAACCGGAGGAAACCACGGCGGTAATGGCTTTTGGCAGAATGAATCCTCCCACAGTTGGGCATGAAAAACTTATCAATAAACTACATGATGTTGCATCTGATCACAAAGGTGAGGCTCATTTATTTACATCTCATAGCCAGGGTACTGCAAAAGACCCTTTAGATCAAAAAACAAAAATTGGTTACCTTCATAGTATTGTTCCGGGCGGTATGCAGGTACATGGTTCGACAAAAGAAAAGCCTACCTTCTTGCACGCCGCAGCAAAGTTATATGCACAAGGTCATAAACATTTGGTGATGGTTGCTGGCTCTGATAGAGTGGATGAATACAGAAACATATTGGAAAAATATAATGACGGAAAAGAACATGCACATGGCAAGTATAAATTTAAATCTATAAAGGTTGTTTCCGCTGGACAAAGAGATCCTGATGCAGAAGGCATCGAAGGTATGTCTGGAACAAAGATGCGAGATTATGCCAGGGGTAATCGTATAGATAAATTTAAGACTGGGTTGCCTGACGTATTAAAAGCTCATGCACAAGAAATTGCTAATCACATTCGTGCAGTAAAAGTCAAAGGTGTGGATATAAAAGAGGATTATGAAAATCCTTATCGCTTTGATGATGCCACTCCTCAAGGCACGGAGTATATGAAAAAGATGACTCCGGGACAAAAAATAGAATGCGTTACTGGCGTATGGAGTGAAAAATTAGGTACCTGTGTATCTGTTAGAGAAGCTTATATACAAAACGAAATATTTAAACTTAATGATATAGTTGAAGCAATGAATGGCGACAAAGGCCCTATAGTATTCAGAGGTTCGGCGTATGTTACTATACAATTGAAAGAAGGTAAGTCTGTGAAGCATTGGTTAAAAGATATACAAGAGTCCAGTACAAAAGAAACTATTGCTCTTACTAAACCTGCAAGAAAAGTTATAGAAAATAAAACACCTGCATTATTCATGTCTAAAAAGCAATTGGAGGAAATGAATAATAATAGAATGGAACTGGAATATAATGGATATCAAACAGACCATTTACATATGTGCCCGGGTGCTTCTGCACAATTAAAAGAATTAATAAAAAGAACTGATTTAAATCCAACATATATACTACAAGCAGTTCAAGCATCAGATCAATATTTAGGTATTGAAGAAGAAGCGAAGAAAAAAGGATTTGCAGACGATCAAATGGTTCACGACTTTAATATGAAACTTGCGATTGCTCATGACACACTTAATATGCTAGGTTATCCTGATAAAGATTTAATGTATATGTCTAAGCATATACAAGATATGGCAAAATTATCTATGCACAAAGATGGTTCATTTGCCAACGAAACAGAAAATACAGTACCAACTTTCGGTTCAGGGGATGCGTCCGAAAGTTATATTCCTAATGTTAAGGAGACGATAACAATGTCCAATTTAAGAAAACGAATTGCGGAAATGACAAATAATGTGTCGACTCCTGCGCCCCAATATACAAACTCAGGCAATTATCCTGAAGATCCCCCTACTGCTCATAGAGATGTAAATTTATCAGGTAGTAAAGAAGTTTATCATGGTATAGATCATACTATAGATTTAAAAGGTTTTGATGGTAAACCTCTTGGTTTAGTTTCATTTAAATCTTTTCTTGCATCACCCGAAACCAGTAAAATAGAAAAAGAAAAAGGCGACGCTATGCAAGATGTACATAGAGCAAAGGCCGAATTAGCAGTACATTCTTCTGCATATAAATTAATGAGAAAATACCAACAATCGAGTTTACCATGAACGAAAATTTAATAGATGCCTTACAAAAAGTTTTATCAAATACATTTACAATGTATTATAAAGCACATTCTTCTCATTGGAATGTAGAAGGATCTAATTTCCCTCAGTATCATGAATTTTTTGAAAATATTTATACTGAACTATGGGCAGCAGTGGATGATATTGCCGAAAAAATTAGACAACTTGATGGTTATACTCCATCATCATTGGCAGAATTAATGTCTCATTCTATGGTGTCGGAAAACACTGAGCATTTAACTGCTGCAGAATATATTTCTAAATTAATAGATGCAAATAATTTAGTATTAGCATCTTTATTAATGGCGTATAAAGAAGCAGAAGCGGTTACTGAAATTGGTGTGTCTAATTTTATTCAGGATAGAGTAATGGCACAGCAAAAACATGGCTGGATGTTAAAATCAACAGCAAAATGATTTCATTCAAAGAATTTATTGAGGTCGAAATAACTGAAGAAGATATTGATGCTTTGATAGAAAGTCTTGAATGGGAAGATGTAATAGATTTGTTTGATACTGAAGATATGATTTTAGAAGATATTAGTTCTTCGCAAAGATTAAAGATGTCAACAAAGACCAGATCAAGAAAACATTTGTTGGCGTTGGCTAGAAATATTAAGTTAAAAAGATCTGCTGCTTTGCCCATATTGAAAAAAAGATCTGTAACAGATGCTCGCAAATTACTCATGAGAAAATTTTTAAAGGGCAGAGATAAGAAGCATTTATCTGCAGGCGAAAAGAATAGACTTGAAACACGTGTAGCTGCAGCATTATCCATGATGAAAAATTTACCTACAAAATTGTTACCTAAGGTAAGACAATTAGAACGAACAAGATTAGCGAACAAGGGCAAATAATGAAAACATTAAGTAGTTTAAGACAGGAAGTATCCGAAGCCAAAAAAATGAAGGGTGAAGATCCTTGCTGGACAGGTTATAAGATGCTAGGTACAAAAGACAAGGGCGGCAAACAAGTTCCTAATTGTATTCCTGAAGAAATTGAATCCATTGATGAAATATCTACAAAAGGATATTATACTGCTGCTGCCAAGAGTAGACTGAGTAATGCTGTTAAAGTAGCATCTAGTATGGGTACAGATAAACAGGCAAAGACAAAACTTGATGCTCGCAATGCCGGAATGAAACGCGTTGAAAAACGAACTCAGGATGATATGAAAAAAGCAAACTCTGGTCCTCAAAAGCCAAGAGTAGAAAAAGAACCTACCGAAGCCGAACGTCGTGGTTACGGTCAAGGTCGCTACATGGGCGATAGTTATGAACCAAATGCTTCTACACAAATTTATGAAAAAAATAAAGATGAGAAAGAATATGGTTATGAAGGCGACATGGCTCTAAATCAATTGAAAACATTAGTGCGATGTGCTGAAATGATTGAAGATATGCTAAAGCCAGATACTGATTTACCAGAATGGGTTCAATCTAAAATTACTCTGGCTACTGACTACATTCAAACTGCAGCCGACTATATGTACTCTGAGATGAATGAAGAGAATAATTTAATTGATGAAGCAGACCAAACAGACGAATCCAGAAAATCATACTATATCAATAGCAGAGCAAGAAAAGATCCTGCAGTTGCGCTTGCAAGAAAACAAAGAAGAAACTTTAGAAATCCTCCAATGGTGAGAGGCAAAAATGTAAACTTAGAAAATGTTTCCGGGCCACTCGCCGAGGCGTTAAGTGCAAGAGATAGATTGACAATGGCTATGAATAGAGAAAAAGAAAAACGTGAAGCGCACGAAAAGGCAAGTGAAGCAAGAGAAGCTGCAAAAAAAATGTCTCAGCAACCTACGCAACCCGAACAAAAAATTAAAGAAGGCATTGCAAGTTTAATATCTAATAATATTAAAAAAGTAACTGCAACCAAACCCACTCCTCAACAAAAGGCCGATATTAGGCTTAATAAATAAAAAGAACAATAGAAGGAAACCATTATGAACTTACTAGACCCAACAAACCACAGAATCTCTAATAGCCTATTTGATGCTATTAATAAAGTGAGACGCGGAGAACCTCAACAATTGGTTGAGAATGAAGAAACTTCTGTAGAAGAAGGTAGAGTAGATGGTGCACACTATTGCGCTACTCATGTAGAACATTCTTTATATGGGGAAGGTGAATGCATCTCCGAAGATCACGCTGCACCGGATGAAAATGGAAACATTTCCTGGTACAACGTTAAATTTCCTGATGGCAATCGCAGAATTCAAACCGAAGCAATGAAAATTAAAAAAGCTAAAATGCACGAGCATGCTATTAAAGATGGCGAAACTATTGAAGAAGCAGACACCGTAGAAGAAGGTAATGATGGTAATTTAGCAAATAACTATCCTCCATATGATAAAGTTACAAGAGGCGATGTAATTGCTGGTCGTTTGGGTAAAGACCAAATGGGTGGTAAGAAAAAAGTTAAATCGGATGCTTCATCTGTAAAAGAATCTAGATCTAAAGGTACTGCATTTGATATGTCTATGCCAAGCCAAATTCCAAAGGCACCTGGCGAATTGACAGGTCACACTGCTAAGAAAACTAAAACCGGTGTTGAATATACTAAGAATCCACCTAAGCAGCCCAAGGATACCGGTGTTCCTCATTCTCCAAAAAAGAAAGCAATGAAGGAAGGCATTTCTCAAACCGTTATCAATTATAATGATTTCGTTTTAGAAGTAACTGATAATCCTACATACGGCGATTATCTAAAAGCATTGCAATCTATGGTTGGTGAATCCAACGAAGAACTACAAAAAGATATCGTTAGTATTGCTACAGAAGCATTTAACGAAAAATACGAAGATGTGATTATTGAATCGCATACTAAACAAATCTTTGAAAATAAATTTAAGCAATTCCGCGAAGCGGGTTCTAAAGTTGTAAGTGAAAGTTATATGGTAGAATCAGGTGACCCTTATGTCGAGTATGTTTTAGAAAAAAATGGTGAACGCATTCAATACATTCATATCGGAACAATAGAAAAGAAATAAATTATAATCGACAGTACAAGGTCGTTAGCTTGTTCGAAAAGACATAAAGGAGAAAATAATGTCTCAATGGGGTAAATTAGATAGACAGGTAATCCCTGGCTCAGTAATAGCAAATTTAAGTAGCACAACAGTTGTTACTTCACAAGATCAACTTGCAAACATTAAAATTGGGTATGCATTAGTTTTAGGTAATGTGGAATATGTGGTTGCAAACGTTGTAAATGCAACCACATATACATTAGATGTGGCATATGAATCAGCAAACACTCAAGGAGCACAATCCTTTATAGCTGTTCAACAATCGCCAAAAAATTTAAGAACATATGGTTGGGGCGGACACGGTGCAGCAAACTTATTATATGGTGCGAATACTGTAAATTCACGAAACGTATATGGCGTAGACATATACGAGGCAATGAGTGCTCAAAATAAAGCAAAAGGTATTTCGCATTCTGGTTGGGTGCATTATCAAACTTGGGTTAATACTCAAGGTACAACAAGAAATAGAGCTGAAGTATTGGTAGCAATGTCTAAGAACTTTAACCGTTCTAATGTAGACTTTAATATTGGTTTAGATGCAAACGAAGACGCAATCTTGGCAGACTTATCATTATTCTTCGTAAGAGTACCTGCAGTCAATGGTCGTATTGCTAATGCGCAAACATTTAGTGCAAGCTATAGCTTTGAGGCAAATTCTACATTAGGTACACAATACTCAGGCGCAGTACTAAGTTACAAGTGGCAAAAATCTCCAAACGCTACAGTTTGGACAGACATTATTGACGCACCATACTCAGGAAATGCTCAGTTCAGTGGCAACACTACAGCGAACTTAGTTATCTCTAACGTATTTGCAACTACTGGCACTGTAGGTATATATCTAAGAGCTATTGTTACAGCAAATGCTGCAGCAAATCTAATATCTGATCCAATACAAGTATTAGTATCGCAAGCACAATAATTGAATCTATAACTACAAACTAGAAAATACAGAATGGCAGATTTAAAATTATCTGATTTAGCTGCGGCTTATAACGTTACTGATGACACGTATTTTTATACGATTCAGGGCGGAATAAGCCGCAAGTTGGGTTCCAATATCTTAGCTCAAAATTTAGTTGACCCCATATTAAAAGGTGCAATAGTACTGGACGGGGTCCAATTAATTAATGGCACAGATACTAATCAAACTATTAGCTTAACAAAGTCTAGAACAGAATTTAATATCGGGCCACGATCTGTAAATCCTACACTACCAGATGGCACCAGAGACGGATTAGTTAAAGTTATTACTCTTGCTAATGTTTCTGGTGGTGCTGTCTATATAACTACAGACAACTCAAATATCTATCCAAATACATGGGTAACATTAGGTAAAACTGGAGATACAGTTACCTTAATGTATACATCCAATACATATACCAAAGGATGGGTAATTTTAGGAACTTCTCCTGGAGTAAAAACAAATCAAACATTGGATGAGGCAAATGTTTCTTTTGATAGAATACGAAGAGCAATAAGTGCAAAAGATGAAACAATAATATATGATCAGGCTAATGGTAAGATCTCTGTAGGAAATATTGCAAATTTAATAGCTCAAGCAAATTTATTAGGGTTAACTACAGATAATTTGAGAGAAGGTAATGTAAATCTCTATTTTACTAATAATAGGGCAGTAATTGCTTTAACACCGGATTTAAATCAATTAAGAAAAAGAAATGCAAATATAATATATGTTGCAGTAAATGGTGATGATAGATTAGATGGTTTTACAATGGCAAATGCTATTGCAAACATTCATGTGGCTTTGGCAAGAGCTAACGCATACATGACAGTGCACGTATTTCCCGGAAGACACACGTTATATAATAACCCAGTAACAATACCTAGAAGAGTATCGTTAGTGGGGCACGATTTAAGAACAACTGATGTATACGGCGCTAATCCAACTGCAGATATGTTCTATATGAACACTGGCGCTTATGTAAATGGATTTACTTTTAGGGGGCATAGAGCAGCTAACCCAAATAATATTAAAGCAGGGCCTGCAGTATTCTCATATAATCCAGATGGTTCTGCTGGCAATATTACAACCAGCCCATATATTCAAAATTGTTCATCAATTACAACTACAGGTACAGGCGTAAGGGTAGACGGTTCGTATGTTGGTGGATTAAAATCCATGGTGTTAGATGCATTTACTCAATTCAATGAGGGCGGTATAGGTATACACTTATTGAATCAAGGATATATGCAATTAGTTTCATTGTTTACTATTTGCTGCAATTATTCTGTATTAGCTGAAAAAGGCGGTTTTGCTTCTATAACAAATTCCAATACATCATTTGGTACATATGGATTATATGCTGATGGCGTGAGTCCAGTATTATACAGAGGGAAAGTACTTCGACAGTTATCAAGTAGAACTATTGAGTATGAAGGTACCAAAGTGCCCAATCTAAATGATAGATTGATAATGGCAAATTATAATAAGGCAAAATGTTTTAGAGATACTGGACTTATTGTAGATGCATTATCATATGATTTAGCATACCAAAGTAATACTCAATCAAGATTTTCTGGTCTACAGTATTGGGCACAGGGTATAAGTCAAGTATCAGATCAAACGACAGAAGTATTAAATGCTGTTACATATTTTAAGAATTTAGCTACTAATGTAGTTGTAAACAGTACATCATGGGATGTTGATGCAACAACTCCATATCAGTCAGCTAACGCGCAAGTTATAATTAGCGGAGCACCTGGTTCTTCTGATTCTGCAAGAGAAGTTGCCAATTTATTTACTACATATATTGATATATTTACAAATGGTACTTTTGGTGTTACTGATAAAATTATACCAAATTTATATAAGCCTGTAATACCCGCAGGTTACTATAACGCAGCAAACTTATTAATTGCTAATAAGAATTTTATTAGCTCAGAAGTTGCAACATATTTTGCAAATAATTATCCATATGCAACATATATTCCTGGTAAAACTATATTCTCAGATGTTGGTAAACTTATAGATTCTATTTCTTTTGATATATTAAATAGTAATAGTACAGTTACATCTAATAAACAGACTCTAACTCGTGCAATATTAAATTATAATTATAGTACAGATTTAAGTACAATTCAAAATCAAAGACCTCAGACTGCAGGTGCGTTCTCATTTATTAAAACATTTGTAGATGAAGTATTGTTTAAACAGGCAATTGCAAATACTTATCAAACTGCATATGTGCAAAATACAACTATAGCAGGCAATGTAACCGCATCCGAAATAAGTTATGTGCGTGCAAGAATTGATGATATTGTAGATATTATTAATAATGGTCCTACATGGCAAAATGTACAGTATAATATTTTACCAATATCACTCACTGCCAATACTAATCCAAATATAGTAGCAGCAACAAATATATTGATAGCAAATAGAGATTTTATTAGAGCAGAAGTACTTGCTTATGTTGATCAAAATTGGACAGATATTAGTAATGGTACAAGAAACTTCTACACCGTTAATGAAACAACAAATCTAGTGTCTAATATTTGCATAGTTACATTCGATGAAAAAATTCTAGCAGTAGATAGACCGCTTGCAAATAGTGTAGTTTCTTTCCATCAAGGAAGTTATATTCAAACAAGTACACATACATTTGAATATGTTGGCTCAGGTGATACATTGACCACAGCATTGCCATACAATGGCGGAAAACCTATTCAAGATAATGAAGTTGTATCTATAAATGGCGGAGCAGTTTATTATACCAGTACAGATCACAAGGGTGATTTTAGAATTGGCGATGAACTCTTAATTAGTAGAGCGACAGGTACCATTAATGGAAGAACATTCAATAAGAGTTTATTTGCAGTAATGACGCCATATATACTCGCATTACAATAAAGGATAAAAATGGCAACACTAGTTCCCTTAAATACATTTAAAACAATTACGTCTAATTTATATACAAATGATACTATTTTGTATACTACGCCGGGTGAAACTGCAACTATTATATTGACTGCTCAAGTTAGTAACATTAGCGATAGGATTGCGAATGTTACCGTAATACATAGATCAAATGTTTTATCTGGAGGATTTAGAGTTATAACAGATACAGAATTGGTAAATAAGTTTGAAATAAATAAAAATGATGCAGCATCGGTTGTTGTAGGTAAAATTGTTTTAGAAGAAGACCAAGCTATTATTGCAAGGGCGGGTGCAAATGCGCACTTAAAGATACTCTTAAGTTTATTAGAAACATCGTTACAATAAAATGGCACTCCAAAGTTTAACAGGTCGCATCAGAGTTACTGATGCTGGTAATGTACATCCCGATAGATATAGTTTTCTAACTCTGTCTGATGCTGAACCAAATTTAGGTTTGCCGGGTAATCTAGGTTATTATTTAAGAGGTGATCCAGACGGCAGAAGATATTGGACCAAGGTTGAGGCAAATACCAAAGCATTAGTTCGATATGATTATGTAACTGCAAATGCAACTAACGTCTTTAATAATTTTAGTAACAGTATTACCGGACAATATTTAAGTTTTAATTATCAAACAGATCCAGTTTTGGTTTGGATCAATGGTGTTTTAGTTTCTCCGGGCGGATTTAATGAAGCACCAGACTATATTGTTTCTGCAAATACTGTTACCCTTGTGGAAGCTACTCTTCCTGGCGACATTGTTTCTATATTGCCCGTTATTGGTGGAGCTGAAGGTCCGCAGGGCGCTACAGGACCCACGGGTGCTACAGGTGCAACAGGTGCGCAATTAGTTACTGCAGGAGCAACGGGTGCAACTGGCGTTAGAGGTGCTACTGGTACTACTGGTGCTACCGGCCTACAAGGAACAACGGGTGCAACGGGGTTGGGTGCTACGGGTCTTTCTGGCGGAACAGGTGCAACCGGATCAACAGGTGCAACCGGCTCACAAGGTGCAACCGGGACAGGAGCAACAGGGGCAACCGGTGAAATAGGTGCGACCGGCATTAGAGGCGCCACTGGATCAACCGGCACAGGAGCAACTGGTCAACAAGGTGCAACTGGAGCTACAGGATTTACGGGAGCATCAGGAACGACAGGTGCAACCGGACCGATAGGTGCAACAGGTTTAACAGGTAACGGCATTATAGGTGCAACTGGTACTACGGGAGCAACAGGCGCTACAGGACTTACCGGCGCAACTGGCATAGGCGCAACTGGCATAACAGGCGCAACCGGCGCGACAGGTGCTACCGGCATAGGCGCAACTGGAGCTACAGGCACAACAGGCGCAACCGGCGCAACTGGCATAACAGGCGCAACCGGCGCAACTGGCATAACAGGCACAACAGGTGCGACAGGTATTATTGGTACAACAGGTGCAACCGGACCAAGGGGATCAACAGGCGTTCAGGGTGCAACAGGATCGGCAGGCCCTCAAGGTATACAAGGTATTACTGGCGCAACAGGTCCACAAGGCATTCAAGGGCTTGTAGGTGCTACAGGTGGTTCCAGTACCACATTGACGGTAACAGCACAGGGTGCTAATCAAAATTTCTATCCTGTTTTTGTTAATACCACTGCCGCTGGACAAACACCATATGCATATGGATATCTTTTCTATAATCCCGCCACGGCTACTTTGCATTCTCACTATTTTGAGGGCAGAGCATCTTCTGCAAATTATGCTGACTTGGCAGAAAAATATTTAACTGATATAGAATATTCTGTTGGTACTATAGTTATGATAGGTGGTGAAAAAGAAGTAACCATTGCAACAATGTATTATCCTGATAGAATAATAGGTGTTATTTCTAAAAATCCTGCTTTTATGATGAATAGTAAATTAGAAGCCGGCACTTATATTGCTCTTAAAGGTCGCGTCCCTGTTAGAATAATTGGAACTTGTAGTAAAGGAGATCTGTTAACAATATCTACAAATCCCGGTATTGCAGTAAAAGCAGATACTAATAATCTACCGATTAGATTTATTGCATTGGAAGATAAAATTACAGATGAGGAAGGCATTGTAGAAATAGCCTTAATGTAATATGTTGACCTTGCAAGAATTTGATTATATTATTCATGATAATATTGTATATGATTTACAATTATTAAATTATATTGATTCCGAAGGGAAAGATCATGTTGTTAAAGATTTAGGAACTCTTCATTCTTTAGTTGCATCTCAAAATTGTTCAATAAAATTAGAAGGTCTAGATTATTATAATAAAGAATTATATGATTGTTGTTTATCATTTAATCATACTGGTCCGGTGACCTGCCATGCCTTTCGGGCATTCAAAAATTCAAAAAGTTTTCCAGCACACGAAGATCCATATGACGTAGTACTACGAGTTATGTATGGCACAAAACATATTATTATGAATGAACAAGAGATTGTTCTTAAAGAAGGTGACCAGCTATTCATACCAAAAAACACTATGCACGAGGCAATTAATAAAGAAGAATCTTTAATTTTAAGTTTTGGTTTGGAAAAATTTTTAATAGACAAAATGTAAAATTTATATTATAATGTATGAATGAATAATATTTTAGTTTATCTTAAAACAACAGAAACTTGTAATTTAAATTGCAAACACTGTTTTACCAATGGTACAAATGGTGCAAAAATATATTGGGATACCAATTTGGTTATAGATTGGATAACCAGATTATATAGACATACGCCAAATTTAGATAGTATACATTTTGAATTTCATGGCGGAGAACCTTTTTTGGTACCTGTTTCGGAAATGCAAAAGGTATATTGTGCCTGTAATTCTTTTTGGAAAAATACTACCTGGGGAGCAACGTCAAATCTTACGTTCAAACTACAACAGGATCAAATACAATTTATAAAAAATGAACTTGGAAATAGAATAGGTACAAGTTGGGATCCAAAGATCAGATTTGCAAACAACAAACAATCTGATCTTTGGTTAAAAAATGTAAAAACATTGTTATCTGAAGGTGTAACTGTAAAATTATTCATTAGTGTTACTCAAGATACTATTAACATAGAACCAATACACCTATTGAGTTGGATTAAAATGTTAGGAGTTCAAGAAGTATCCTTTGAGCGCTTGACGCATAATGGTAGTGCAAATCTACATCCAGAAATATTTCCTACAAACAAAGAACAGGATGCTTGGTTTTTAAGAATGCATGAACAAAGTGAATTATATGGTGCTAGAAACTGGTTTGATAATGAATTTTTGGAAACAATCTATTCTAAATTTGAGTCCGGTTTTAATAGAGGAGGCACTTTTTGCAGGGATTGTGAGGAAAAATTATTTACCATTAATGCAGATGGTAGTATATCCGGATGCCCTAATAGTGCACCCGAGGAGCATTTTGGTAAAATTACGGATAGTATAGAAAATCTATTATATAATCCAACAAGGATTAATAACATTGCATGTGAAAGAAACATGGATGTGCGATGTTATTCCTGCGAAGTTTTTGAGTATTGTGGCGGAGATTGTCACCAATTATCATGGCAAGATGACGTATGCGGTGCACCAAAAAGCCTAATGAAATCTCTGGCAGGTATAAATATTATATCAAATAAGATTATTAATATAAGGAAAGAAAAATGGCCGCACTAAGTGATCCGGTTAACGCCAACAATGTAATAAGCAGATTCTTCGACTACGTTAGAGCAACGGCTCAATCAGGTGTGACCTGGGGCTCGAATTATTTACCTACGTACCAACCAGGATACGGGTATGCAGACGTTCAAGTTATACAAGCTGCCAGTATGGGCGGTCCCAATTATGGTGATCCTGGAATAAACACATTTATTAATAATGCGTATCCGGGACAGGTAATTAATGCATACAATATTTACAATTACCTCAATTATTTTACATATGAATATTGCTACATAAGAAGTGTTAGGGCCGTTTTAACTGTTACTGGTGACGGCGGTGATCAAGGCACACTACCTACTCCGGGCAACGTATACGATGCTACTGCAGTAGCGTATTTAAACTTTCGTAATACTCAGGCCGGATATGTCTCCGATTATGCAGCACCGGCGCAAGGAACAGTTGCTGCAGGGGAAAAAATAACTGCATTTTCAATGGAGGATTTTTTATCAAGATGTAGAACGGCGTATAATAATTTTGCAAGAAATCAGACTTATCTGTGGAACCCGATAATTTGTCATGCATCTTGCCATACATCATGTCATGCATCTAGAGGAAGAAGATAATGAATTTACCAAATAATGTGATTAAAACTATTGCACCCATTGCAATTGAGGATTTAAAAAAATATTTTTTAGATAAATCTATAACATATAATATAGATTATACTAATAGTAAAATTAAAGGTACAAAACTTTTAACGTATATTTCCAATTTGGATATACCATGCGATATTACCTTTAATGATAAAAATGAACAAGAAGAACTTTTAAAAGAGTATCTTAATTCGTCAGTTCTTTGTACTATTCGAAGTTTAGAAATTCTAACAATAAATTTATTGTTGGAATATAAAGAAATAATTACAGAAAATTCGATACCCTATAAAAATTTTATAACAGATAATCTAGAAATTATAAAACAATGGGAAAGCAAATTGGATAGTTTGACACTATATAATATGTATATTGTGAATTCACCTGAGATGCAAGAATTTGCTAAAGGATTTCCTGAAGATAATAATGAAGAACTAGCAGGTATAAATTTTTTATCTTTATTAAAGCATAATTCTTTTTATATTTACTATAGCAAGATTAAGGAATCAAATTTAAAATTTTATAAAAAATATTTCAATGAGTATATGTTTAAGGGAAAAAATTTATATTCATATTGGGCCAACGAAAGTAACCCGTTATTTTTAATAACTTTTGGTATATCCGAAGGAATACAATTAATAGAAAATCAGGAGGTAGAACTTAATGATACACTTATTTGACAATAAATTCTTACAATTAGATAAGTATGTTCGGCATTTTGATTATCGAGTAATTATATCAGAAGAATATGCCACGGACGATCTTAAAGATACCTCGGTAAATCCTAAAGTATTAAAATCTGGCAAAAATTTTAAAGATGCTCTGGGCGAAGATAAAGATGTCGATCATTTAATTCGATTACTTTTTAATTTTAAATCAAAGGTAATTATACTTGCTGATATCAAAACTTATGCTAAAATATTAACTATTTGGTTAAAATCCATTACTAACATGGATAAAGAAAGATTTGACATATATGCAGATTGTTTTGCACATAAGGAATCCAAACTATATAATAATACGTCATTTTATAGAATATCTGCTATCATGAAATCTGAATGGGAAAATTCTCCACAATTTGATTTTTCGGATTTAGATTATATGCCCTCCATAGAATTTATGTTTGCGTCTGCATTCTATGATAATAATTTTAGTAAAAAAGTAAAGTTGCAAACACAGCTTACAAAATTTATTAAAAGACAGTATGAGTTTCATATACTGGAAGCTAGGAGTTATATAGATACTTATATTTTAGATGCAGATATGCAGAAAATTCTTGGCGGAAGCGATAAGACATTATATAACTATTTAGAATTACCAAGAATGTCTGCATATAGACAGCCCTTTTTTAAAGAAGATATAGCCACT